TCCTTGTGTTCCTTGTGGACCTTGCGGTCCAGTAGGACCAGTGAATCCTTGAAATCCTTGCGGACCAGTATCTCCTGTAAATCCTTGCGGGCCTGTGAGCCCGGTTCTTCCCGTAGGGCCTGTGAGCCCGGTTCTTCCCGTAGGTCCTGTGAGCCCGGTTCTTCCCGTAGGGCCTGTGAATCCTTGTGTTCCTTGTGGACCTTGCGGTCCAGTAGGACCAGTAAATCCTTGAAATCCTTGCGGACCAGTATCTCCTGTAAATCCTTGTGTACCTGTTGGACCTTGTGTTCCTTGAGGACCTTGCGGTCCAGTAGGACCAGTGAATCCTTGTGGTCCAATGTCACCAGTAAACCCTTGTGTACCTGTTGGGCCAGTAAACCCTTGTGTTCCTTGTGTTCCTTGAGGACCTTGCGGTCCAGTAGGACCAGTGAATCCTTGTGGTCCAATGTCACCAGTAAACCCTTGTGTACCTGTTGGGCCAGTAAACCCTTGTGTTCCTTGTGTTCCTTGAGGACCAGTGAATCCTTGCAACCCAGTAGGACCAGTATCTCCTTGAAATCCTTGTGTACCTGTTGGACCAGTAAACCCTTGTGTTCCTTGAACACCCTGCGGACCAGTAGGTCCGGTAACACCTTGAAATCCTTGTGGGCCAGTAAGACCTTGTGGACCACTGAATCCTTGAACACCAGTAGGGCCAGTAAAGCCTTGAGTTCCCTGAACACCTTGCGGACCAGTAGGGCCAGTAAATCCTTGAACACCAGTAGGACCAGTAAAGCCTTGAGTTCCCTGAACACCTTGAACTCCAGTAGGACCAGTAGTTCCTTGAAATCCTTGCGGACCAGTAAATCCTTGCGGACCAGTAAATCCCTGTGTTCCTGTAGGACCCGTAAATCCTTGAGGACCAGTAAATCCTTGAGGACCAGTAAATCCTTGCGTGCCTGTCGGACCAGTAGGACCAGTCGTACCTTGGAATCCTTGCGGTCCAGTAGGACCAGTTATTCCTTGAACTCCCTGAGGACCAGTAGGACCTGTTGTTCCTTGGAATCCTTGAGGACCAGTTGGGCCCGTTATACCTTGGAATCCTTGTGGGCCAGTTTCACCTTGGAAACCTTGAGGACCCGAAAATCCTTGAGGACCTGTAGGACCTGTTGTACCTTGAAATCCTTGAGGACCGGTTGGACCAGTGAATCCTTGGAATCCTTGAGGACCAGTAAATCCTTGAGGACCGGTAAATCCTTGAGGTCCAGTAAATCCTTGAGGGCCTGTAGGACCGGTTGGACCAGTTCTACCTGTAGGACCAGTAGGACCATATAATGAATATGAAAAGGCATATAATGATAATGACCCACCTAAATTGCCATTTGCTGACACTAATGTAACGCCTACATCATACCATGTACCATTGTCAGTTAAACTGTTTACTGAAAAAATACCAAAATTTTGAGTGTTTTCAACGGAAACAATTTGAAACCTAGAACCTATTTGAATAGATGATAGCCATGTATTGGCATTATTTCCTGTACCAGCAATACCGCTATAACCTAACATTGAGTTTTTGTTAAGGTAAAAGTTTACTATACTAGCAATACCGCCAGGACCGCCAGATGATACTGGAGAAAATTGACCGCTATTTGTGTTTGTTCCAAATGCCCAAGGTAAGGTATTAGCGCCATACGCTCCAGTAATGCCAGTAGGGCCAGTGGGTCCTGTTCTACCAGTAGGACCGGTTGTACCTTGAAATCCTTGAGGACCCGTAACTCCCTGTGTACCAGTTGGGCCAGTAGTTCCTTGAAAACCTTGAGGGCCTGTTGGACCTGTAGGGCCTGTATCACCAGTTGGACCTGTATCACCTGAATCACCAGTAGGTCCAGTAGCTCCTGTGTTTCCGGTAAATCCTTGGGGGCCAGTTGGTCCTGTTAAACCAATAGGACCAGTTACTCCAGTAAATCCTTGAGGGCCAGTTGGTCCCGTTAAACCAGTAGGACCAGTTGCTCCGGTATTACTTGCGGTACCTGGTGCACCAGTAGGACCAGTTACTCCAGTAAATCCAGTCGGACCAGTTGGACCTGTCCCACCACCAACCGGTCCTTGAGGTCCAGTTGCTCCAGTATTAGTTGCAGTTCCTGGAGCACCGGTTGGGCCTGTAACACCTTGCGGACCAGCTGGTCCTATAGGACCAGTTATCCCCGGCGAACCCAAGGTCTGCCATGCGGACCCATTCCATTCCCAAGCTTCCCCGGTTGGTAGTGTGTAAATTTGACCTATTGAAGGCGATAACGGAAAACTAATTGGCATACTTTAATCTTTTTTATCGTGATATTTCTTCCCAATCTAATGATGCAACAACTGTATCACTGGCACTATCAGAAGCAATTACAAGAGTAAGTTCAAATGGTGTAGATGTTAAACCATCTCTTTCTAATTGAAACTTAAATAACGCTTCTTTTAAGAGATCAATCTGACTTGATCCTTGATTTGTTGCATTAAAAAATCCACTTGCAAGTATTCTACCACCTGCAAAAGTGGAGCCGGTTATATTATATTCTACACAAGAGTTTGTTCCTGCACTTACCCAAGACCCACCTGTTGTAGTTCCTGTTGCTATAATTTGCCAATTGTAATTACCTTGACTAATTGGCATTGCAGAAATAGCAGAAAGAATAACAATTCCGTCTAATCTTGTTGTCTTTAAACGTATACTTATCACAGGATAGAACGTTCCTGCTGTTCCTAATGTTCTCGGGACATTAATAGGAATACCAACAGCTTGTTGTAATCCATTAAGTTCATAACCACCTTCAGACAATACAGTGGAACATATTTGTTTTAATGTACTAACTCCGCTTGTAGCACCGGTATTTGTTATTTCATATCTTAATGGTAATGAAGCTGTTGTAATATAAGTTGATGCAATTACATTAGCATGTTGAAACTTGTGGCAAACATAAAATTTGCCATCTATTACAAACCCTATTCTAACTGTACCTACGCCTAACCACTCAAGATCCATAAATAAGATCTGTGCTTTTGTTAAATCAAGCGTTATACCGCTTGGTCCTGAACCATTCATTGGGTCAACATTCCAACTTGCTTGAGCAACAGATGTATTTATCACCGCTCCTGTAACAAAACTTCTTTCTACAAAACTTACCGCGGTGTTGTTAAGTTCCAAATAATAGCCATTATCTGTTCCATAATAACCAACTCTTTGTCTAAGGTTAGTCTTAGCAGCATTCATTACAAATGTGGAAAGTATTAACAAACTTTTGCCAGGCTGATATGAGAATACTTTAGTAGTTTCTCTAATAACCTCAGAGCCTGGAGCTGCAGTTACAGTTAAATCAACTAGCCCTTGTGCAGAATTAAATGTAGCAGTTCCAGATGAAGCGGTAGCTGTAGACCAAAGACCGTTATCAGCAAACCTATTACTTGAATCAAATAATGTGAATGGGTTACTTACCCTTAACCTGCCAAAAGCATCAAAGTTAGTGGTGTTTGCAAATTTTATTTCATCTGTGTAAGTATATGACATATTTCTTTATATTGTTTTCCAAGAGTTGTTTCTGAATAGGAATGTTAATGACATTCTTTCTAATTTCATTAACACGGAAGAAGACCCGTTAATTAGTTGCCCTCCTTGTCCTTGCACTAGAATACCTCTACCCCCATTACTTATTCCTCCAACTTCATCAGCAATAGTTATAAATCTTCCTTCGTCATCAGGAACATTTCCTAACGGCAAAGTAATAGTACAAATACCACCCATGTATGTAACACCATAATATTCATATGAAAACGTTGGTGAATAAGTTAAATTATTTATATAAGATGCTTGGTAACGTATACTACCTAATTGTGTAGGTTGCATCCATACATATGAAGTGCCGTCAAAAACCCATACATATTCTATACCGTTATCGCTATCAATCCAACGAGCTCCTAAAGTTGAAGGATCAGGGACAGGCCTAGTTGTTTGATAGTAAAATTCAATAAGACCATTTGCACCAGTCGGACCTGTAACACCGGTAGGACCTGTTAAGCCAGTCGGACCTGTTAAGCCGGTAGGACCTGTAACACCGGTAGGACCTGTTAAGCCAGTCGGACCTGTTAAGCCAGTCGGACCTGTAACACCGGTAGGACCTGTAACACCGGTAGGACCTTGCGGACCTGTACCCCCACCGCCTGTACCTCCACCTCCACAGCATGATTCCCATTGCAAAATTTGTGTTGTTGCAAAAAGTGGAACATTTTTAACAGGATTATTAGGAATAGGACTCCAGTTACCAGTAAATCCAGTGGCACCTACACATAAATAAGTGTTAACCGCAATAAATTCTGTATCTTCAGAAGCTTCTGTAAACCACTTACCGTCTTTACGAGCTGGGACAGTACCGCTGTCAATTACATAATAAGTTACTGATGTATCAGATAAACCAAAAGAAGGATCATATGATTGACCTACAATTACTCTTGGTTCTATATTTGCTGGGCCTGTGCCACAACAAGATGCAGTATCATAAACTTTTTGTACAGCAAAAAGAGGTACCGTATAAACAGAACCACCTGTAACACCGCTCCAGTTACCTGGAGAACCGGTGGCTCCTACACATACATATGCATCTATAGGAGAAAACATAGTTTCTTCTCCTGCCTCTGTAAACCATTTCCCGTCTTGTCTTGCTGGTATAGATCCAGCATCCACAACGTAATATGTTCCAGTTTTTGATGACAGACCGTATGAAGGATCATATGCTTGTCCTATGATAACTCTTGCTTCCAAATCTGAGTTCTAATTTTCTTTATTTATTTATCTTGGAAGCAAATTGTGTTAATTAGAGATCATCCATAGAATTTAGGTATTCTGCTATGATATCTCCGTGGCAGGCATTGGGTTTACAAAAACATCCTAAAGTTTTACCTTTTAATGTCATTATATGAGCCTTAAATTCAGGATCTTGTTCTAATCTTGTAAAAAAGTATTCTCGAAAGCGGTCTAGAGTTGAACCGCGTGAATTTCCAGGTCGGAGAGGGATTGGGTTACCAAAGTAACCGCTGACACCTTTACCAGGTCTACCGATATAGATGTCATAAGGTTCTTTATATAAATTGACTACTCGAGTCTTTTGTGGCAGTTTACCAAAGTCTTGGCTTAGTAAGTCCATTAATTTCTTTAAATTCTTTTAAGATTTCTTCATTTGTTGGTTCATCATCAGGATACTTACTTGCAAACTTATGAAACTCTAATACAAAAGAATCAACACTTTCCATTTCTTCAAGTGTCATTCTTGGCCATTCAAGCGCGGCTACTTTATGAATGATTGAATCAATTTGCATGCAGTCATTTATGCCGCCGCCAACAAAATGTTTACAAGTTAAAGTATCTTCATAAGACTTGTCTAAACATTTACATTTTGAATCATCAGTCGTGTACTTATTTGTTAAATGATAATTTACTTCACATCCATCGTATATCCAATGCCAACCTTGGAATCTATCATCAAGTGGATAGATTTTACCATCTTCAGCTAAAATCTCAAACTTCTGAGTTATGTTGTTTATTCTTAGTTTTCCTTTCATTCTTAACTCTTTTTAAATACTTAAATGATTTGATTGAACCTATGAATGCATCACTTTTTCCATACACCCAAGTAAGAAACTTATCATCGTCTTGTAGTTCTTCTCTCTTTTCTTTAAGTTTTTTAGCAGATGGTAATTGCTTAAGATAGAATCCCATTATGATAGTGCATTCATATTAATTAAATGTTCTTTTACTCTAACCCAGTCTACATAAGGGCGGCTATGAAAAGTAGGATTATAGTTTAGTGGTGCACCAAGAGCAGCATCATCAATGTAAATACTTGCATATGCTTTTGGTGATTGTGTCCAGCTTTCTTGTGTAGGATTTTTGTTCACACCTACTAAAGTTATCCCTCTTTCAAAACACCATTGAACTGCATCTTGTAATTCTTTTCCACTTCGCATTGTCCAAAGTATAAGTTGATGTCCTTCAGCAATAAGTGCCTTACAAGTTTCAACTGCGCCAGGTAGTTCTTGGCCTACTTCTGGATAATCATGTGTTACTAACGTTCCGTCAAAATCTATACATATATAAGTTTTATTCATCTTTATCTTTTATGTTATACTGTGGAATATTCTGGTCCTTTACTTAAAAAGTATAATTCATTTAATTCATAAACATTACCGCTTGTCGACTTTATTTGTATCTTGTTATTACTTGCGCTAAACTTAGGAACAGATGGATCACGCACAGGTTTCGGCTCGTCAGTCTTTCTACCTTTAGCTTGCTTTACGGCCCATGTAAATTGTTTTGTAGTTTCGCTATCATACATAATAGAAGTGGTGGTAAAAACACTAGCAACTTCACCAAATGTATATCCGCCGTATTTTGACTTATACACAAATTTTTTGCCAACAAGTTCTTCCGTGTAAGCGTCTACAATTTTATCCCAATTAAGTAATTTTAAGTCCATTATACGCTATCATATGATATGTTAATCTTTACTTCATTTATTCTTCCGCCGCAACCCATCTTATAAAAATATGGAAACGAACAAGCAACTCTAAGTGCTTGTTCTAATGTTCCTTGGACTGTTGTAAGTAGAACTTCGGGTTTAACTTCACCCGGTGTATGACAGTCAGGATCTTCACCAAAAATTTGCCAAATACTTTTATCTTTTAATGAATGCATTTTTAAGAGAGCTTTACCATTTGCCGTGTTATTCAAATATTCAGCAACCAACTCTTTTATTCTTTGTACTTCTTTCATAATTAACTTTTTAGCATTTCATTAATATTACCTTTAACAGTAGATTGAGCTAGTCTTTCTTCAAACTTTTCTTTAGTGATAAGTTCCTCAGTAAATGAATACTTGTAGTTTGTGCGGTCCCACCCGTCCGGGTCCATGATGGTGATATTTGATGTTTTGCGCAATTCATCATACCATTCTTGTGATGTTTTCTCCACTGACATAATATTTGTGTTATTTTAATGACTTTTAATGAACTTAGTAAATTGAGTTAAGGCATAACCCAATACCATCTACCATGTGCCTTACAGACCGGGATATTAACCAGTGGCTGTTCCATAGGGACTCTGTAGATTTTAACATATCCTGTATCGGTTTTAATCGTAACAGTTCTTTGATTATTTAGTGATGGAACCGCGTAAATAACTTCACCGTTTATTCTTTTAATTCCATCATCACAAATGTTTTTCATTGATGTACACGATAACGTAATACCAATTGTTACAAGAAAAATAAAAGCAAGACCTAGTAGCCAGTTAGCAATTCTAAATTCCTTTTGCATGCGTGCGTAGTCTTCGTGGTTCATAAGGTAGTTATTTAGTATTTATATTCAATCTATGGCATTCAGTTTTAACAACTTATAAAAAAAGCCTCAACAATTAAGTTGAGGCTTTTGGGTATGTTTTTCTTTTATATATTAGAAGCGGTAGTTCAAACCGAAAGTAGGAGTTGTAAACGGATTCGTTACACCTGAAAATCCTATAGTTGTGGTGTTTACTGCAGAAGCATTGCCGGTTTTAACAGATGCATATGATGCTAAGTCAACCACTGATAAAGTTAAAGATAAGTTCTTAGATACGAAATAGTTTGCACCAAGTCCTAAATTAATATTTGTAGATTTTGTATCAGCTGCTTTGTCATCATTTGTAGATATTCCTAATTGTGAAAATGCTCTGAAGTGTTCTCCAATACTGAAGAAGTAGCATCTACCAGCAACGCCAACCCCAAAAGAATCGGATGTTTGTACACCTGCAGTTTTAGTACTTTGAGTGTTTATATTAAACACAGCAGCAAATTTGTCAGTTAAGAAGTAACCAACTGAAGGATTAAAGTTAAAAGTTTTTACATCGTCCGACGTTACAAACTTTACTGTTCCCTCTACAAAAGTATCGCCTTTAGCGAATGTTTGAGCAGAGCTCAACTGAAATGCGAATAACATCATCGCAAATAATAAGAATTTTTTCATATTTTAGTTTTATTTTTGTGCCTACTCTAATAACGGTTTTCGGCTTATCCCGGAATTTTACTTAATGTTTAACATACCCGTATGTAGTTAAGTAATCATACAGAATAAATTGGAGGAATGTTTTATCCTACCAATAAGAATCTGTATTTATTATATTAAATATTGTTTAAAAAGTTCTTGTTTTCTTAATCTTTTTCTTCTATTAGAAAATACTTAACAGTTTCGGTTTCTTTTGGAATTGGGTTGTGTTTAACTAATTCTTTAAGGTGGCCAGGATCTTTGACAGACAGCAATTTAATTGTGTCTTCCATGTAAATTATTTTCATAAAGTTAATTTATAAAGTTATATGTCTTGAACCGCCGTAACAGTTTGTAACATTCCAGCCACCAGCCTTAATCACTCTTTTTCGATACTTTGTTGCTTTTTCATAAAGCTGTTCTAAAACAGTTTCTTGTGGCAAGTCAGCATCAAATTTAATATCCTGTGTTGCATAAAGATCATCAGTATCTCGATAGAATCTACCTGATGCAAATGATACTTTCCAAGTGGTTCGAATTTTTTCATCTCTGAAAACTCTTAATCCGTTTTTAGTTGTTTCCTTCTCTGTTAAAAAATCTGGTGTCATGTATAGTTTTAAATTGTTTGATTAGAATATGATAGAGATACGGTTCTTAGCTGGAAAAGTAGTTACTCTCATTTGGTTTGAGTCAAGTTTTTCCGTAGCGGCTACAGCGGTAGCAAATGTTTCTTTAGAATAATCCAAGATAACGATGTTGTTTCCCATGTAACCTTTGTTTTTTGGAGCTGGTAATTGAGCGATTGTATCATTCATGAATTGCTCTTGTTTTTTCATTAGTTCCGCAAAGTCCTGTGCCATTGTTCCCATATTATATTTTGTTTTTAAATTATAGTTAAATTTAACCATAATAAAGAAGCAAAGCAAATTCCAAATGTTAAAATTTTGTTAAACTTTAATAGCTTTCCAATACGATTATTGTTGAGGTAAAAGAAGCATTACTTGCATCATTGGTTGAGATACATTTTATAATCCAACCTTTAGCAACAGCCTTTCGTGTATATTCAACAGCTTCTCTAGAATTATCAAAATTTTTAATGATTACTGCTCGAGGTGTAGCTGGTTTAGTAGTTGTTACTGCCATAGTTCCTGCCGCAATCGTAGTGGCAATGAAAAATCCTAATAGGATGTGGATAAATGTTTGTTTCATTTTCTTATAGTTTAAATTCATAAATCTCGTGTTCTTCAAAAGATAATCTTGGTTGAGTGTTCTCAAAGAATTGAATGCACTCGTGTATGTATTGTGAATGCGGTAGTACCTTTTCATTTGCATATCCGATAGTCAAGTGATATGGAAAGTACGGATCTCGTCTTAATCCGCAAGCCTCGCGAATATCTTCACCTTCAGGACAGTAAGCACGTAACCACCAGTGTTCACCATTGGTTCTTACAGATGGGTCAAGATAAAAACTGACTTCTTTACCATCATATAGTTTTCTTGCTTCTTCAAACATAGGTGCTTCACGGTCAGCATCATTAATGATTGTTAAGTGGGCACCACGAATAGGTTTGTTCAATTCTAAATTATATCTTTTTTTCACAAACCAAGAATAGTATGATGTAAGATCACCGGGGACCATAATCATAGCAACTCTTTTCCAAGATGCTTGACTATTGTGCTTTCGAGTTTTGTTCTCGGGAGCAAATTCCAATATGCCGGTTACTTTAAATATCATTGTTTCTTTTTCTTTATTGCTTTTTCTAGGATTCCATCATCCCATAGAATAGATATGTATTGAAAATCCAAAACGACCATTTTTGGTCTACGAATTATCGTTAACATTCCAGTTACTTCACCACGACTTGTGCAAACTTTTTTAATACCACCAGGCATCTTTGTCTTAAGATAATCATTAAGGATTGACAAAGCAACCTCACCACGAATTTCCATCTTAGCTTGATGTTGATGATAAACCACAGTTGTGTCTTTACCTTTATAGAACATCTCTATCCCTTCTTGACCGTTTACGTAAGTCTTTTGCCCAAATGCAAATGTAGTAAACGTAAGAAGTAAGTAGATAGTTTTCATTAGTCTAGAGGTTTAACAGTAATTGCTCTAGAACCAAAACGTTCTTTAACAAGTTGAATTGCCATTCGCAATTTAGGAGAGTTTTCCAAAAAGTAGTAAGATGTTCCCACCTGACCTTGGTATGCAATAGCATTTGCTCTAAGATCTTTTTGAAATGATTTAGCAGCAGCATCAGTAAGAGTAACCACGATTGATTCCATATAGAGTTGTTTTAATTTGATAGTTAAAATTAATACAAAAAACCCACAAATAAAAATTTGTGGGTCTAAAGTTATTAACAATTTAAAAATGTTTATGCTGGCGAAGGTGTGTAATTCACCGCTTCAATTAGTTTCATTCCCGTTTCTACTGAAGATAACATAATAATATTATCTTCAGGACGATTATAGATCATAATACCTTTTTGTAAAATTTGAGAACTAAAAATGTCTCCCAACTTATCAAATTGTGAAGTTCCTGATACTTCATAAGTATTGTATCTTTCAGGTTGTGAATTATCATTTCTAATTTGATCTTGCAATTCTTTTAATGTTAAAGTGTTAGCAGTTAACTTTGCATCTTTAGCACGAATAACAGATAGCCCTTGTTTTGTAGTGATTACCGCTAATCCATCCCGAAGAGGTGATATGTCTCGTAAAGAATCCACTCCGCCACGAGCAGAATTACCTTCACTGGATGTATTTATCTGTTGATCAAAAGAAAACTGTGCATGAATTATATCTGCTTGCTTTTCAAATTTTCCGTTTACTAATTTATATGATATCATACTGTAATTTATTTTTTATGCAGGTACTGCCCCTGTTTGTGCTATCCAATTAGTAAATATTAGTTCTCCGGTTTTAATGTCATAACTAAATTCACATGGCAAAATCTTGTTGTCCCAGACTGATCTACCTTCATTCTGAGTTCTAGCAAGTGATTGATAAGTTTCAAGTACAGGCACTTCTTTATTTTCAGTATCTTTTTCTATGTTAAAAAAATATGCTTTCATAATGTAATTTTATTTTTATGCGGGGAATGTTGCAAAATTATCCGCAAATGATAGGAAAAACTTATTTGTCTCTGTAAAGAAAACTCCAGTGCATAGTTGCGGACAGAAGTTTCCTTCAATATAAAAAAGAGGGCCTCCCGCAACCTTTACATCATTCATAAGAGTAACCGACTCAGTAATAAATGCGCCATTTACATAATTTGCAATTAATATTGTTGGGGAATATGTACCGTTTCCTTGATAGCCTACAAGAACTAATTTGTTATTTAAAAATGTTGCATCAATTTTGTGTTCTGCAAATTCTGTTATTTGGTTTTCATTAAACTCCCAAACGGTTTCAGTGCCGCTGTCTGTATTAATACTAAATAGTTCACCTTCTCTACCCGCATAAAAAATATGTGCTTTGTTATTAACAAGTACTATTTTAATAGTTTCTCCTCTGAGTTCATTTCTGTTAATTTCTACTTGTGGTGAAAATGTTAAATTAAGATTGTTTAGTGTCCCAATTCTATAGAAAATTTTTGCCCAACCGCTTTGAATAACGTATGTTACAATAATGAATGAATTTGATGAAATCTTTTCAAATGCAAATAATTTATTATCAACTAATAAAAAAGAACTTGATGATTCTGATGTCAAAGCTGTGTATTCCTGCGAAAAACTTGTCACTTCAAGATTATCATCAACACTTCCAACTATGCACGCAATTTCATTTCTAGTCGCCTCTTGTGAATTTTTTGCCCAAAAAGTTATTGTTCTGTTTTTGTCAAATACAAAGGATTTGACATTTCCTGTGATACTGCTCATATTTTAATTTTATTTTTATGCAGGTACTGATGCATTTCCTTCATCAATGTTGATGCCCACGGGAAAGCTGCTAATTTTTAAATTTTTTGTCTTAACAGAATTCATTTTTTGTGAAAACCCAATAGGAAACGTATCGGGCGCACTTTCATCTTCTTTAGGAAGATATGCAGCTAACTCTGGATAAAAGTTTGTAATATAATATCCTTGCGAAGCTCTACATATTAAGTAAAGCGTACTACCATCTTCTGTTTGAATCCCTGGTATGTTAAAATACGTACCGTCATTCTGAATGACAAATCCTTTATCCAATACACGATCTAAGTCTGATTGTGAATTGTAATTTAAAAAATTGTCTTTGATGTAATCAAATATGTTCATATTTATTTGTATTTTTAAACTGGTACAGCGTCTTGTAACTGTGATTCCAAGTAACGGTTACATTGTTCAACGCTCATTACTAATAGTCCGTTTCTAGGACCAACTGGATTTTCTTCAGCAGTAAGAATTGGAAACTTTCTTGTGTCTATAATAGCAATTCCAAGGTCTAATATACGATCAAGGTTTTCAACCCCCGTTTGTGGATTAGTTCTAACTATTTTTGACGTAAGTTCAATTAGAGTATCAATTTGTGATTTACCTCCTATAGTTCCCCATTCCACAATTCCTTTATCTAAGATTCTATCAAAATATTCATAATTTCCGAATGTCTTTGCATCAAAAGCTTTGAGGTTTTTAAAGCTTTCTACAAAGTCTTTATTGAAATTAGTCTTTATATTACCCCAATTCCTGTAAGCTTCAGCCAATTTAAGATAAGTTTCAACAGAAGCTCCGCAGGACTTTGCTGTAGAATCTATCTTAAATAATCTTTTAGCAAATTCCCATTTAAAACTGTTATTTGAGTTTAGATAAATTGCTTCCGCAAGTTTTAAACTGGTTTCCACAGATGCAATAGTATAAAATCCTGTGTCAGGTAATAACATACCTTCTTGATATGGTATAAACACACCATATTCTGAAAAAGGTATAGTGTATGTAGGTTCCGTGAAATATAAGTACGGTGTGTATTGTTTTGCTAACAGATACGTTTGAACAATAGGATTATTTGAATATCCTAATTCTTGCAAGTACAGCAAGTTATTGTCCATTTCTTGGGAAGTTAATCTACTTCCTTTGCCTTGTCTTGTTACTAAACTCATAGAAAACTTTTGTATTTTATTCCTGAGATTTTAGAGTGTATTTCCTTATAAGCTTGCGCTTTAAGTTTACTCAAATCTCCGTATTCTTCTATCCATTCTATTAGGACTTCTTTTGTGATATCCTCAAAAGGAATAAAAGTTTCTCCTGGCGGTTGAAGAATTAATGTATCAAAGTATGTAGCGTACTCTGTTCTTTCTTCTGTGCTTTCAGGTGTTGGCAAATACTTCTCGTAGAAGGTTACCTTATAAGAAACATCAATGATTGCCTTTTGGTCATCGGCAACATATTCCATGTTTCTAACCGTAATTTTATGAGTCATTTTGTATTTTTATTTTTATAAAAGATAATCATCAATGTAATCATCTTCCATAAATAGATTTATGGAAGGGTTAACAGTGCCATTTGCCATTGCAATGTTATTTTGATAGTGTAATGCTTCTAACAAATTGTCATTTTCTTGTTGTTCTTGCATTATTCTCCACTTTCTTTCAAGTTCGGATTGACTAACTTGTAGACCGCTATGACGATTAATAAAATCCGTCTTTTTCATCTATGTAAAATATTTCTATTATATATCTTTACATTTAATTGGATTATTGTAGAATATTGCTCTTATCTTTAACAGGTTCATGCGCAAGATCTGTGGTAGGTAATTCAGCTTCTTTCATAATAGGAGCTGTTATTTTGGTTTTTGCAAGATTATGTAACTTATTAAACCAATATGAAGTGTAAAGATCAAACGTATTAGAGAAACCTCCGTGTATGTAATTACGATTTCCTAAAAGTTTAATGGATTCTTTTTTCTTTGACCACTTGTCATAAAAGAATAGGATCTCATCATCAGACCACCATTCTTCTTTTTTATCAGACGGTCTGAATGTGACATATGATTCGCTCTGAGAAGCAAACACATAAGTGCCTGACTTGATAGCTTCATACGTTGGTTTGTAAAATTTGTATTTTGGCATCTGCACCATAATAGATGAGAAAGAAAAGATCACGTAAATTGACCCAAAGGTAATAAGTAAAAAATAAATTAGTTCCATGATTATAAGTTTATGTTTATACTGTCATTAACTTGAGAATTTTCAAATATAATGATTTGGTTATTCACGATAGCAAACTGCCTACGCGTATTTTCTAGCTTGCGGTCAAGATATCTTTTAGTTCTATTTTGTTGTGCAACTTGTACTGTTGAACAACTGGTCGCAAGCAAAGCAAGTAGGATAAGTTTTTTCATATTACTGAATGTTTTCAGGTCTGCGTGAATTTTTGCCTGACTTCTGTGTTGTGATTGTTTCTCCTCTTGTGGTGAAGTAATGAGTTCTTCCACCATCACGAAAGCGGTAAACCTTTACACTGTCTTTGGTAAACAGATATTCAACAGCAAAGCCGTTTCCTTCAGTAGATGTAGTTTGTGCAGGTTTATATTCCATGCAAGATGTTGCTAATACTGCAACTGCAAATAATAAGATTAGTTTTTTCATTTTTATTTAGATAGTTAAAATTAACAAATTTATAAGTATTGTATCACATGAACAGTCAGTCCTTTATCTTTTGCAAGATTAATCATATGACTGGTGCCTCGGCTTTCACCGTCCCAATATGCTATCAGAATATCAGCATAGTCAGCCATCTCTGCGTTACGAATGTAACCACCTTGCTTACCTAATGACCAGTCAGCAGGAAATTGCTTAACAGGATAATCTTTAAGACGGGCATAGTGTTCACCAAGTTTGTCTGCGCCATTAGCAGTTCCGCTTACGATTTCTACATCAGTATCATTGATGATAATCTTTTCACAAGTATCCCATAGAAGAGGGAAGTCTCTAAAGTTACGCCCACCGGCTATTATGTATTTCATATTATGATATGATAGATTTTAGTTTAGCGGTTACTTCCTTAAGATGTTTTGGATTATCATAAGTATTTACAAAGGAACCCACAGCGGTAGTCTGAGTAAAGAATACTCGAGTTATATAGTTAGTTGAGAAGAACCTAGACTTACAAGGTTCAAGTATCTCTGTGCAAGTTGGTTCAGATGTGATTAAACCACAAAGCCAAAATCCATTTTTCTTTTCAAGGAATACATACGGATGTTGAAAAACTGGGTGCATGAATACATCACCTTTTTTAATCTTGATAGGTTTTCTTGTAGTTGTTCCACCCGGCATAGCATTTATCCAACCTAATAGTTGTTCTTGAGAATAGTTTTTGGTTTTGATCTTGCTGATTAACTCTGATTTGTCCATAATGGTTAATTTTTATTGATAGTTAAAATTAACCAAAATGGTCATACCATGCAAATTCTAAATGTTAAAATTTTGTTAAACTTTACACAAGTTCTTTAAGTACTTCTTGTAAGTTTGCATTATCAAACTGCCCTGCGTACTTCTTATTCATAGCTCCAGTTGCCATACCAATTCTCTTTTGAGCTGGTCCTTCAGGAAGTGAAGCAAGAACTTCAAGCACCGCAGATCTTAATTCTTCAGGATTAAGTTGAGCTGGTAAGTACTTTTCAATAACTTTTAATTCTGCCTTTTCTGTGTTAACAAGGTCAGTTCTTCCTGCTTTTTCATATTCAGCAATGGATTGCGATCTTGTCTTTACTGCTGAAATTATTGCTTTTAACACCAAGTCATCTGTGATTGGTCCTGCATGTTTTGCTTTTTCAGCATCTTGTATTTTTGCTTTTAATCCACTTAAAGCAGACTTTGTAACTGCGTCTTTTGCTTTAAATGCAGAAATGTAGTCAGCATTTATTTGTTCGATTAATTTCATTTTAGATAAATTTTAATGTTTAGACTTCTGGCGTTGGCGCATACATAATCTTTAGAACTTCTTGTTCTGCATAATCATTCAGCCTTAATCGGTAAGCGTGTGCAGTTTCTTCCTCATCTTCACTTTCCAATGGCGGTACATCCCTCCATACAAATTCCGATACGATTGCAACTACTTCATTCCACTCAAACAGTCTTTCTTGTGGTTTTGGCGTTTTAACTACTTGGTCCGTGTTAATAGCTTCTGATACTGAATCGTTTAGTGTTCTCATTTATATTGTTTTTTATTGTTACCAAATATTAGCACAAGCACGATTGTGATTAATGTTATTCCTAAGACAAGTAGTGCAGGAATCCATAAAGGAGCGGTTACCCACCACCAAGACCAATCAATATGCTTTGTTAACTTTAATGTCATGAAGATTAAGAATAGGATCATCCCAATTCCAATGCCTCCGCTGTTTTTTCTTTTTACCATTTTCTTTTGTTTTTAAATGTTTACTGATGTTGTGTTTAAACGAGGTTGCATTTCCTTTATAAGTTCTGTTTCTCGAGAATGAGCTGGTCGCTTTCCGCGGACGATCTCTAACATTGAAATGCTAAATGATTGCGGTCCATAAGTGCGAATAGATTCGCATAGCGCCCATTGAAGATCTTGAGTTTGTGCTCGACTGATATGTTGTTTCAATCGCAATTTAATGGACCCAAGATAAGCCTTGCCTCTTAAAACAGTTACTCCTATATAGAAATCACCAGTACAAGTATTGTCAATTTTGTAAATGATATGATTTCTGTCGGAACGGCGTTTTCTCATGTATAACGGTTATTTTTAATTATAGAGCAAAATTAACCATTATATACATGCCAAGCAAACAAATTATGTTAAATTTTTGTTAAACTTTTAATCATAATACATTGTGTATGTCCAATAAAACTGTGATTTCATACACCAACCTCCATTTTTGTTATATGTATATACTTCCAAAACAAGAGGGAATTCTTTCATAGTGACTGTTTTCTGAAACTTACCCGTTTTGCGAATATCATAAATAGTATCTTTATCAGATATAAGCAAAACTCGACGATCAGCTTTAAGAACAGCAGAATTGATAATGACTTGATTTTTTACTATCTTGCATGTCACATCATCAACTTGCAATTCATAAGTTTCCTTTTTCTTTTGTGCAACCAGTGTTGTTGTTGCAAGCAAAAATAAGTAAATGATTTTTTTCATATTATTCATTGATAACTTTCTTAAGTCTAATGATTTCTTCTATTACATCATCACCTAACTCAATCTTTGACATCATAGTTAAATCCGCTATTTGAGATTCATATAGCTCAATAAGATATGTTTTTGCGTCTTCTTTATTCATATTTTAAATGTTTTAGTGGATGAGACAGGATTCGAACCTGTAACAATACGACCTTTTCACAGGGTGACATACCATTTTGCCATTACGTATTACTCACCCTTATCGGTCGGCAAGGACTTGAACCTTCTTCTTTCATTTTATAAACTATTTAGTAAGTTGTTCACAACATATCCAACAATACACGATAAGATTACCATCCCTATGAACATAACAGCTGCAAATGTATTATCAGATCTTTTCATGATTAAATTGGTATAGTGTTTATATTAAGAGCATGCGGTTTAGTTTCCATTAACGTGTATAAATTTTTTATGCTGTTCAAGTTTTTGTGCAATTCTTATACCCATAGCAGTACTCATTAAATAAGACTTTGGAGTAATTCCACAACGAATCAGCTCAATACGGTCTGCATCAAAGCAAGCACCTATAGTGGGCTCATCAGAAGTAACTCCGGTATGATGTAAACGGCAAGCCTCCCACAGTAAAGAATACTGTAAATGGGTCAAGAAGTCCAAATCACCAGAGCCTCGTAATTCCATTACATAATCAGCAGCGCGATCACCGTGTTCAGGATCTTGATGATCATCTTCACGTTTACAATCATGTAGGTAAGCAAATAATTCCACTACGATTGGGTCTACGCCACTTTGCATTGAAAGCATTAGTCCATTTATCAGAACTTGTTCCCAGTGGTCAAAACCGTGTATTGAAGTGGAATCCATAACAAACTGCTTCTTTGCAAGTTCCTTAATCTCTTCAATCTTTTCTCGTATCATTCCTACAACGTGGTCGTGAGCGCTGCGCTCAAAGTTTGTATCTTCCATATTATTTTATTTCTATCCATTTATTATCTAGGTTTAAGACGTATTCACCAACAAACTTATCACCGCGGTTCCATTCAGTTGGTCCTATTAGTGATAAAGATAGTTCACCGTCAAAGTTGTATAGGTAATAAGATTTGCCAATGATAGGCTCAAACGAGATCTTTGCCTCCCATACCATGATTGACGTATTGTATTCTTCATACATCTTTTCAATCTTTTGCTTAATCTCTTCCTGCTCACGGTTGAAAGCGTGCATCATTCGTTGAGATGCTTGACTGCGGAACAGCGGAACATTAGGCACATCAAATGACGGAGCACTTACAGAAGTCCCGTACTCCTTTGTCTTTGAGTCATAACCTTTTACGTCGTCCCATACAACCAAGTCAGGTTTCTTTTTCATTAGTTCTTTATAAGTAATAGGAAAACTAACCAGCCCCAACCATCTTTGTCAGTTGCTGCTAAATACACAATACCCGCAATTAAAGCAATGTCTACTGCTTTATCCCAATTTATCCAATCTTTCATTATCTTTTACTTTTAATTAGTGTGATGATGATTGCCGCAAAGCAAACCCAGAATACACACATAAATATTGTTGTGTTTGCGTCCATACCTTCTCCAGGCGGTGTAAGTGCTAAAAACATATCAGATTATTTAATAAGTTGTACCATTGCAATACCTCTAGCATCATTGTATAGTAGAACTTCTCTACCATCTTCTAAGGTTACTTTGTATAAACCAAGGCTACGTCCAGTGGTGTGTAATTCACCGGTAATGTATTCAATATTTTTAGCTTTATGGTTTTCTGTAGTTACTACCACAGGTTTAGGTGGTCCAGGTGGCTCAGACGGCGCTAATGGGTTACATGATGTTACTGTGATAGCAAGTAATAATAGGATGTGGATTGTTAAAATTTTTATACTACTCATTTTTTAATTTGTTTTTAAGGAATTTATGTACTGCATATATTATTAACAAAGACACTATTGCTGAAAATATTTCACTTGATAGTAATAGTGTTTCTGAGCATCTTGGGTTGGTAGGATTCTGTTCACACCAACAAGGACTAAAAGGAGGGCACGGTGGTCTCATATTTATTTTTTAGTTTGTTTATCTATTAAAGATCCCATTTGCTTTTTCTTTTTCTCTTGATCTTTTGCAGTATCAAGTCCAGGATTAACCACAGGATCTGTATTGTTTTCTTCATCTTCAGGTTCGTTAGGTTGCTGATACCACAGAGGACTAGGTAGACCGCTATAGTGATCCCATAGTTCATCGGCTATTAGTTTAGTCTTTTCCATTATATCCTATTAAGTTCAAGCGCATCAAGTATTTCGGTTAATCTGCGGCTATGTACACCGTAGATTCTTTTCTCTTCCAAAGCAGTCTGTATCTCAGCTCTTGCCTCTTCCCATTTCCCAGCCTCAACATATGCCATAACCTTGGCACCTACTTGTGGATATTCATTAGGTAGAGCCTTACGACTTAGTACTCTGTCCGCGGGCGGCGCATCAGGAAGAACCACTGCTGGTGCGGATACAACATTAGATTTGCGTTTATAACCAGAAGACATACCTCTCATAGTTCCAAAGCCTACACGAGCACTCTTATGAAGGAACTCAGCAGCATCTTCAGGATCTTTGACGATCTGAACTTCATTACCTGTTTTGTGATTAATCACAGGTACCGCCGACCATTTAGGTTCCGCGGAGCACTCTATACAGTTCCGATAACCCATCTCGTAACGTTGAGTGGGGAACGGAGTTTTACACTTTTCGCACTTTGCCATAGGAAGAGTTGCTGTGCTCATATTACCAAGTTGTAGGATTAGCCGCCAAAAATTCTGCAGTATAGAGATGGCTGTTATCATTGTACTTGACTACATCTTCCCACCAACGAATACCGATAGCGAATCTTTTTACAGCAAACTCAGCAATATCATCAGCATGAACATAAAAGAATATATCATTACGACCACCCGTATCAGGAACAGGATTGCCATCACTATCCAAGTCAGGCAGAGTCTGAACCTCCGTGTGATACTTAATACGAGCTCCCATTTCAGATAAGAACCATTGTTCCATTTCAGCCGGTGTATTTTCTCCTAATAGAGTTCCAGGCCAGACGCATAGTTGAGTGTAATTTTCCATATTGTTGTTTTTTAATTATAGTATAAATTTAACCAAAAACAAGAAGCCAAGCAAACAAATTATGTTAAACTTTTGTTAAACTTTAATCTCGATACAGAATAGTTAATAGCACATAATCTTTACATTCAGACTGCGTCATACTCATGATCTCCACATCAAAACTGACCTCTGCTAACCACTTATCCAACTCACCTTGTAAGTTATAGGGATTGGTATAAAAGACCTTACTCTTCATCACTCGAATCTCTCATCGGTTCGCACTCACAAGTCGTGGTATGCCCACAGTAGCACTTGCGTTTTTCCTCCTCTACCACCGCATGTTGTTCCTGCAGTGCATCTTCCACTATCTTCGGCAACTTGGCTTGTATGCCTGCCAATTCGTAATCATTCCAACCTGTGGAACTTACGCTAATCGTAACCGTATCATTCTCATCTTGTGCAATGACGACCTTAAATTCTTTGCTCATATCTCTAAAATTTTTATTTGTTATTCTACATTCTTCCTGCCGAGTCGATCTCTCACGATCCGTTTCACCCACCCCAAAAGTTCCCACCTCTTGATACTATTCCATATCCATATAGGTAGTATAAAAACAAAAAATACTAGCCAACTTAATAAACTACTATAACGCATACTATCCAATATATTCAATCGACTATCCGTATACAACCAATAACGCCATATACTCTTGAATAGTAGACTATGCTCATCAGTAATCAATTTAGCCTCCGCAGTACTCATTTCGCTCCGCTCTAATACAGCCTTATAAAGCTCCTCTGAGCCAACTGAGAGTCCTCGCTGTACGCGGTACACTCTCTCCCGATTCTTCTTTGATAGTGGCGGTAAGGCACTCCGTTTCACGGGTACACTTTTCAACTTTTCCATTACGGTTCCTGGTTCTACTATTAATCTGTTAATCTCGCGAATACTTCTAAAGGAATCAAATGTTAAAAACACTTAAAAACCGAAACTCTTTTTGTGTCCTTTAGATTATCTTATATATGGTATATAAATGTAACTTTCTGAATGTACTGTACCGTTACTAATCGTGTTCGCGTATCTGGAGTACCGTTTTCTAACTCCTGAGAACCGACTACCGCGGTACCAAGATCCCTCCCGGTACCGCTTCCCCGGTAACCTCCAATACAAATCGACTTCGATACTGTATATAAAAACGGAAGTTGAATAGTTAGTTTTCTTCTTGCCACTTAGCCATGGCTTTACTCACGTAGCGTTTCTCGCCATCATTGCCATCCAGCATATAACGAGGTTGGTTCCAATACTCTCGAGTGAACTCTGCCTTGGCAGCTTTCTTAGCCTCAAGATAGCCAGGCACATCACGTTCCTTCACCATCTCGGCAAGTTCTTCCCGCCAAGTATCAGGATAGAACTCCTGTAGTTGAGACAGTATAGTTTGTTTTTTAGCAGGACCGCGGTGTGCGTTACGGTCCATATGTTTGATCATTTTATTGAGAGCAGCATCTGCTCCGTTTTCTCCAGTATAGGTTCCTGCCATGATTAAGGTTTTAAGTTAGGGAACTCCAAGTATTCCAAGTATTCCCTTGTATTAGTTATATTCTTTAACCCATAAGTAGTTCCCAAAATGGGATCCACATATACACCGAGTTCCTGTCCTTCAAGGACCTCATCTTCTACCGGGTTAGAGTTATCAAGGCTGTTTGTGTTTGATTGCATAGTATAGAGATTTTAAAAGATTAAGTGATAGAGACCGCGGAATATGTTGTACGCCACAAACAGGATTAGGGACCAGGCTATGATAGCGGTCCAATTCCAAGTCAGTGGATTATTCGAGGTATTCTGTTTGGTTTTGAGTTGAGGTCGAGAACGCTCTGGGAGCTTGACTCTTTTCCATGTGTTTTCCATTATCCCATTGTTTTATAGAGTAAGACACTTAACACAATGATCACAAGAAAGAAAATTGGACCTTGATGGTCTTTTGCTTCATATGCCTTTTGTAGACGTTTCTTAAAGGTATTCATAGATTTCATATTGTTTGTTTTAAGATATTTCGCTAAGTAGATTTTCTAGCTCGTTTTGAGCAAGCGCTGAGTCTTCTGAGGATAGTGCTCCAATATGCCATTCAATGATTGTGTTGTCACGGACACAACGGTATTCTTTCCAATCATAAATAGTAAACAGGTTACCGTATGAAGTCTCCATATCCCATTGGTAATTTACTTTATCCCTTCCGGTATTCTCAGCGTACTGAGGTTCTCCTATGGCTTGAACAAGATCGTTATAAGAAGCACGAATCGTGTAATCATGGAAAGAAGTTCCAAAACAGTCTTTGGTGGTTTTCTTTGCCATATATTATTTCTTTTTAGATTTGATTGTTCTTGGTTTGCAATATGCATGTTCAGCAGGCATAGTGGCAACTCCTAGTCGAGTACAAGCATTTAACGAGAATCTTCTAGCAGGTTCAGGTCGAGCAATTGTTTTAGTTGGAGCAAAGCTTGGCGCGATTCCACCTAAAGTATCGAATTTAGCGTTTCTGATTGCGTGTGCGAATCCGTTTAATACGTTATCCTGAATTTGTCCGACTGTTTTGTTTGATCCTTTTGACATAATGTTTGTATTTAAATGATTATTAATTTTTTATTGATAGTTAAAATTAACCAATATATTTGAACTAAGCAAATTCTAAATGTTAAAGTTTTGTTAAATTTTAATAGAACATAGACATCAGATTGCGATAGTCTGCCGGAGTACTCACTCGGAAGGTGCTGTAGTCTGGATCACAAACTCCACGGTATTTGGGATCGGAATAGTTTTTACGTGCCAGCTCCTGTGCCTCTTCCAAAGTATACGCCCATTCGCTGTTCCAACCACCACCTTTAAAATTGAATAGGAACTCATAGCGCTTATCGGTAACCTTTATCAGTTCTTGTATCGTCTTTTCATTTTCAGTAATGATATTCTGTAACACCTGTATAGAGGCATTCCAGAGTTCACTTACATTGATGATTGTGTTCAGATCGGTATTTCTACTGGTTAATTCCGCGATTCTTTCTAGGGCCGTTTTTCTTTGTGCTTCTGTCATATAGTTATTGTTTAGTTATAGCAAGGTAAATCCTGTTGTCTAATCCAGATATGGCGGATGTTATCTGATGTAAGTTTTTCCATATCAATAGTAAACTCCGGAAAAACTTCCGCCAATATAATCCGTTTTACAGCGTCCGAGCAATTTGCCCACCATATCAGGTGTGTTTTTGATGTTCTCATAGTTGTTATTTAATGAAAAATCCGTTTTCGTCAATTAGTTGTAGTTTGTCCAATAAGGCATATCCCTCCGGTGTTATACACATGGTTCCAAAGTTTAAACCATCCTGCGACCACCATTGGTTTCGGGTCTTGGTACCATCGGGGTTGATAATGAACTTTTTCTCACCTTCATAAATCGTGATTATCCCTTTAGTCGATAAAGAGGCAAATACTCCTCCTCGCGAACGTGATGGTATATCACAAGCATCGTATACAGAATAATCCCATACTACAGATTCCCGACCGTTCTCATAAAAGTCAGAATATGTGATCGCTTTTAAAGCATCGATTTCAAGATCCGTAATTGTGCAGTTTAATTCGTCCATTATATAGCGTAGTTTTAAATTGATAGTTAAAATTAACCAATAGTTTCATACCAAGCAAATAAATAGTGTTAAATTTGTGTTAAATTTTGCCTAAAAATCGTCATTTTAGCGATATTCCCGTATAGCGGGCTCTATATCAGTCCCTATTGGCGGCCAAATGTCCCATATAACCACTAGATTTGGCCGCCAATAGAGCCATACCGTATCAAATGGCTCTAAAATGACCCAAAAAAGACACAAATAGTGCCATTTAGAGCACTATTGAGCGCCATAAGGCATAGAATAGACCCGTATAGACCCTATATAGTGCCATTTAGAGCACTATACCGTATCAAATGGCTCTAAAATGACCCAAAAAAGACACAAAATAGACCCAAATAGCGCCATAAGGCATAGAATAGACCCATATAGAGCCAAAATAGACCCGTATAGAGCCAAAATAGACCCAAAATAGACACAAATAGCGCCAAAATAGACCTTGTAGAGCCATATAGACCCTGTAGAGCCATGCCATCGAGCGCTATAGAGACCATATATGGCATAGTATAGACCCTACAATCACTATTATACCCTATACGAGAGTAGCTAGTGGTGGTAGTGGCAGTAGTAGCGGTGGTAGTAGTGGTGGTAGACTACCCGAGTAGTGGTAGTAGCGGTGGTAGTAGCAGTGGTTCTGAGTGGCGGTAGCGCTTTAGTGGTAGTCATTATCAACAGATCACAATTTTGCATTTATGTAATTTGGTCTTTTAGAAATGACTATATATTATAAATCGCCAGAAATGAAAGTCCGGGCATAGCAGAAGCTCTTAAAATGCTCCGGTACATTTAGCAGTCTCTACATCAGTTTCTTCTCAGTCGACTTCTATCCCATATATTGCATATTTAAAACTTGTGCAGATTTCCCATAGTTAAAAAAATTTTCTGAGATTTTTTCTGGAGGCCAAAAACATCTTTTCAGTTGTACCCAGGAATTTGGGATATCCCGTTCCGGGAGTGATGTGAACACCAGTTGCGAACGCAGCTAGTTCTACAGATTCACCCTGTGATCTGAGAAACAGATCTACAGATTCCTCCCTATGCAGTAGTATTCTATTAGTACCCTATTAGTGGCTATTACGGATATTGGTAATATTGTATGTTATTACTGATTATGGTAATATTGGTTGTACTACTATTAGTTGTACTTCAAACTTGTTTGAGTTTACTATTTACTATTGGTAATAAATGGTAAATTGAAAAATTGCTGATAAAGGGAGCGGCTTTATTGTACATATGAGACTTTATTATAGTTAGAGTAATTAATAGTGATAAGGAGAGTGGGATCATCCCATTATCTTTGCACTATCCCGATGAGTAAGAAGATCTTAAAGAACTACTTTGGGACCTACTTGAGGAAGATCTGACGGGTCTCTTTAACTTATACTGTGCCGGGGATCTGCAGAAAAGTCGCACGGGCCGGAATGTCCTAACACGGACTCCGAGAAATGCTTTGGGTAGAAATTGGGAAAAGAAGAGGGAGCCTAAGCTCCCCGATCCGGGTTTAGTGGTCAAGGACTACCAAATCTGTAAGCATTTGTTATTTTTTAGATACTTCTTGAAATTTCTTTATTATGGAGATTAGCAATCCAAGTGCAGGAGCGTATGTTATACATTGTTCGTCGGTCCCACCTAATAACATTATGGTAATAAATGCTATGAGCGTTGTTCCAAAAAACACCCAAAACATTGTTGCAATAAAATATAGAAGCGCAAAAGGTAATACAACTATAAAACCTATTCCTCCTAACAAGTACTGTAATATTTTGATTATTTTACCTTTCATTAGTTTGATCTATGTTTATGTATATATTCTACATAAAAAGGTGGGATCATCTACAACCTAAACGATGCTGTTCAGTGTAGTGCTTGATTTGTGTCAAAGCATTTTTGTAGAGGAATGCTTCTGCGTCAGAAAGTTTAAGAATAAAGTCAAGCTCGGTTTTATAAGCGGATATCTCTTCAGAACAGGGTTGTGTGTGGCGTCCAAGTTTACGGAAAATCATTAAGTGATATGCCTCGTGAACCAAGACGCATGCAATGTTGTTAATTGAACACAGTTCAAAATCTTTGGCGGCAATTATGATTGTTCCTTTACCACCTCTTACACCTTCAGAAGTAGAATGATCACCGTTCCACATCGATACACGGCTAACGTTTTCATAAACAAAATTGTAAGCAACGGTATCAGTTTCATAAATACGGTCTAATGCTAGTTCAACATCGCGGTCCCAGTGGTCACCGCCTTTGTCTATCTTTATCTGTGCCTGAAGATTTGCCGTCAGGCACAGAAGTATTAAGATAAGAGTTTTCATATAGTTGGTTCAATAATTTCCACGATTCTCCAGCGGTCTGATTTTTGGCAGATCACCAGCTGTTTGTATTTCATTGCATTTTTAATGTTCTTACCGGCTTTTTCCCCGTATAAGAAATCCTTAACGGCTTGCATAGATTTAAAAGTACGGTCACGCCCTAATAGTTTTACAAGAACACTGCCATAAGCATCGTAAGTATATATCTTGTAAATGAATTGTTCTTCAGCGGCAGCCTGGGCGGCTAAGCGTATTGCTTTATCTTCAAGTGTTTCCATTTAATAATTGTCTGTTAAAGATTTGCCAAGGCAATAGAGGCTCCCTGGTTATTTTTGTTTAACTTGTATTTGATAATCTATATACATTTAAATAAGTTCTTCTAATGTCCTTATTTTAAACTGTCTTTAATTCCTTTGATATGTTTACAATCACCACGACGAAAAGAGAATGCCGGGCACGAACAAGTAAAGTCATCCTCTAATCCACGAAGGATTGTGTATAAAACTCCAGGTTTAGAACCCGGAACTTCCCAGCGTTTAATCTCTGACTCTAGAACCACTTCTTTAGGTTTTTCGATAACAGCGGTCATGTCAAAACGAATCTGGTCACGAGTAGTTCCATCAGGAACAGGATACCAACCCGGGCATACATATGTTCCTGATAGAGTTTTTACGATTCCGAAATGAATACCAAATGGATTATGCGGAGGGAACGTATAGATTGACTTATCCATTATAGAGAGATCATGGTGGCAATTTGGTCAAGTCTTAGTTTAAAACCTTTACCGTGTTGAGTAGTAGCACCAAAAGTTCCATCACCGTAATCAGATTTGATTGTAAAGATTCTACCGTTTGCTTTAAAACGTTTTCCGATTAAAGATGTAGGATCCGCGTTTAATACCGTGTCAACTTTAGATTTAGTTTGGAATACCAACTTTGATGTATTAAAAGAAGTGTCAGTATAACTTATTCTTCCTAATGTTGGAGCAACGATTCCGTGCTTGTTACAAACAGCGGCAATAGCAGCCTCTAGTTCAGATCTTAACATTGTTAAATTTCTTGCGTCAAATTTTTGAATACTCATGATAATATATGTTTGATTAATATTGATAGTTAAAATTAACCAAAATACTCATGCAAAGCAAATTTAGAATGTTAAATTTTTGTTAAACTTTACTTCTTATTGTAATCACGCCAATCTAAATAAAACCCTATAGCAACGAGCACATTCATAATTAATGAAGCACCGTATTCTACAAGATCATGGTAAACATTCATTGTTAAATGAACATGGCCAATAACCCAAAAGGGTATGGCTAAGTTTTGTGAATACCAAGTAACGAAGTATTTAAGAAACCGGAGTATCTTCTGGAGCCTCTTCTTCAATTTGTGGAACTAAAATTTCTAATGCTTGTTCAAAAGCAAGTAAGTGGTCTTTACTAGGTTTCAAAGCAACGATTGGTTTTTCGCCGGTTCTTCGACCTGCGCGAGTTGATTCGTAAATCTCAATTTGATTGATGCCCATACTTACAAATTTTAAGATTACGTAATTTTGTTTTTCAACTTGAAAGCCCCAAGCTAATACTCGAGTTGTGGTAGGGATTTCTCTTAATGATTTTCTAATGTTATCTTTTAGATCCTCTCTTGTCTGTGGTGTAGTTTGTTTTGCCATATTAATTATATTTAAAGGCGGACCATTAGTTCTTTATTTTTGTACACAGAGATACATGTACCTTGTCCAAAAGTATATGCAATTTGCCAGCCTCGGTATTCAATAAGTTCTGATGGAAAACTTTCAGTAAGTCCATCGAGTGGTTGTGTATCTGAACCGTGTTCTTCAAACACAGACATCATTGCATAGAGAACATTGTTAGGATGAGGCATGTAACCTTTTGCATAACACGCATCTTCATAGGCATCATCGTGCATATCACAAATCTTGTGCATAATAATGTCAAAAGATTCTTGGTCAGTGAACATCTTTTCCATTCGTAAACGATTAGCGGTTTCCCTTTCTTCTTTACGTTTCATTTCCTCACCAAACTTTTGCATGGCAATTTCACCTTCTGGACTTTCCATAAAGGCTTTCAGTTTTTCTAACATATCATTTGCCATATTCTTGGTATTTAATAATCATTACAAGACTGTCTCCAACTTCACGGTTTTGCCTTGATGTAACCCAAACATTTGTACCTTTAAGATGACACTTCCAATACGGATCAAACTGCATAGTGTTGTCTTTTCCTGATGGGTGATAGTCAACGCTATCAATAGCAAAGGATTTACTATTATCTTTAAATTGATTTTCTTTTGTGGTTTCAACACCAGCAAGAAATGCTTTCATACATACACCTAAGGCTATCATACATAGACCAATAAGGATTAAAGTTTTTCCTGCGTTCATACTTCTTTTAATTTAGTTTGTATTTTTTGATAATTCTTTATGATGCGACCAAACTGAGCAATAGACTTAAAGTCTTCATCACTCACATCTTCAGGGTGTAAGCCATGAATAGAGCTTGTTGGTTTTACAAATTCTACTTTATCATTGATTACATCAATGACATCAAGAATGTAAAAATCAGCAAGCTGTTCTAATTCAATAATAGTCATTTCCTTAAACATTGGTTCTGTTGAATTTAAAAGATTTTTCAATGTTTGCCAAATCAAAATCCTCAAGCATGTTGTCAGCAGCACCCATGATTTGTAGCATATCCCAAATACCCATAGATTTCCAAGTGTCAACTTGTGCAGCAGATTTAGCTGGTCTCATATCTCCAAGTTGGTGGAACCTCATGTGTGCACCGCAAAGTTGAGCAACGATATCAGGGTCCGCCCCGTTTTCAACACAGAATGCTCTTACTTGATTGTTTTCCATTACAAGAACAAGCGCAGCAGAGTCATGTCCTGGAGAAGTAGGCCACCCGGTTTTCTCGTTCATTCTTACCGTATCAAATTTACAGATGTCGTGTAGAACTCCGCACATGATAAGGTTAGGATTTTCCGTTTGCATTAGTCTTTCCGTTACGATTGCAATGTGGTGGAACGCAGAAGGCTCTGGGTGAAAGTCAGGACGCTCTCTAAGAAACTTTAATTGCTCAAGTTTTCTTTTGATGATATGAGGAGCTCCTTCAATGATTTCGTTAAATGTTTTCATTTCTTAGTTAATTTTAGTTGCATTGTTTTCATTTAGAAAATTCACAAGATCTTGAATTTCATTATGGTAATAACCTTCTCTTTGTCCAGGGTTATGACATGAAACACCAGTATAAGTTTTATGCTGAGTTATTTCATGGATAATAAATGAAGTCCCTGATTCGATTTTAAATTCTGATTTCTCTGTGATGTCTGATATTGTAAACATATTTCCTTTATTAATTAGATAGTTAAAATTAACCATAATAAAGAAGCAAAGCAAATTCTAAATGTTAATTTTTTGTTAAACTTTTGCTGGCTTTAATTGCTTGAGCAAATGATCACTTAATAATTTAAGATCTTCTTGATTTAAGTAAGTAAGAAATATGTCAACACCATTTGTCATAGTGATCTCAACGTCACCTTCTTTGTCAGCATGAAATACTTCCAAGGTTTCCCACTTTCCTTTAAATTCAACAGACTGCCATTTTGTACCTTCGTCAATTATTCTACCTTTTGTAAGTGTTGCCATTATTAGTTAATTAAGTTCTTGCGTTGTTTTAGAACCATCAGGTTTTGAATACACAATCTTAGACGGTGTAACTTCAAAAGATATGTCTTCTAGTTGTTTAATGTAATCAGCTGCTTTTCCTTTCTTAAGATAAGCAACCGTAGCATGCGGGTGATAGTCTGGGAAATTTGTTGTATGAGGAAGTTTACTAAGTTCTTTATTAATTTCATGTAACTTAGGGCATTCCGCGTCAAATTTTAGTACATCGTATTTTTCATTTTCAAATGCAGAAGCATTTGCTAAACGAATAGGTGGAATTTGGCCAGCACTGATACGCATAACATCAGCTTCTTCAATTTCTTCAGAATGTAATCCATAAAGTAATGTTACGTGATGTTCATCTTCAATTCCATATTGGTCACCTTCTTCAGCATACAAATCATCAGGATTTATTTGTTCTTGAATCTTTGCCAGCTCCGGGCAGTCAAAATAAACCATTGAACAACCAAAATCATATGTATTGCTTTTTTCTTCTAACTTGCTGGAGTTAGTAAACTCATTGTAATTTAACATATATAGTGTATTTAGATTTTATATACACATATGTCACAATGGTTTTATACGGTGTAATAAGAGCCGTCCTTTAAAAACACTTCTCCTTTTTCTTCTAAGATTTCTGTAACACTTTCATCAGAAGTTAATTCTTCATAGTAGTTTTCTAAGTCCTCATAGTATTTGTCAGATTGTGTTCTTGCCCATTCGGTTACAGTAGTTTCAAAGGCACGAATATAGTCAGGCATTTGAATATCATAAACTTCAATGTTTGCCTCAATAGTATTTGAGTGACAATAACGAGAAGCAAAAGTTGTACCGCGTTTTATGATTGAGATTTCCATTGCTCCGTCAAAGTCTCTAACTTCTTGTGGAAGATTTTCAAAATTTTCCATAAATAACCTTAAGTCAGTAACTCTTCCCATAAAGCAAGCGCCATCACCTTGTGACCAGAACCCAGAAAATTGAGTTTCAATTTCAGCAAATCCAGCTTCAGTCATATCTTCAGTAAATCCTTCAGTTATAGGATCATGCCAATCATCAAATTCCGTTTCGTAATGACGATTCTTTTCTAAAAGCTGTTCTTGAACTTCTTTTGATAATTCAGAGAACTTGTAAAGATTAGTAGTAATAGTTTTCATATAGAATAAATGTTTAGTTATTGACTTCGGTAAAGTTTGCATATTGAGTTACAAAACATTCCATATTACGAAATGTGTTATACCCAAGCGGCGATGGAAAATATCTTTCAAACCATTTTGAAACTTCCAACGAAGGAACAGTATCACCGTGTTTAAGCATGTCCTGAGCAAAGCATTGTGCAGCATAAGGAAAGCTTCTTGATAAAAATAATGTAACGTCGTTTGTTTTGAAATTTGCAGATTGTAATGCCATATTGATTAATTTTTATTGATAGTTAAAATTAACAGTTCATCATTGCGTGATCCATATCAGATTGCGAATAAAGCATTCCGTCTCTGCCTCTAGTAACAGGCCTGTAATAATTATTTGCAGCAATTTCAGCTTCCGCCATAAAGGTTCTTTCAAAGTAATCCGCTATAGAATAATGTTGGTCCTCAGTCCAAGATTGAAATTTTCTAATGCTAAGGTTAATATCACCAAGTGGACAAATAACTGCATTAACAGCCTTGGCCATTAGTTTGTTCCCGGTTCTAAATAATTTGTGAATTTCAGTTTTAGATAATCCTAATGAATAATCCGAGTTTGAGAAAGGTGAGCAAGAATCCATAATATGTGTTTGATTAATATTGATAGTTAAAATTAACCAAAATACCAAAGCAAAGCAAATTTTAAATGTTAAATTTTTGTTAAACTTTTAATCACCCCAGCGCTCAAGGTTTTGTTCCATTAATTTGAATAAAAGTTTTCTTGCGCGATCATGGTTAATACGCCCAATGTTCATTGCAACAATTTGATTATCGTCTTCACGCCCTTCTCTACCAAAGACACCTTCACCAGCTAGAACCCTTCTGTAGATTAGTGGATATTTTTTAAAGTAGTCATTAAAATTCTCTTCAATTATTTTGGACTCCCAAGAACTATAACCTGGTTTATCTGGAACATCTTCAAACCAATGTTTTGTTTTATGATAGTTAAAATACTCAGAACTATAAAATTCTTCTTGAACTAATCCCATCAGTTTAACACACAGTCTCATAGTACGAGCGTATTCTTGAGATCTTGTATGTCTATCATTATTACTGATGTAATTAGCTTGTGCTGATAGCTTGTGCTTCATTATTTCGAAGATGTAATGAGAATCCCAATGACGGTCTTTCCAAATAATCGGTAACCAATACCAAACACTTTTAACTCCTCGTTTAAATGTTGTATGCATATACCTACCGTCATTATTCCACCAAAGGGAAATGAATCGCAGCTTTTTTACGATCCAAGATTTCTTTTCTCTTTCTTCAGCCCATTGTTCAAAGATGTCTTTTTCTGGTTCCATAGATTTTGTTTTTATTTGTCAGCAAAAGGTCTACCGTAAGCTGGTTTAACTAATTTCCAAATGTGTTGTGAATAGTCTTTTTCAGTATACATACAGAATAAGATACCGGAGTACTTATATCTTTTTGCAAAACTTGCAAAGACAGCACGATCTTCAATACCTTCAGCTCTCATTAATACTTTGAAGATCCACTTGTATTCGTCTTCAATTTTAGCATAGTGATTTTTGATAGAAGTTTCAGTTGCTTTAACCCAATCAAAAAATTCATCAGGAACATCAGCAAGCATAGCCTCTGGAAGTTTCCCAAATAGTTTTAGGTTTTCATATATATCGTAAGTAGAACATTGAGTTAAAATACGGTGCAAAGCAACATAATCTGTAAACTTAATTTTAGTTCTAAAGTTAGATGGTGAAAATCTTAAAACATAACCTTCTTCATTCTCAACATTTTTAGCTTTAAGAAATTCATATAATGAATCACCTATTGGTTTATGAACTTCGGATTTCACAATGTATTGTTCTACATTGTAAGAATATAAAACTTTCTTTGCAGCTTCCCAAGTAAGTTCTTCTTCACCGTTAAAGATACTTAAGAATATGAACTTTTCCTCAATCCCGTAGTCAACTACAATTCTGTTTTCTGGGTAAATGATTTCACCCACGTAAACAAGATTAATGTCAAACCTGGATAGGTCACAGTTTTCGTTTACAATTTTTAAACCTTTAATTGCTTGGTCAGAAGTAAAAGATCCACGAGTTGCCATAACCCAATTCCCAGCATAGTTAAACAAGATCCCTAAAGATCCGTCCATCTTATCTTGAACGGTTACATGCTCAGACTCTGTCCAAGGAATGACATTTTTGTGAACAAGTTCTTCATAGTTAAAAAACTTACCAAATGGTTTAGCAATAATGTTTCCTTCATTATCTAAAATAAGACCTCTACACATTAAAGTGATTTCGTCCCAATAAGACTCATATTGAGTTGCTTGCGTATAGTTATAAATAGAAAGAGGTAGGGTTGGGTGAACTTGTTTCATTACCCAGCCTTCCTCTATGTATTTGTTTAGCTTTTCAATTAACATAATAATGCAGTTTTAATTATAGAGCAAAATTAACCAATTAAATTGAATAAAGCAAACTTTTTAATCCAAAGTTATTAACAACTATATAAGACCTTTAAAAGAATCGTCTTTAGCGCCAATTATGTCAAACGCAATCACTTGCTTAATTTCTACTTCGTGATCGTCATTAATAGAACCGACGCATCTTGGGCGCATAACAGCAAACCCATGTTCAAGCATACTTAATGCTGTTTTGCCATTCATATTATTAAGGAATGTTGCGTCAGCAAAAACTATGTCTTCTTTAATGTAAACGTCGTCAATCGTGTGTGATGCTTTACTAAGGTCAACTGCACCGAAAGATTCACCGTCTACGTACGATGGGTAATGTAATTCACCAAACATAGGTTTATTGTCATTAAGGGTTTTTCTATACTGAGATACGATTTCTTTAGCAGCGTCTTTAGTATAGATTCTGTCATTTCCATTACTTACTCCTATTTTAAGGACAGGTATTAACTTAACTTGTTCCGGCATAATTAAAATGGTAAATCATCATGTTTTTTAGCTTCTGCCTTTGACAGCAAATGCCCCAAGTCTTGGTAAGCATCTGCAAGAATCATTCCAGCATTTTCTAATTTTTTGCGGATCTTCTTTTTCTTCTGAGCTAACGGATGATCTATTAAATGGTCTTGTACATTACATAACACAACGTGTGTTCTATCAAGTAACTCTAAGTAGTGACCATCGTTTATTTCAATCTCAATCTTAATCTTCTTTTCTTTATTTTTTCCCATAGTAATAGTTTATTGTTATATTCAGAATTAGACTTAAGGTTCTTTACTATATTGATCTTTTACTTTTTGTGATATTGGAATTGCGTCCCCGCCTTCATCTATTCTCACAAACTTCATGTTTGTTGATAGTATAATTGATTGCGTTCCCGAATACACATTGTGCGAACGTGCTTCCATATAAATTGTGATTGATGTAGTTCCTATTGCTCGGACCTCACCATAGATTTTAATTAGCTGGCCTTCTCTAGCAGGTTTCTTAAAAACACATTGGTCAATCATTACAGTAACCATTCTTGGTGTATCACAAACTTGCATTGCATAAGCCGCTGCAGCTGCATCTAACCAAGCTAAAAGTTTACCGCCAAATAAATTTCCATGAAATCCTAAATCAGATTTCTTAATTGGGTGTGTTGAGATTAGTTCCATTATAAATCTGGGTTTACTTCAATTATATGAGGAGCTGTATATAAGTGCATAAGAGTCCCAGCGCAATCACTGTCTAATCCTATAATCCAATTTTTACCAAGCTCTTTTACATCACCTGGGCATACCAAGAAATCGTGTATGTATTGGCTTTGCTTTAACAGATCTTGTTTCTGTTCTACAGTTTTAACAATTATCTTTATCATATGTTTTCATATTTATAATTTTCCATAAAGGAAAATACTTGTTAAGTTGATTCATTATGTAATCATATGAATGATTTTCAAAATCAATGGTTACAACGGCAAAACCAACTAAAGGGACTATTGTTACAAATGTGTTCATTTTAATTACTTAAAGGTGCTGGAATATGTGGATGTGCTTTATAATCGTTTAACATAAAGTCCTCGATTTCAAAACTATCAATTAAACCGTTCATACCTTCAGTATAAGTACCAGGACCCATACCGCAGCCTTCATCCGTTCCAGGATTCCAAAACTCGGTATTCATTATAAGTTTTGGTAAAGGGTATGGAGTTCTTGAACGTTGAAGTATAGTTTCAAGTAAATCTCGTTCAGCCTGTCTTGCAGCAGCAGCCTCTCCATAGTTTTGTTTATTGATTTCGTCTATCTTTATTTTACGAAGTCTTTTTAATTCAGGGTAGGTTTCTTCTAATTCTTCATCAGTATATTCTTTGCCAATTTGTTCTTTAGCTTGGTCTATATGATTTAAGTATAAGTGTGTATCTCCAAGATTTCCGATAAGTTGGTCGGGAACCATGTTTACGATTTCTCCAATGATACTTAAAAGCAATCCGTAAGATGCAATGTTAAAAGGCAATCCAAGGAATGTATCAACACTTCTCTGATTCCACATTAAAGATACTGCTCTAGTAGGAATACGTAATTCATCACAATGCATGTAATTAATTGTGGTTCCTAATTTCCATAACCCTCTTTCTGAACCATAATCAACTCTTTCCTTTAAAGTCAATTCACGAGTATATAATTGAAAGTCTGTATGACAAGGCGGCAAAGTCATATGATGTAATTCACCAACATTCCAAGCACTTACTCGGTTTCTTCGAGAGTCCGGATCTGTTTTTAGTAAATCTATTGCATCTTGAAATTGGTCAATGTATCTTGAACCTGCAATATCTAAAGATTCTCCAAAGCTATCTTTTAGAGTTGACGGTATTCCTTCACCAACTCTCCAAGATCTCCACTGTGCTCCATAAATAGGGCCAAGACTGCCATACCTTTTATTAAAGTTATCGTCAGTCATAATCTTTTCTTCAAATTCTTTATGAGTTAAGCGAAGAGGATACGGTCCACTGAACGGTGGGTGTTCACAGTCAAAATCTTTATCATAAACCTTGTAAGCATCACCGGTCCAAATATGACAACCATTTTCTAATAAGTATCGTAAATCAGTACGTCCTTGTAAGAACCATAATAATTCTGTTACGATTAATTTCCAAGGAAGCTTTTTTGTTGTAAGTATTGGAAATCCTTCTTTCATATTGTGACGAACTGTATAACCAAAAATACTTTTAGTTCCCGTTCCCGTTCGGTCTTCTTTTTCTACACCGTGTTCTAATATAGTTTTTAATAAGTCAGTGTATTGCTTATCTAACGTATTTAGTTTATTCATATATATGTTTGTATCAAGTCAATGATTATAATAGACAGCTTGTAACCTGTAAATGCTCCTAATGCAGATGGAATAGGAAACACAATTAATTGTCCTAATTCAGTTACATACTTTGGACGGTTCACTATTCTTCCCATAAAGAAGTAATAGACTATATAACCGCCAAGAACAGCAATATCTGTTCGGGTTGCTATAAAGACAACAAGAATTGCTCCAAGGAATCCAAATATAAAGTTGTCGCGAATACCTTCCCAAATCTCTTGAGCAGTAGCGTCTTTATATTCTTTCTTTATCCTACGGTGCAATTTATGTTTCTTAATTGAATTTGTTCCGAAGTCAGTGTGTTCACTCAAAACTTATTTACTTTTAGTTCCAAAAATTCTTGTAGCTTTACACTTGTTGGTTTTGCTCCTGGGTGCTCTTCAGTATAACGGTATGTTTTATTATAACTTGTAGTCACAGCGATATCACCTTCAAGAAATTCAGCTAGTTCTAAAGAATCCCATTCAGCAATAATTTCATGATGATCGTCAACGATTGTGTAATGGTCGTTAGGTAATTTGTAAGCACGTACCACATCGCCTTCAAAATTGATAAGACCTAAGTACGGATAGTTTCTATTTGCAAATTTCATATTAGTGAATTTTAATAGTTGAGTATTCTTTAATTGTCAAGAATCTTTTGTCCGCTCTGTAATAGCCTTCCAATACTAATTCAAGCAAATCTTTTTTGTTTTCAGCTGTGTAAATAAAACTTGCTTTACCAGCATCACCACCAAGAACATACCTAATGTAAGTCCACCCGAACCAAGCTTTACGTTGTATCATAAAGATATCATTGTGCTTGACGAATCTAATTTTTATAGTTTTTGTTTTCATATCTTATAGTTGTACTTGGAAACGGTCTTTCATTCTATCCAAAGCTTCTTGTGGAACTCCATGTTCATTAACACCGCCATGTCGGTTCTCAACAATTAATGAGAACACTGTATAACCCAATTCTTCAGCAAGAATGTAGTATGCTTCCATTTCCCATTCTTGAGTAAATGTGTTAGAAACAATAACTTTAGGTTCACCGGCTTTCATTGCGTCCATTACAGAATGTCTACACCAGTTGTGAGCATCTTTAAGTTTAGTTGCATCAAACTTGTATTTGCCGTTTTTCATAAAGAACATATCAGCCTCAAAGTGTGCACCGCCAATTTCTTTGGCTAAAGTAGATTTCCCAGCGCCTGGTAAGCCTCTTAATAAAAATAAATGTTTTTCCATAGTTAATTATTATATGTTAAAATTAACCAATAGTTTTCACAATGGCAAATTTAATCGTATGAAGTTATTAACAACTTACACAAGGTTTTCTAAATTCCAAGGATCCATTTGATTATAGTAATCGTGTAGACGTTCTAACCATTTCAGCTGTGTTTCAGTATATGTTTCTGTAATGTGATCCCAATCTCTAAGTAATCCAGCCTCATCAGCAAGACCATCTTCAACTTCAGCAGGAACTACATAATCCGGGTTTTCATAAAACTTGTCCATTTCCAATTCCACTAAAGATTTCTCCAAGTCTATTAAAGTTCTATGATCTTTTACGTAATCATAATCTTCATCATTAAATATAATTCTCCATGTTTCACCTGTGGGATGGTTATACAGTCTTTCATATTCTGTATGTGTTACCAATGTAATAATGTTTTCTTCTCTGTAAATACTCATAATAAAAATTTTAATTTGTGTCTAAACTATCTGGGTAATAAAGTAATGTTGGATTCTTCTTTTGTATATCAATGTCAGGATATTTCTCACTAAAAGTTTTAACATCAAATCTTTCCGTAATTAAATGAAATCCATTTTTAGTTGGAATAGTAGTTACAACTTTATTTCCAGCGGGTCTAAGTTCATCAATAAAATTACCAACTGACACTAACGTTTTAAAATCCTTTGTATCGATGTCAACAATCCATCTCTTCTCTTGGGTTTTGATTTGACCAACAACAGAATCAAATAAACCCTTTTGATTATTATTCCCATCTTGAATTCTTTGTGCTAAAGCAACCATCATATTTAAAGAAACGTCAAAGTGATTCTGCTTCTGAACATGAATATACGCGCGCGCTTTAAACATTTCACACAGTTGAATAACTTCATTATAACGTTTTTCTAAATGCTCAACACTTTCAATACAGTAAGTTTTAATTGTTCTTACAGACTGATGTTTATCTCGTTCACCAACAGGCTGATCTTTTTTACGCTTAAATACATAAAGCATATAGAAGTCACCAGGCTTTTCAAAATTTAAAAGTCCTTTGATTTGTTCAATGTTGTTTATCATAATTCCTTTATTTTCCTAACATATCTTTATCAGATATTATAAGTGGGTTATCTTTTCTAAAGAAGTTTACCACTTCTTTAACCTTTTCGTTTGTAGTCCAAACAATACTATGTTCAGATTGCGGATTATACTCACCTTCTACAAGATATGCAACAATTGTATTAGGTTCTAGTGTTAAGAACCCATGTGCTTTATCATTTGGAATTAACACGGCATCATCGGATCCTATAGCAAGAAATTCAGCGTCTCCTGTTTTTAAGTCAACTGCAAAATCAACGATTGAACCTTGAATAACTTTAATGTATTTTGTTTGCGGTGGATCTGTTTGATAATGAAGACCTCTAAATGTATATGCCTGTTCATTAATACTAATTGAACATTGGTCCCATGACAAGTCTAATTGATTTGTTAGTATTGGTGTATAAGAACCCCGGTTATCTTTAAATGTTTTATGTTCTATTCTTTCCATCTTATTCTTCAAAATGTTCTAAACTTGTTATGGTGTAACGGTCACCTGAGTATGCACCAACATTTTTTAATAGTTCTTCGTAACCATTCCAATCACCTTCTAAAGAATAATGGTATTCATTGCCGATGTCAGGTGTCATCATTCTTAATAAAATGTTATTTCTTGTTAGATCTTTTTCAAAATCCATTTTCTGCTCATCGGTAGCAATTATAGTTACAAAGATTTCCATTAATTATTCATTTTCGTTATCGTTGTAGTAATCTTCATTATCGTCTGCTTGACGTAATGCTTTTACCACAGGGTCAAGATCTTCATCTTCATCTTCAGGATTTTCATCAAGATCATCATTTTCAAATGTATCATCATCAACGATTATTTCGTCTTCATCAATCTCATCATCAATAGATTCAAACTCATCAACCACAACCGGTTCAATATCCTCAAGAGCTTCAAGAGCTTCAAGTTTAAATTTGTTTGCTTTCTTGATGCGGAACTCAGCAGCCATATCATAAGGGACCTGTTCACCAGTTACAAGATTACGATAATTTGTAAATCCTAAAGCCTCGGCAACTATTTTGCTATCAGCATAAGCATAACTTGTTTCTTTGCCTACTTCTTTAAGTAAGATGTTTTTCTTGAATCCAATAATGTCCCAGATACCTGCAATGGTATAATCAAAATCATCAATAGTAACTTTCTTGCCAAGGTCTTCAGCAATCGTATAAGATGAGTGAATAAATTTTGCGTGTTCTTTAACATAAAGTTTTCTGCAAGTTTCTGCAGATTGCGGTTGTAATGAAATGTGTTTCATAGGTTTATTTAAGTCTGTTTAGTATTCTTGATTGAAGTTCGGCTATTCTTTTATCAAATTTGATTGCGTCTTCAATAGCGGTTGACGCATGTATTACTGAACCATGTTGAACTCGGTTATGTGCAGCTGCAATTTTTTGTAAAGATGCACCAGAATACCAGCGGCAAGCCCACATACTCAAATGTCGAGCTAAAACTCTATCTTGACGACGAGATTGACTAATGATATCCTTAGCAGAGATTCCTGATTCCTCAGCAACGATTTTAATGATTTGGTCTATATTCATAATGATTAATTTATTAGAATGGTTGTATACTTCAACTTTTAATTAGTTCTTATTTTGTTGCAGGTTTTTCAAAAGAAAATACTACAAGCATAAACCCCATGACAGAGGATAAAGCAAGAAAAGCAAATTCATTTTTACCGCCAGCAAAGTGGATGTAATTTTGAACAGTTCCAGTAGCAGTAAAATAAGCTAAAGTTAAAAATAAGATACCTAATAGCAAATGTTTAATAGAGATTGTAACTTTCATAATTAAATTGTGTTTGATTAATATTGATAGTTAAAATTAACCAATTAGAAGAAGCAAAGCAAATTCTAAATGTTAAATTTTTGTTAAACTTTACTTTTTCAATACAAAGCAAAATTCACCTTTAATTGATGACGTTAAACTTGATGCTGTAGAAACAGCCACATGTTGAGCTGTTACTGAAACCACAAACCATCCAGCGGCAAGCATTTCATTAATAACAGATTCGTCTTTTGTAATAATTACTTTATGTTCGTACATATGATTTGATTTAGTTGTTAACGATCAGCTAATCTTTTGAAAACATCAATGTGCTCCATGATCTTTTCGTTTAAAGATTTCATTTTGTCATCCAAGAATTTTTTGTAATCCGCTTCAGTAGCAAATCCCATTTTCTTCCAGTCCATTTTTGTTTCTTGAGTCATGATTATTTTCTTTTTCTTTGGTTATATTGCTCAGCAATTCTTTTACGAGATTCTGTAAAGTAGTCAGTATTTCCGTTAGACCATGCAGGGTACGCAGACCAAGATCCGTTTCTTAAATAAACCAAAACCGTATCAAACGGAACTCCGTCAATATCGTAATAAGAACCATTTTGGCATTGACGAGTTTTAACACTTTCACGAATCAATTTTTTAATCTGCGGTAACGTATCTTTACGATGATCTACATAATCAGTGTAACCGGCTAAAGCATTTGCGGGTGTATAACAACTCAATATAAAATCAAGTTCAGTATTACCTTCAGTTTTATCTACTATTATAGTAGTAGCTTTGCGATTAAGAACAGTTACTCTTGTTTGTGTAATTGTTTTGTAAAAGAATTTATCGTCTGCCATAATAATGTTGTTTTTAATTATAGAGCAAAATTAACCAAAATATAAACACAAAGCAAATTCTGAATGTTAAATTTTTGTTAAACTTTAGATCTTATCCATTTTCTTTAATAGTTCTCTACCGCTTTCAGTTGCAAAGAATACTTCGTCACCGTGTTCATCATCAATAGAACCAACGAATCCTTTCTTTTCAAGACTCATCATTCGTCCATGAACTATGATTAACTTAAGCATTTTTTCAAACCATCCGTCTTCTTCAAAATTCATTTCACCATTAAGCCATTGTTCTAATAACATTGGTCCTGCAACTTTACGAGTTGCTTCATAACCAAATTCTACAATGTCTTCATCAAAATAAAATCCGTCATCTACAAGACTTTCATAAATACCATTTAAGTATGTTTCAACTTCTTGGGGGTAAGTAGTATCAATCATTATTTTTTAGTTAAAGATTCATACTTATTAATCATACTTCTCATGTTAAAGTATATGACGGTAAAAATACCAGCACCTACTGGGACAATCACCCAATCCATATCAGTTGGTTTATTAATTGACATGTACGTCATTGCAGCAGAGGCAACCCACATAAGTAATGCACACCAACCTGCTTGTGTTTTAAAATGTTTTGCTTCTTTTAATGTTTCTGGACTCATAAATTAATTGTTTTTTGATTGATAGTTAAAATTAAACAAAAAATTCCAGAGTAGAAAACTCTGGAATCTAAAGTTTTTAACATCTTTACTTTTCTCCTAAAAGAAAGATGTTACTAATTGCTTTAAAAGAATACTTACGGTCAAGAGTACGGATTACCACACCTTCACGATCTGTCTTATCGTGCAGAACAGATTTACCATCTGCATATTTGATTAATTCATCAATAGTCTCTGGTAAATGAAAGTGTGTATCAAGAACAGGCACCACTGGCAAATCCAATGTATGTTCAGCGGCGGCTAAGAACATCGGTAATCCAAAGTATTCTTGACTGTCAATGTCAAAGATATTATACAGTCTTAAAGTTTGTCCTTTAAGTTTATAAGGATTTCCTTGAATACCTTCACCAATAAGTTCACCTTGAATTGATAAGTTACGTCCTAGTTCTTTACACGCCTTTTCAAGTTTTTCTTTAATTTTCATTTCTTGGGCAACTTTCCAAAATGTGTTTTGCTGGCGTGGTCTTTCAATTCCATCCTCACACATTACCATACCTTCAACGAATGCTTCAGGTTCAGCTAGTTCAAGATTACGAGAGCACACTCCAAATTCACCGTCTTTCATGTAATATGTTGCAGAAGAACCGTCAAGTTTTTCTGTCACGTAGTATGTACGGGTTTTCATTTCAGCGTATTCTTTTGCTAAGTTTTGAACTCTTTCCTCATCAGTCTTTCTTATGAAGCTTGGGAAGTATCCTTTGGCAACTCCAGAAAGTTGAGCAGGCATTGGTGGTTCATATTTAACAATTCCTAATCTTTCAGTTACGTCAAGACCTTCATATGCAGTCCAACCAAAATCACCAAAGATACTCATTGGTAAAATAAGTCCTTGAGAGACCTGTCCTCTTAAACGAATTGTTTTTAATCTGAACCCTTCTTGGCCACCCATTTTCTTGAAAGAACTTTTTCTTAAGAACTCAAATTCTTCACGAACTGGTAAGAAAGAGTCAATCTCGCAATAAACAACCATGTTGCCAATTTTGTGCCCAACATTTTTAGCCACTACAACTTTCCATCCGTTTACGATTGCAAGTTCAATCGCATCAGCACCTTCAATAGGTTGGATATCACTGATGATTTGCAAAGAAGCTAATTTCCTTTCCATTACTTTTGATTTTATAGTTTTGTAATTTATTAATCGTCATCACCGCCATGTTCATAACAACGTTCACATATTGGTTTTGATTGAGTTCCCATGTTTTGACCGGAACCTACGTTTTCTACAGTTTTACCACAATAAGCGCATCTTGCCATAAGATTTAGATTTATTATTAAAGTATAAAATTAAACAAAAAATCCCAGAGTAGCAAACTCTGGGACTATAAGTTATTAACAACTTTATAGTTTGAGAGTATATGCAAAATCACCGCTATCAAATTGACTTGGCGCCATCAGAGGGTATGCTGGGTTAAATTCATAAGCCCAATCTTTCATGCCTACTTCTTCAAAGCGATTCTTAATGTCTTCATTATATTTTTCTGCAATAGAACGGACTCTACGTTGAATGTCTTTTCTTGTTCTACCGCCATCACTGTTTTGTGTATTATTGCCATCATACATTTGTAAGTAACAACATTTAGGTATTCTTACAAACCTTGTCATTAAAAATGCTCTGACTGTTATTTCGTAATCATCAGCAATAGTTAATCTGCGGTTGTGTCCACCTAAAGCATGATATGTGCTTCGTCTCCAAGATCTAAAATGGTTTGGCACCCCAACGATATGACGAATGGTTTTAGGATTCACTGGCGTACAAGCACATACATCAAGTTCTTTGCCGTTATACATTTGCTTATAGTAAGATCCATAACTGAAAGCAAAATCATCGCCATAACATAATGAATTTAAGTCAGTGTCGCATTCAACACAATCACTATAAGCGTATCCTGCGTCTGGGTATTCCGTGAATGCTTTAACCATAAGTTCAACTGCGTCAGGAAGTAAATAATCATCATGATCTAATTCCATAAGATATTCTCCATCGCATAACATTGCTGCTCTATATTTTGCTTCACCTATGATGCCACCAGACTTTTTAGAAAATGAATACACTTTAACTCGAGGATCATTCTTTGCTATGTCTTCAAGTAAATGATCCATTGTTGTATCTGTTGAGTCATTTACAATAACCCATTCCCAGTTTACATACGTTTGATTTTTTAACGATTCGTACGTCTTATAAATCTTTTCACCTGTATTATATGATGACGTAAATATTGATGCTAGTTCAGTATTACGATTTAAGATACCATGATTTGCTGCATGATAAATTTCATTACCGTTATTCTCATCTTTCTCATTTGAGAAATGCAACCACTTTTTACGAATCTCAATAGGCATTTGAGCAAGACTTGGAAAATCTGTCCAATCTTCGGATCTTGTTACAATTACATCAGGATTAAATGTATAGATTACTTTTGCAATTTCATTATCATTTTCTATATGCTGAACAAGTAATTCATCAGATTCATATTCATATAGATTACCTCCTGTTTGTTTTGTCTCTGGCAATTCACCTACATATAAAACTCTAGGAGAAGATCCTCTTTTAGCTTTAAGCAATTCCAATTTATTATAGTAAGTTAAAATAACTTGTGAAAGATAAAACCTAGTAGGGTCTTCTTTATAAACTCGCTCAATAAAAAGACCGTCTCCACAGTAACCCATATCCCAACCACCTTTTTCTTGTAAGAAGTAATTTAGTATAAAGACTTGCGCAGCATCAACGCCTTGTAAACGCATGTTCTCCGGTTTAGCCTCACGAATATCAAGACCTGTGAAATCTTTACCATCTACCTCTTGTCCAAAAACTATTGCATATGAACTGTTAATGATTGTAGGATTATCGGAAAACCAAGTAAAAACTTTTGGATTTGGTAAGTTATCGTCATCAAGTAAATTAATCCACAGATCTCTATCAAGATTATCTGTTACAAAGTTTACAAGATCATAGCCATAAGTTTCTGGCGCCGATTTTTTAATCTCCCATGATGTTGCATTTGCATTTAAGATTTGCTGCGTGTACTCATCTATTTCAGGTACAACGTTTCCATCAATGATAACATGCCATTCATGTCCTAAAGGTCTGTACAACGTTAAAGACTCAGCAATCTTAAATAGATTATCCGGACGTGTACAGCGAGTTATGAATGCTATCTTGTGCATTAAGATTTCTTTCTTTTAAATAATAGTAAAGCTGTTCCTATTACCATTGGGATCCAAAAAATAGCTGTAAGTGAAAGCCATGTATATGAAGCAAACGGCTGAACATTTGTAACCTTTAATAAGATAAGAATAAACTGTAAGTAAATTAAAGCACTAACTTCGGGATTGTTTTTCATTTTTGTATTCTTTAAGATTATATACAGAATGATTCGTGTAGTTCTTATTACCTGTAGGATACGGCAATAATTAAGTAATGGTAATCTATATTATAAACAACTAAGGCTATCTAATGTACATTAGATAGCCTGAGTTAATCTGTAGTGTTATCAGTCAATCTTGAATTTTATATCTTTCACGCTTGCGCAATAAATAATATAGTCCAAAGAATGATGCTGACAGGCAGTAAAAAATAGCGTCGGTAATCCAAAAGGAACCTGTCCACTTCATCACAAGAGCGAAAAGTGCATCGAATCCAAGCGGGTTGAAGAATGTTGCAATCATAAGTACTATGGTCGCCAGGTTCTTCTTGGTTGCATGTTTTACTTTCTTTATCACTGGGGTCTTCCATTTTATGTTTTTAATTTGTTAGCCTAATTGCCTACAAGTGTATTAATTTAATATGTTAAAGTAAACTCAAGGGTACTATGTTTACTTAATTTTTAATGTTTTAGGTTTAGCTTCATTAGTAATAGGAATGTCTATTCTTAATAAACCATGTTCCATTGCTGCTTCCGCCTTACCTAAATTGTATTTTGCAAGAGGAATGCGATAGCCTAAGTTAAAAGACTTTTTACTTATACCTCTATGATAATATTTACAATCGTTTACTTCGCAACATTTATCATCTTCGGGTTTTGTATAAGAAACTCTTAATACGTCGCCCTCAATTAAAATGTTTATGTCATCTTTTGTTAAACCGCTTCCTGCAATTTCAAAATGTAAACCACTTTCGTTTTCGTAAATGTCTACGGGATGTCCAATGCGTCTATCAATTACAGGAGCAAATAATGATCCGTTATTAAAAAAATTTTTGAATAGAATATCAAATTCATCCAAATCTCTTGTTGTAATGTGCGTCATAGTTCTAAAATCTATTTTTAAAGTTAATGTTTTGGCTTCCTTAAGGTAAGCCGTTAGTTGTACCCTTGAGTTTTAACTATTTTATATATCAGCTTACTTTCCGAAACCTAAACGATTTTCTTTAACAACGACTCCGTGTGTAAGGACTGTGTTTTCAATGTTTGATGAATAGAACTCTGCAAGTGATGCAGGATAAGTAATTTCCGGTAAGTCCATTTTTAATGTTTCCGCTAATGTCACAAACATTTCTTTTGGAAGTTTCTTAAATTCTTTTCGGGCAAGTAAACGTTTTGGCCTAAGTAATGCGCTATCAATTTTTGATATCTGAGTATTAAAAGTGGCAATTACTGTCAGACCTAAAATATCGTTAAGAAGACCATCAGTCATATTAAGTAAATTGCTAATTCCAGTAGATCTTCCAGAATTATCTCGAGATTCTAATAATGGTTCAGCATCTTCAATTAGTAAGATGCAGTCTCGTTCCTCGTCCATAATCCATGAACTGATAAACTCAATCATTGCAGGTTCTGTTAAATTTGCAGAGATACTTGGTGGCGCATATATGATTGACTTGTTTAAGACAGCTAATTCTTTAAGTAATAATCTTATGTATTGTGTCTTGCCTGTGCCTGGATCTCCATGTAAAAGAACAAGACCTTTGGTATTCTTATCAAGACGGTCCAACAGATTTTTATGAAACTCCTCAAAGCCTTCACCGTAGTGTAAGTCAGGGTATGTAAAATCTGGTGTCTTACCTTCAAGTGAAAATCTTTTTACATAAAAATCACCGTTATCTACAGAGATAATTCCAATAGACGGACTTGTACTATCAGGGACAATCATTTCTTTAAGAGCCTCAGAAATACTTAGTATTGGTTTATCATCATATTTAGAATTAGAATCAAATAGTGTAAGGAAAGTTAATTGGTCAGTCTGAACAAGATCTCCGGCAATTCCTTCAAGTTCATCAAGCATATATGGACCGCTTTTTTGATTTGCTTCTTTCTTACGATAATTAATTCCAAAAAATAACAACATATTATCCCTTACATAAACGCATTCTGTTGGTTTGTGTTTATTTTCCTCAATTATACAATAGAATTGTGTAGCTAACCGAACCCAACCATCAGCCTCAACTTTTTCAATTAATTTATTTGCGTCAAAAGTTTTCTTGGTAGTTACATAATGTGCTTGCATATCCGGTGTACCAAACAGTCTTGTAAAAAGTTGACGGTGTTCCAACATCATAGGTCGAGCTGGACCCATAGATGCTAATTGGATAGCAGGAGTAGTCTCAACATTATGTAGCTGTCGAGTAAAATCAGCGATATCTTTCATAGGTTAGTTTAATGTTATATTTACGCAAGTTCTAATTGTTCTTCATTCTTTTTAACAATTATTTGCGGGCGAGGGCCAGATTTCCAATATTCTTGTATACTTAATTCTTTGGCTTTGGATTCACACATAAACCAGCCAGCAGTTCCCCAATCATTTAGTTCATCATAAATGTAGTCAGCGTGTGCTACTGATTTTGAGTCATAAGATTCATATAATTGTTTTGATGAACTCCAGTGTATAACAAGAGGAGCATCTTTCCAAGTATCTGCGGCTAATGATGCAGCAGCCTGCGCAGATAATTCACCAGTACAAAATGTATGATGGAAAATATCAAAGGTAATAGGAACACCAACCTTTAAGTAAATCATTTCATAAAGATCCGCAACCGAATACATATTGGCTTTGTCATCATTTTCCACAACGACTCTTTTACGACAGTTTTCTGAAAGTTTTAAAAAGTTATCACACCATCTTTGAGTTGCGGATTCTTTATCACCGTAAGCACCACCCACATGTATGTTTATACAATTCCAATGAGAAGGTTCTAATCCCATTTCATCAAACACACGAGAATGCTGTTCAAGATCTTTCATACCTTTAGTAACAGTAGCCTCAGTAGGTGAAGCTAAAATTGTAAAATGACTTGGGTGAAATTCCAAACGCTGATTAAATCTTGTAGCGTCTTTTCCAATACTTAACAAGATGCCTTTAATCTTGGGCCAGTCTGGTAAATCTTCAAAGTTATATTCTGTCCACCAAGGAAATAATCCACTAGAGATACGATAAAACTTAATTCCATTTTCTTCATTCCAATGAATTACCTTTTGTAGGTCAGTCACATTTGCCAATGCAAGTTTGCTGATGTGAGGTAATCCTTTAGTGGTAAAAGTTCTTTTAATGGCATCACGGTTAGTTGTGATACCTTTAGCGGATAGCTGTGTATTAATACAAGCATAGCCGATTCTTTTGTCAAATGGAATTACTTCAGTTTGCATACAGGAATATTTACAAACCCACTTGCAACATAGCGGTGAGGTAATTCAACAATGTTATTTTCAAGTAGAAAATCCAAGACACCTTCATTTTCTGAATAGTTCTTGATGGCAACTTCGCCTTCGGTTAAACCTGGTAAGTTAACGGTTGCAGTAGCAAAAGGAAATCCATCAGCACAATCAATTAATTGCATAGATGTGTTACCTTCTCTGTAGGTTCCGTATTGAATTTGTAATGTGTAACGGCTATTACCGTAAGGAGATTGAAATTGGTAGTTCATATATTATCGGTTAATTAAGAATTCTTTTTTGTCAATGATTGCTGCGCGAATATCTTGAGTCAAGGCTTGCACATTATACAGACGGGCATTCATATGTTGGTCTGTTATAGAACATGCCTGAAACGCACGAATTGCATTTGTTAAGTGGATCTCTGCAGCAGCAAGTTTAAGTACTTCAGTATAATCTGTGGTAGACTGTGAATTACCTGGAATTGCTGTAGATGGTTTGAACTCAGATTCCTCTCCGGCTAAAATTGAGATATTAGTTTTATTCACATCTTCAATATAGTTTTCAGTTTTAGGAATAATTTTTTCTACAGTAGTAAAATAGATGGCACTGTAGCGTTCTTTTAAAGCAATTTGATTAACTTTAAATGTGTACCTATTATTTATATTACTTCCACGCTCAATGATACCATCGGCAATTAAATGTGCTATAATAGGTCTGTAGTTTTTATCCCCGGCATAGTAAGGTGCACCGTTCTTTTGGTATCTTTTATTCTGAGGATTTTTTAAATCTTCTATAAAACAGTATAAAGCATTTTGACTTCTAAAAAATAAAGGTCCGTTTGCATTCACATGTTTAATAAAAAGATTGTATACATGACGATTAGTTTTATATAATCTAGGAAGTGATTTTTTTACAGGCGCTGGAGTTTTACCTTCAAGTTTATTAAGGATATCCGCAACGGTCATTCCTTTATAATTGTTATGAAATTCTCTGCGGTAATTGCCATCCTGCACCCAGTCATATCCACCATAACCACGTAAGAATAATAAATGACCTAAGTCAAACCAATCAGGAAAATGTTTGATGACTTTGTATTTACCGTATGAAATTCTTGTTATGAATTTCTCTACGTTTTTAACATGTGATAGATAACTCCTAGTTGTATAGTAAGGATTGTTATTCCAATTTTTCCAACGACTTGGAGTTTCATGTGGTCCTACCTTATTGATAAGATCAGATACTTGAAAGATTTCCCCTTCTTCAACAGAATTGATAAAGGTAACTAAATGATTGAATAATGAATCTGGGTTTCTCATAGTGATTAATTAATTATTAGTTAAAATTAAACAAAAAATCCTACAAATAAAAATTTGTAGGACTAAAGTTATTAACAACTTAATTTATTTCTTTGACTCTGCTAACCAATTTTCATATGATAGGACGTATGTTTCAACTACGTCATCCATTTGGCCATTGTGATTATCTCTTACTGCAGTAGTTGGGTCAATGATTACTTCTTTACCATTTTTATCAAGTACTTTATAACCAGATACTTCTTGACCACTTCTTAACACAACCAATACTTTTCCTGAGGCTTCTTCACCTTTTTCTCGAGTATCAGATAAAGTTTCTCCAAAAATGTAATCACCTATTTTAATTGCGTCTTGTTGAGCTGCATCGGATTTTGCTCTAGGTTTTTCTTCCAGCGCTCCGTCTACTGATACGATTGCTACTTTAAACGCAGGATTGTTCGCAACGATAGGTATCATTGGCGAACCGTTACCGGTGTTTATACTTCTTCCTGTTAGTGTTATTGGCATGTTGTATTTATCTTTTTCCAATTCTCAATACAATCACGCGACCTTGCCGCAAGCTCGTATTGTTCAACATCAGCAAAGTATAACATAGAACGCTCAAGTGAGTCAAGTATTCCTATGATATCTTTAATAATGAATTTTGTTATTCCTGCTTCAGTTTTAAGTAAAGCAACTTCTACTCGATTAAAACCGTCGGGATTTAAGAGTTTTTGTTCACATTGAATTAATACATCACGGTAGATATCCTCTTTATGCTCAAGGACCCAATTTGGTATCGGTTTATCTACGGTATATAATTTCATTGCATCTAATTGAGTATTTTGTGTAACTTGCATATAAACCATTCTTGTGCAGGAGTGTCATTCATTTCCGAATGTTCGGGGTGCCACTGTACTGCAAATTCTTTTCTTTCTTTATTCTCTATTGCTTCAACGATTCTATCACTTGTCATATCTATAACTTTATATTCAGATACATCTTTTTGAAATATCCCTTGATGATGTCGCGAATTTACAAATAATCCAAGTTCTGTTGTGTGCCAAGCGCTTTCACCTTTCCAATCACCTGTGATGGTTGTGTGAAGTATTTCTTTTGTGTAATCAGGAATGTGTTCAAGCAATCCTGGTCCTTTTTCATTTAAATAAATCATTAACTGCAAACCTCTACATATTCCTATAATAGGTTTTTCTAATTCTCGGTATTTATTGTAAAGATAGATTTCATATTCATCTCGACCATCTCTCATTCCAATATCAGCACCTCCTGGCAATAATAAGAAGTCTGCTACATTAGGATCTTCTTCCCTGGCGTATCCTGCTTTTTCCATCAAGACTAAATACGGATTAATGTATAACGGAAATTCACCCGTTGGTATATAGTATGTCATGTTATTTATATTAAGTTAATCCTTAATAGTTTTACTCTTATTAGAATAGACAAGCACCAGCTGCAGAAATATTTGTGATTTGGCCAGTAGCTGATATTTGATATAACCTATCAATCCAACCGTTATCACCAATTCTAAACCACAAAGCAAACCATAGATCGCCACCGTTAAATGGAGAAGTTAGTAAATAATCATTAAAAACAAAATTTCCTACTGCAAGACTTGTATATGGAACTGTACAATATAAAGGAGTTGTTCCAGGAAACGGTATTTGACATCCTGGATTCAATGAACTATTTGCACCTCCAGTTGTTGCTCTAAAAAATGTATAAGCACCTACACGATTAACAAGTCTTATGTTAGCCTTTGGCACTGAATTAACTTTTAATGTGGCATTTGGATCAATACTTAATACATATTGTCCTAACCCAGTTTCTATTTCTAAATACGGAGCGTTTGTACCTCCGTTTATTGCATTACCAACACTTGTTCCAGGGTCTCCTGGCGTGGGGCTTGTGTATAAGTAATCATATGTATAGTCAACAAGTGCTAACTTAAATTGCGCTAAAGTGTTAAGGTCTGCAACTGCTGCCGCATTCAGCGGAATTGCGTTCCAACCATTGTTCCAAACTGTGGTTACGCTATCTGCATAATCTACAACATTGCCAACGGTGTTGGCGTTCATAGCATAACCCGTTTCATATTGAAAAATAGCATTATAATCAGTACCAACAATATTAGTTGTAGTTGTTGGGGCAGTTGCTTTAACTGGGATGATATCTCCGTTATTTAATCCTGTGGTTTGTTTAAAAACCCATAAGATTGCGGATTGTGCTGTTTCAGTTAAAGCAGTAGTATCAAAAGCCATGAAATATCTACCGCATCTTCTAGTAGTTAAATCAAGTCCACTTACATAAGTGTCCTGTACATTAACACCCGCGTTTAAATTACCTTGTGCTGCTGTAGGCGTACCACCCGCGCCGTCGCGGCAGTCTATTTCCCATGAATCTAGTGGAAACCCTTCAGTTGAGGTAACCATTCTTGCGGTACCTCGTGTTGTTGCTGATGTTAAAATAACTGTTGCCATATCTTATAATTTATTACACTAATTCCACCCATGTGTTATCAGGATTAAAATAGATTGTTGTTCCGTTTGCTACATTATAACCAATTATCCTTACTACATTTCCTGTACCTGATGGTGCAAGTCCAGTAAATCCTCCATTATTTAAAGCCATGTATAATGTAGAACCTGATGTTGATGCTGAGTATGACGAATTTAACGGGTATCTTGCGTAGCCTCTAACTAACATACCGTTACCAACAGTAGCTCCCATAGCAACTGCAAGCATTCCTAATGAAGCTGTGGTAGACGTTGCATTTGTTGCCGTCCAAGTTAATGATGAACTTAAGTAATATAAATTACCTACAGAAAACCCGGTGCCTGTACCAAAAAATACAATCTCACCAGACGCAGTGCCATTAGATGCTGGCGGTGCGTATGCAGAAACTGTTCCAGTAGGTCCAGTAGGACCCGCAGCTCCAGCAGCACCATTAGTACCTGCTGCACCAGTAGGACCAGTAACTCCATTAGTACCTGCTGCTCCAGTAGGACCAGTAGGGCCTGTTCTACCTGTAGGACCAGTAGCTCCAGCAGCTCCAGCAGCTCCGTTTGTACCCGCTGCACCAGTAGGCCCAGTGTTACCTGTTGATCCTTTGGCACCATTTGACTGCCATGAAATGCTATACGGTGTACTTAATGCTAAACTTCCGTTTGCAGTAAGATTGGCAACAGAAATTATTGCTGTTGGTGATGTATAAGTAACATTAGATATAGAATATGTCCCAAGGTTATTTTGAACATTGCCATCTCTTAATTGTATATAGCAAGGTTTTCCTAAATCAAAATCAGTTTTTAACGCGGTTATCCATGCAGCAGCTGAGCCGCTACTAGCAGTGTCATTAAGTTGTATAACAGATACAGAACTTAATGCAATAGAACCAGCGGAAACATTAAACTGTTGTGAAGGCGGAGTAGAACCAGCAGTTGATCCGTTCCAGGTCCATCTTAATGAGCTTGCTCCATCAAGACCAGTGGTTCCTGTACTACCTGTTCTACCAGTAGGACCAGTTGGACCAGTAAGACCAGTAAGACCTGTAGGTCCAGTTACCCCAGCAGCTCCAGCAGCTCCGTTTGTACCAGCTGCGCCCGTTGGACCTGTTGCGCCCGTTGCGCCCGTTGCGCCCGTTGCACCTGTTGCACCAGTTGCTCCATTTCTAATAAAGGTAAGAGCACAATTTTCAGCATTAGAAGGTAATGTGCTACCGGAAACCAATGTTCCAGTAAATGTAACTTCACCAGTAGTACTATGTGATGTTGCATTAAAAACACCTGACGTACTATCATTATTGGTATTACTTTGATATACTATGGTAAATGGAGATGCAGAAATGTAACTAATTACATTGGCGCCATCGTTGGTGAATTGGTTGACATACATTGTCACAATAGATCCTGTAGTACCACTATTAAATCTAAATGTACCTGTAGTAGTACCTGCTCCTGTAGTTGTAGAGAAAGTATATTGTAAACCACCTTTATTTCCTTGCGCACCCGTTGCACCCGTTGCACCTGTTGCACCCGTAGGTCCTGTTACACCCGTAGGTCCTGTAACAGTAGATGCAGGACCAGTTGGACCTGTTATACTTGCTCCAGTAACACCAGTTGCGCCAGTTGCACCAGTTGCACCAGTAGAACCTACATCACCAGATCTAACAAATGATACCATTACATCTGTTCCTGCTGATATTGTTCCAGTTCCTGCCACATATGTAATAGTATATGCGCCATTAGCTCCACCTACTGTTCCTGAGTTTATTTGATAATCCGCATAATCAGTAGTTCTACTTAAGCGTGATATTCTAAGACTACCTTTAACAGCGCTATTACTTGCAATAAGTCCTTGTAGCCAAGAAGTAACACTTGCTCCGTCTGCGTCTACTGTACTTAAATTTAGTCCAGTAGATAGAGGCATAGTACTACTTGAAAAATTTAAACCTCCATTTGGCGGTATACCTGCATTTGAATATGCGTTTATGGTATATCGTATAGAATCTCCACCATAATTTCCAGTAATACCTGTAGCTCCAGTTAAACCTGTAGCTCCAGTTGGGCCTGTGATACTTGCTCCAGTTACTCCAGTAGGTCCAGTCGGTCCAGCTACTGATGATGCTGCTCCAGTTGCTCCAGTTGCTCCAGTTGCTCCAGCAGGCCCAGTTGGCCCAGTTAATCCAGTTGAACCTGTTCTACCTGTAGGTCCAGTTACCCCTGCGCCTGTTACCCCCGTAGGACCAGTTACACCAGTTTCTCCAGTAGGACCTGTAACACCAGCGCCTGTTGCCCCTGCTGGACCGGTAGGACCAGTTACACCAGTTTCTCCAGTAGGACCTGTAACACCAGCGCCTGTTGCCCCTGCTGGACCGGTAGGACCGGTTATTGATGATGGCGCTCCAGTAGGACCTGTAGGTCCAGTTATACTCTCACCAGTTGCTCCAGTAGGACCAGCAACCCCAGTAGCTCCAGTAGGACCTATTGGACCTGGAACGAATGAAGCTGCGCCTGTGGGTCCAGTTAATCCTGTAGCTCCAGTTCTACCTGTCGGACCAGTTAATCCTGTAGCTCCAGTTCTACCTGTCGGACCAGTTAATCCTGTGGCACCTGTGGCACCTGTGACACCAATACCAGTTGCGCCAGCGGGTCCAGTAGCTCCTGTATTACCAGTTGCACCAGTGGGTCCAGTAGCTCCTGTACTAGATGCAGCACCAGCAGGTCCAGTAACTCCAGTGGGGCCTGTAATACCAACACCAGTTGCACCAGTTGCACCTGCAGGACCTGTAACACCAGCCGCACCAGTAACTCCAGTAGGGCCTGTAACACCAGCACCTGTTGCACCTGTTGCACCTGCAGGACCAAGCGGGCCTTGCGGTCCACCAATTTGTCCCATGTCAACCCAGTTAAATGCATCTGCTCCTGGAGAGCCTGGATCGTATACATATAAGTGAGCATTATCTTGAGCTAACCAAGTGTCTAATAATGTTGAGCCTGTTAATGAATGTATACCACCTGGCCCAGTAAGACTCGGTAAAACACCTAATGGATTTAATGTTTGTCCGGGTAAACCTGTTGGACCAGATGTACCAGCGGGTCCTGTTGCCCCGGTTCTACCTGTAGGACCGGTGAATCCTTGAGGACCAGTAGGTCCAGTTACGCCTGGAGATCCAGGGTTACCTACTAATCCAGTAGGACCAATTGAACCAATAGGTCCTTGTGGACCAGTGGTTCCAGTAGCACCTGTAGCACTACCAACAAATTCAATCCAATTTGCATTCCCCGTTCCACCAATTAATCTATATACTTTTCCGTCAGATAATACAGACACCGCCATACCTTCTGATCTTCGTGAAGAAGTTATTGCGTTTCTTTCAGTAATGTCGGCAACCTCTTTCCAACCACCTTTACCGTAAAGACTAAGGTGCGTTGCATATTGATCCGCGGTATCAGTAGGAGATATAAAACTTGTAATTGGTATTCCACCAGTTATTCCAGCCATGTGTGTTCTTGTATTTTTTAACTTACTGTTATATTGATTGCTCCGCCTAAAACGTTAAGTGTTCTGTAAACTCTATATACCGTAGTTTGACTAAAAGCATTGGTTACATTTACTGCATCATAATACCAGCCATTACTATCTAAATTATTATAGCCTTCAGTAGGACCTGCCATTGCAACTGGAAATCCGCCAGAGAAGAAGCCATTCACTGCAGTAGGTGATCCTAAAGAATCAGCCCATGCAAAATATTTATAGTCTCCAGCAGCAAATGCATATGTTCCGTTTTTAGTTGACGAAAGAGATGAAGACGCAAGACTTTGAATACCAGATGATGTTAATGTAGTAGCACTTCCTGTTCCCCAGTATAATCGCCAAGCCCAAGTAACATTATAATCTAGGGTAAATACTGTCGATTGTGTATTAGTTCCTTGTATTCTAAATGTATGTGTGATAGGCGATGTTTGCGTAATAGCCGGATATGTTGATGCATACGGTGTACCTCCATAAGATAATCCAGATGCAATAAGACCCGACCCTGTTACATCAATTAAACTGATTGATCCACCAACGATATTTGCAAAATTTGTTGAAGACCATGTAAAAGTTCTATTTGCTGCTATTGTTGCGCCCACTTCTAACGGAGTAGTTTGACCGCTGATAGCAAAGGCATTCCAAACTGGTAATTGGTAAGGATATAGGAGAGCGTCCCACATTTGCTGCATTGTTTGATTTGAGAATGTAGAACCTGCAGGAATACCGCCAATAGCAATAGGTGTAGGATTTGCATTAGTATATAGAACGCTAACGTCACTCCATATTGTGTCATAGTCTACGTTAGAATTTTTAACTAATGCTTGGCCTGTTGTTCCACCAGTTGGAATACCTTGACCTGTAGGACCAGTAACACCAGTTTCACCGGTAACACCCTGAGGACCAGTAGGACCAGTAGGACCAGTAGGACCAGTTTCACCAGTAGGACCACTTGGTCCACCTAAAGGACCAGTAACACCTTGAGGACCAGTTTCACCAGTAGGGCCAGTAACACCTACCCCAGTATCTCCTTGCGGACCAGTAAAACCTATGTTTCCTATTGGACCAGTTAAACCTTGTGGACCAACCGGTCCTTGTGGTCCTATTGGACCAGTTCTACCTGTAGGGCCTACACCAGTTGCACCGGTTGCTCCGGTTCTACCCGTAGGGCCAGTTACTCCAGTATTACCAACACCAGCTGCTCCTTGAACACCTTGTGGCCCGGTTGCTCCAGTAACACCCATATTTCCTTGAGGGCCTATAGATCCAGTAGGACCTTGGAAACCTGAAGCACCTTGTGGACCAGTTGCTCCGGTAACACCAGTACTTCCACTAGCACCTGTTGCTCCAGTACTTCCTACACCGGTAGGACCCTGTGGGCCTGTTAAACCAGTAGGACCACCAGCAGGACCAGCAGGCCCTTGAGGACCAACAAGACCACCTCCAGCAATGGCAATTAAATCACCAGTTGCAACAGAAGATGTTAAGTCAGCGCTATAATTATTTGTGATTGCTTGATAAATTACGTGTGATGTTCTATCAAGAATGATTGTATCAGAAACCCATGAACGGTCTGATTCATATAGTTGCTCGGAATTTTTCTGTGACCAGATTAAATCTGATGGCGTAAGTTCCTGTAATTCATATGTAGAATTAAGAGTACTTACACTTAAAGGTCTTAATTGGTGTGCCGATGAATTTCCATAATTAGCTGGTACAAAAACCGCAGCTAAAACAATTTCGTCATCAGGTATAACTGGCGGTTGTATCATCAAGTAGTCAGATACATCACCAAGAGTAATAAACGTGGTTGTTGTTAATGTAGCAGGTAAGGATATAGTAAGAGTCCCTACTCCTACGGTATTAATAGTAGTGCCATACGGAATACCTTGCCCAATTACAATATCACCAGGGTTTAAATTAACTTGTGGGTTTACGTTTGTTATTGTTGTAGACCCCGCTGATAGAGTTCCATAAAAACCTAATTGATTTCCAAATGTATCAACTGATATTGCAAATTGACCGCTGATTACTGTTCCTGTGCTTGACGTGGATAAATCAACTCCATAATCGTAAACAGCAGTTGCCGTAGTTCCTAGTGCTAATCCTGGCCCAGATACAGTATCACCAACGTTTATTCCGCTAACAGTACCTGTTCCTAATGTAAATGTTAATGTTGTACTTGCTGTATTATTTCCCAAGAAAGTTACAGGTCTACCAACTGGGTATAAATTACCTTTATGAATTTCCATTTTTCCTCGATACTCTGTACTTCCTAAACCAGGATTTGTTGCAGTATTTGGATAATCACCCTTAAAAGTAATAACGTCATATCTTCCTAAAGATAAATCAGGATTAGGATCTATCTGTAAATCTCCAAGTGCAGGTGAAGTTTGGTGCCAATAAGTTTTACCTTGTATACGTGCATTACCACTATCAACAGATAACCATAATCCGCCTCCAGAAATACCAGCATCAGGTTTTCTAACAATTAGACCACTTAATATTGCTTTTTGAGCATTCAGTTCTAAAATCTCGTGTCCGTCATTGCTATAAGCACGACCCAGAGTAAGATCAATAATCTCCTCACCTTTATATATAGTGGATTCATTAAAATCACCAGGATTATCAATATGATTGGTTCCAGGTATTGCCGCGTTTGGACGATACCAGCTCGATGTCGCAGAATTATAGAATTTGGCAATTCTTCTAACGAACGATGTAATAAGATTTGTTTTGTTACTCACTTTAGTTTCTTATTGCTTTTTTAATTAGTGCATCTCTTAACACGGCAGCATTTTCATAATCTTCACTTTCAACAGCTTTTTCAAGAGCTTTTTCAAGAGCTTGCCTAGATTTTTTGTCTTCTTCAAAAACAAATTCTGCTAAACGAAAAATTACTCGTATGTCACCAATGTCACTGTCTTCGCGATCCCAAAAGATTATCCAACTGCCATGCGAAATGTAATGTAAGTCTTCAGATATCATGTGAGCAAAAATACTTCTCAATTCATCTCGAAGTTCTGCAACTGATGGTAATCTTTTATGAGTTGTCTTATCATCTTCAATTTCCCAAAGGATATTGTTGTTTTTATGATAGCTCTTAATTTTTCGCCAGTCTATACTTTGTATAACTCTTTCTGAAGCGGAAACACGATGATTCATGACACAACACTATTTTTACTATATATCAATATAGAAGTCTGTATGAAAACAATAAAAGGTAAAGGTAAAGCTGCCTATATGCGCTCAGAAGTTGAAATCCCCATTACCTGGGTTTCGGTAGAATTTGGTCCAACGTCACAAAGTTTATTTATTTTCAAATAATAAATTGCTCCTTCTACTAAAGATGTAGCAGGGAACCTAATAACTTGTCCTGTGACGGTTTCAACTGTTAACCAAGATGTTGGGCTCCAATTAAAAATATGTAAACCCGTTATGTAAGGTTCATCATGGTGTATGATATATTCACCTGGTATTAGGTTAACAGGTTTTACACCACCATCTCTAAAAAATATGTCAGAGATAGGATAATATTTAGATGCAATAATAGCCATAATTCATTAGTATTATCTACCAATCATATATCTTATCGGTATATCAAAGGTATGTGGGTTTTTAAGTATAATCGTTTCTATAAAGCAACGGTCAGCATCTTCAATGTCAGTAGCTCCTGATAAGAATAAGAAATCCCCAACGTTTCTCCATCTTGGCGTTGCAGGACCGTATACATTTGAAATTAATTCTCCATCGTATGCTATGTTAACTGGGGCGTCAAGCTGAATGTCTTTACCGTTCAAATATTCTATGTTAGCTCTAAAAGGAATACCATTATCAACTTTCATTAAACTATTAACACCAAAATGATATCCAATGTGGTCAGTTACTGCTGGATAATCCCATTCACAATTAACATTTGTAGCACCAACTGTAAGTATTACATTAGTATCAGGATTATTCACCTCATCATATTCTCCACGATTAACGTATTGGAAAAACTTTTGATTAGATTTCATATCACCTGATGAATTTGCGCATCCGCAAGTTGTAACATCTACTTTATCATAATCGGGAAAAACTAAAATATACTTAACTCTTCCTTTAGGATATTTTGTGTAAGGCACAAGTAAAGTTCCTGGCGAAGGTAAGTCAACACCACTAGTATCAAATGTGAATACGTGGCGAAGTTTAATGTTTCTTGTAATTGATCGTACAGTTAATATACCTGTTGTCAATGATGTAGATGCATCAAAAGTGACTTTAGATTTGATTACAGTAGAATTACCATAGGCGGTAGTAAGAGCTGTTGGAAAGTCACTATAGTCGGGATCATTTATATCAATAGTAAATGATAAAGACTCTAAGAAATTTAGGTTTTCATCATATAATGAATATTCATGAGATGTTCCGTCATCAAAAATGTTTGGGTTAGCTGCAAGTAATGCGTCAAAGCTGAACTGCTCATTAAGAGGGCCGTATTCAGCAATATCATCAATGTTAAGTAAACGCTCCGTTCCTCCTTTAAGAGTTAATGTTCCTTCTGTGTGTTCAGCTATCGGAATATATAAATTATTAAGGTCTAAGGCAGCAAGTTTATTTACCCCTTTCACAACGCTTGCTAATTTACATTCAGAAATTCTGAATGCAAGTATTGACCAATCTGGAGGACAAACAATAGGTGGTTTAAGTGACATTATAGTATGTGATCTTTTTACGCATTAACTCCAGGACGAACCTGTGGATTAACTTTCTTTTTTGCTTTTGGTTCTGGCGTGTATTCTAAATCAAAGTAAGAGTTTAAATCAAACTTTTTTTTTCACTACCATTTATATTATCTATTTCCGAAGATTCTTGAAATTCTTTAAGAATCTCTTCTTGATTTACCGGAGCAATAGTTGGCGGTAATTTTTTAGTCTCTTTAACTGCTTCTTCCGGAGTTCCTGTTAAAACGTTTGCATCTTCTAAATGTGCAACAATTTCAGTTTCTTTTTCAGGTAAGGCATCAAGACCATTAATTTCTAAAGCATCTTCAATAAATGGAAGTTCTTCTTTATCTTCTAAACGATATTTAGAATTAGCAAGAGCCGTTGGTTCATCATCGGTATGATCTGCCGTTGGCAGTTTACCTTCTGCTTTTAAATCTTCAACGATTTGTGCAACTCTTTTTTGTTCAGCTTTTAAATCAGGTGCTTGCGTAGTTTCATGTAGTTGTTCATGTATGTTTACATCATCTTCAATCGCTGGACGAATGTAATCAACAAGAGACTTAATAAAACCTAAAGCAACAAGTGGTAAGATTGCACCACTTATAATAGAAAGGATTCTTTTTTGGTAAAGAGGATCTTCATCTACAAGTCCAAATAATTCTACCCAAGATTGGTAGTCTTGTAAATTTGTAAAGGCATAATATGTATTACCCATCATTTGCATACAAGTCAAAATAATGAATAAGCCCCAAACTAGAGACTTATTCATTTTATCTAATACTATAAGAGATGCAAGAGATGCAGCTGCTCCAATTTCAAAAGCAATCGCTAATGAAATAGAAAGCCATTGCGGATTCGATAAACTAAAGAAATCAATAACGTGAATAGTTGAAATAACACTCACAATTAGATACAAACTTACAAAAGTTGTAATTATGAATCCGTGTAGTAATTTATCTTTTTTCACTTTCAAGTTTAGTAATTTCAGCATCAATCGCTGTTTGGCGATTAACATCAAGGATCTTACGGTCAGTAGATTGGATCATACGTTTTTCAGCTTTTAATCCTTCTATTTGTAAATCCTTTTGAGATGCGCAAGAATCAAGTCTTGCCTCTATTTTGTCAAGTCTTTTGTTAATACTTTTAACATCACCTGAACCACATGTTCTCACAAAGATTGCTACCAATAAGATGATAGCAATCTGTTGAAAACGTTTATCGAGTAATTCGTTTATTTTATTCATTTTTATTCTGCTTCATTTTCTAATGCAATTTCAGCAATAAGTTGATCTTCATATTCTGATACTGCTCCTTGGTCAATAGCATTTTGTACTTGTCCTAAATCTCTTTCCAACTGATCTTTCTTTTCTTTATCTTGTTTAGCGCGAGATAAAGCATCTGTCACAGGTTTTAAGATTGTGTTAAAGTAATGCAATGCTGAACTTAATCCTACACCAGTTTCTTTTGATAAGAAATAGTAAATAGCCTCAAGAGCTAATGTAGATAACATGATTTCTTTACGTTTTCCAGTCTCAAGATCTTTGATGATAACATCAAGCTGCTTTCTTGTTTCAATGATTCCCATTGATTCTGAAAAATTCCATTTAGCATCGTTGGTAATAAAGTCATGTAAAGCTTTTGCTGTTGTAATCTGACCTTCTACAAGATACGTTTTTGTTTCTAATTCTGCGCGGAAATTATTTAATTTCTTTTCAAGATCCGCTGCAAGTTTTTGTCTTTGTTCTAATTTCCCGTCAATATCAACAGGTGCTTTCTCAATAGTAAGAGTTGCTTCTTTTGTCATGGTTTTTGTTTTTTCTTAATTTATATATCTTGGTGAATTTAGATTAGCGTTTTGCATAATTCTACAACCCAGTTAATTGCACTTGCGATATTCGAACGGAATATCAATATAAGTGTAAGATAGAAAGCATTTAAAAATACTTTCCAAACAGATAAGTATTTAAAGATAGGATAATACACAATAAGATAAGAGTCAGAGTCAGGAATCTTTTCACCGGATACTGCAACCACTTCACTTAATCCCATTGTGTCAATAAACTTATGGCAAGGAATCATTCGCTCACCAAGTTTAATGTCAAGCATTTGTTTATCATCACCTGCATCAGCTGGACTTGGATTAAACACGGTGTAGATTCGGCCAACCCAATCAACTCGTAAATTGAATCTTTCCCAATCCGGTGTACCGCGGTACTTACGAATAGCTAATCTAAGGACAGTGTAATTTTTTACATCCTGTAGAAAGTTTTTTAGATTTCTAAATCTGAATAGTTTCATATTATGATATTTCTTGATTGTATAATTTAACTAAATTAGGGTCTTTCTTTAAAAGACCAGCCCTAACAAGTTCACGAGCTTTACGGATACGAGTTCTAACAGTATTGTGTTTCCAACCAAGTTGGTCAGCAATTTCTTCATATTTCATTTTATCAATTTCACGAAGTGTTAAAACTGTTTTGTATAATTCTGGAAGATTACCAATTTCTTCAACTGCCATATCATATAGCAAATCAACTGGATGATCTTCATCAGATAAGAAAGCGTCAGACTCAGTAATAGGACCTTTAGCTTCCATGTTTATACCCATCTCTTGCATAGCATCGTATGAATATGTTTTCTTTTTACTTCTAAAAAATAGAAGAGCCTCATTTCGAGCAATACGATAAACCCAAGTACTGAAATTCCAATATGGATCATACTGGTGAATCTTTTGCCAAACTTTAGCAAATGCTGTTGCGATAACCTCGTTACGATCATCTTGATTAGGAACCAATTCTCTCAAGTAATATGAGATGCTTGGGCGAAGGCGATGATACACATTTGTAAAATCCCTTTCGGATCTTGACTCAAAAAATGCTAATCCCATTTCTTGAAGTGATTTCGGTTTAGTTGACATAGAAGGCTGTTGAGAATTTTTAGTTAGTGCCATAGAGACTGTTAGGTTAAGTTAGTTGATTAATTATTTTACAAATATAATAATTTTATTGTGAAATAAAAAACAATTAAGGATAAAGTTATTAACAACTTTAAGCAGGATAGAATTGCTTCCGTCCTGCTAGTTGTTTAAGATAAATTAGTTTGCTGGTTCAGCTTCAACTTTTTTAGCTTTTTTCTCAGCTTTAGGAGCAGCTGCTTCTGGTTCTCCTGAAATACCAACCTCTTGACCATCTGCATCAGTTACTTGTGTAACAATAGATGGTAATCTGTTAAATAATTCAGCAACCTCATTGTATGAAAATTCTCCAAGGAATTGTACAAGTTGGTTTAACTCAGTTTCAGAATATTGAAAACCTTCACGGTTAATCAAATTCATAAATGGAAATACCTGAGTAAATTTTTTAGTGTTTAGAATGTCTGTTACTCTTTGTTTAAACTCAGGAGTTACTACGTAGTTTTGCATATGTCTATTTTATTTATAGTTTATATATCATTGTGGTTCATTAGTTCTTGAAATCTGAAAAAAGTTTAGACAAAAATCTAAATTTATCAGTCATGCGATAATCCATTGCTAAATCCCAATCTTCACTTTTAATATAGTCAGCAAAGTCAGCATCATCAGTTTTCATACGACGATTAACTTCTTTAGGATCATCTCCTCTTTGTATAGATCTGTCTAAACGAACTTTATCAGGAGTGTGCATAAAAATAACAACCAAGTTTTCTCTACCTACTGCATGTATAAGTTTTTCCAGCCCTCTTGGTGTTAATACTAAAAGATCACAATGTTCATAATCAGTTCTTGTTAAACCATAATACCAATCATTAAATTCATCCCACTCAATAAATTGATCAGTATCAATCATCATTTCAAAATTTGCACGTGGTATGAAATTATAACTAACACCATTAATTTCATTATGGCGCATGGGTCTTGATGTGGTTGATATGCCAGGACGACAGCCGGTTTTTTCTAACATTGCCGCCAGTTCAGTTTTACCTGAACAAGATTTTCCAATAAGGACTATTTTCTTTTCCATAAAGTAGACATAAACGTAAGGTAAATTACCAGAGTTTCTAAAAAGTTAAATGGAGTGTAATTAAACTTGGTTAAGATTAACCATAGTGTGCCATAAATGGCTAAGAATTTTGCAACAAATAATAACAAGAAAGCAAAATGATTAGGTCTTTCAGATCCATCATTTATTTTTTCGTCGGCTATTTTTTGTCTTAATAGATTTGTTTTCTCAAAGTCAATCATATAAGGATATTTTTGTAGATTATATTCTACAGGTTAAATAAAGTTCTTTACAGATATATAGAGGACATTTGCGGACATACAAAAAAATGTATGATAATTACCATACATTAATTTCTATAATAGATTAGAAGTTCTTAATTTTCCTCTTGTTCATCAGGCGTTTGACCGTTGCTATCAGGAAGTTCTTTGTTAGAACTTGCAATTCTTGGTTTAAAGAATGACTTCTGATTATCAAATGCTTTCTTAAACATATAAAACCCAGTGTCGCCTGGCGCAGGCTGAACTAAATATTTTGGTGCTTTATATTCTGCAGTCTCTGCTTCAAATGTAGCAAAGTCAGGTGTATTATTTATCTTCTTTGACATTAGTCTTCCCTTCTTTTGATGTAGTTAAAGCAATAGTCTTAGCATGCTCTAAGTCTTGTTTCTTTTTGATTAAATCATTTCTTTCAATTTCTATCTTGATAAGTCTTGCTTCAATTTCTAAAATTTGTGATTGGAATGATTCTTTATTACGAACAGCTTCTTTGCGAGCTTTTTCAACATCAGCAAGCTGAGCAATTAAAGCTGCATTTGCCGAAGGCTCAGCAGCAGTTTTAATTTCTTCTGCGTCTTCTTTAACCGCAGCATCGTATTTCTTTGCTTCCCAATCAGAGAATCTCATATATGTTCTTTCCATATTCTATATATTCTTCAGTTTACTTTTGTAATTTACCATTTCTTACCATTTATGTAAAGGTTCGTTACTTCTAGACGAGCAATAACACCTCCACCAAGATTATTAGACTGAGAAGCTGGTGGCGGAGCCGCAGCTGCAGCAGCTTGTGCTGCGCCAAAAGTAGATTGCTTAGCCTTCTCAGCTGGTTTAGCAGCAGCGCCTTTTCCGTCAGCAGTGGTAGCCCCACCACTTGGTGTAGTTTTCTGTGAATTGTTTAAGTCTGCCTGAGCTTGTGCTTGTTCTTTAAGCGCTTTTGTGACCGATGATAATTTTCCTGCGTCCACACTTGCTATAGTTTTTAATGAATCAGCGTATGTCTTTAAGTTGGTAGCGTCATCTTTTCCAAATGCGTCCCATACTTTAACAAAGGCACCCATATCTTTTGTAAACTGGCCAAACGTTTTAGTGAACTTTTCAAAAGGTGTGGTAATCTTTGTCATACCTTCTGTAATTGATGCAAACTTTTTATACAAAGTAAGTTTATTATTGTCCATTTTATTAAAAGAAATACCTATTAATGTTAATGAAGTAGCAAACCCACTTATTACACCGTAAATGTTTGTTCCTGACTTACTAGACTCCTCAATGTTCTTTGTAATTTCAAGATAAGATTTAGAAACATCAAGTATATCTTTTGATGCAGAAGACATCTTTGGCATAAACTCGATAGCAGTATCAATTTCATCTTCCCATTTGTCAATGTATATACCTAAGTTAGCAAATAATTCTGGAAATGCCCATAGCAATTTCTTTACATTTTTAATTGCCATCGGAACCGCGTCAGCAAAAGTTATTACACCTTTAGGAACAATTTTTGCATCTTTAGTCCCAGGGTTAATTACTTCATTAATAGTTGCTTGTCCACCTGCAAGTTTAATAATCATATCAGCCATTTTAGCAATAGGATCAACTATCTTACCAGTTGCAGTTATACCAGCCTCAAGCGCGCTATCAGTAAACCATGAACTACCATCTTTATAAGCTCTACCAAAATCAGTAAGTGGTTTTGTTAATGTTTCAAGAATAAGTCCAACATTCACAGCTGCTAATACAAAGTCACCGACGTTTAATTTACGAACCGCTTTAGGAACAAGCTTACCATCAACAACCTCGTTTTCCACAATGTCGAGACTTGCCATATCAAAAACACCTTTTGCAATAGATGCGATTGCATTTCCTACCTTTCCTGCAGCTTCTATTCCTTTAGTAACATACCCATCTCCCCACAGTCGCCCTTCACCATTTGCAGCTTCTTTTCCAAATGTTGAAAGAGGTGTTACCAATGTGTCTAAAATTAATGCGGTATTTAATGCTGCTAGTATAAAATCACCAGGAGTTAATTTACGAACTGCTTTAGGAACAAGTTTGCCTTCTCTAACTTCATAATCAACAACATTAAGCTGAGCCATGTCAGCAACACCTTTAGCTATACTAGAGATAACATTTCCGATGCCTGCTGCTGCTTTAATACCTTTTGCCATGTAACCGGCTCCAATGGTAAAAGGACCAAACCCGGTTTCACCCATTGTTGACCACATACCAAAGTTTGTAAGTGGCATTGCAAGCGCATTAAGTATCATTGCGGTATTTGGACCAACCGCTTGTATTTCAGCATCAGTTAATTTAACTACTCTTTTAGGTACAAGTTTTTTAGCATCTTTATCATATTCCATTTCTGTGAATGATAAAGTTGCCATTGCTTTTACACCAGCGGCTAAAGAAACAAGAGCATTACCCATTGACGAAATCATTGGGATTGCTGCCATTGCTTTAAGTATACCTTTTATGCCTAATCCATCAAGTGCGTGTGCAAATCCTTGGACAGTACTGCTTAAAGCATTTTTTAAAGCCTCACCATCAGATTCTTGCCAGTCAATTGTTTTAAATTTTGACAATGCATATGTAAGTGGTAAAAGAGCAAGTGACGCAGGTATAAGAACCGCGGCGCCAATAGCAGCGGGTACTGCAACTAATCCAAATTTTGCAAGTGCAAAACCTATCTCAGCAATAGCATATCCAAGGTTTTCAGTTTTTTCTTTTGTAAAATCAGCTTTTGATAATAACCAAAGTGCACCAGCAAAAACTACAAGTGACGCAGCTAATGATATAAGTACACCTGCACCCAATTCAACAAATGCTGCTACAACAGGAATACCTAAAGCAGCCGCGGCTAATCCTAAACCAACTATAGCTGCACCCATTAGAGCAAGTTTAAGGCCAAGTGTAACGGGGTCATCTTTAACAAGACTACCCACTATTGCAACACCAACAGCAAAGCCTATCATAGGTGGAATTAATAAATCTAAAACTACTGATCCTTTCTTAATATCTTTATCAAATTTACCAAGTCCATAAGCTGCAAGACCAATAACTGTCATAGCGGCAGCAAGTGAAACCGATCCCTTTAAAATCTGTTGCCATACTAAACCAGCAATAGCCATAACTACCCCAAAAAATGCCAGAGGTTTAGCCATACTGCCTAGCGTTTTAACACCTTTATTAATCTGTATTGATTTCTTTCCTACCTCATTCATTACTATTGAAACAAATCCAATAGCAAGTCCTAATACAAGTGCTCCCATAGCTATGTATTGGGCAGCAAAGCCAGCAGCTACCATAACTATTCCAAAGAATAGCATAGGTTTAACTATATTAGTTAAAGCCTTGGCTCCTCTATTAATCATTACTGATTTTTTACCCATATCGCTTATAGCCCACGTAATAGCTTTTATGGCTAATATGAAAACTAATGTACCTAATGCAAATAGTGGAGCAACTAATGCAATACCAACCATTGTTAAAGCAAAGATAGCAATGTATCTGCCAAGTTTCATTAAAGTGGAAAGTGCGGTTGCACCTCTTCCAGCAAATCTATTTGCAGTGTTTAATGCTGATAAGATTCCTTTGATTGCTAGTATGAATACTAATGTACCAAATGCAAATAGCGGAGCAACTAACGCAATACCTACCATTGTTAATGCAAAGAGTGCAATACCTCTGCCTATGCCCATTAATGTAGCTAATGCAGTTGCGCCTCTACCAGCCGCTGCATTAGCTGTTTTTAAAGCGTTAAGTATTCCTTTAATTGCCAGGATAAAGACAATTGTTCCAAGTGCTACTGCGGGGGCTAATAATGCAACGGCTGTCATTCCTAATGCAAATGAAAATATGCTTTTAGACATTTTTGTCATTGCATCAATTAGTTCAATGCCGTTAACATCTTTAATATTGTTGGCGGCATCTCTAAGTCCTTCGGAAAAGTTTACTAAGAAGTCTTTAACTTTTACACCTGCTTTAGAACTAAGAACATTAGTTGCAACAATTAATTTTGCTATTGAGGTAGCCATACCACCAATTGCCATTGCTTCTTTAGCAGAATCAATAGCCGGTCCTTTAGTAGGACCTTCCTTAGACTTAGTGGTTTTACCTTCAGCGCCACCTTTCTTACTATTAGTGGGATTAAGATAACTCTCAATCTTTGTAGTTAATTGAACTAACGCTTTTAGGCTGGTATTTGCCTCAGTGGCTACTGACATCTATGGTCTGGGGTCTTTTTGTATATATCATATCATCTAAAACTTAAAGTTTGGCATAGACGGCATGTTAAAGTTTGGTATAGATGGCATCTTAGGCATACTATTACTTGCAGCAGACATTAGTGAACTTGCAGATTCACCTTGCGATTCTTCCTCTTTCTTACGTCTACCTTCTTCTTCTTCATTGAAGTTTTTCAAATTCTCCATAAGAATTTCAGCTCGGTAAAATTCCAGCCTATCTAATTCAGAAGGCTGGAGTTTTAATACTTTTAATAAAATGAACTCAGCCTCAAACCAGTTCGTCAAAGATATCTGAAATAAGGAAAATAGATTTGATTCCTCCTTGAAAGTTTAAGGGCGCTTTCCCTTCCCCTCCTCCGGACGTTTGATATCTGATACCAGGATTAATTGAATCTGATAACATTTCTACAAGTTTGTCCATTACAGAGATTTTCTGTAAACTCCAAGTAAAAGATTCTTGAACTGCTCTATCATATGAAGTTTGGTTTAATACTTTCCAATCACTAAATGAAAACGGAGCATACTTAATAAATGTTTTATCAAATGTTTGTCCTGCTTGTTGTTTTTGTTTAATGAAGTTTTTGATGAATGACATAATACCAAGAGATGGCAAATAGATTTTGAAGTTCTCACCATTTTTCATTTGAATGTGAAAAGATTGATCTTCAGCATTGTAATACTTCATGATTCTTTCATCAGGATTAAAATAATCCAATGAATCTTTAGTTACTTCAATTTTTTGGTCTGCGCCATCTTCATCAGATACACTTACAAATAAACGGTTCTCGCCATTCTTAAATGTATAATCACGCACTGCAAAGATTAGGTAAAAACGGTCAATTTCTAAAAGATCTTTATAAGTACCAGGTTTTCCAGGCACTTTAATTCTAACACATTTTTCCATGATAAAGTTAAGCATATCATCTACACCTAATAAGTCATTATCATCGATTGTTGACCAGTGACGGATTTCTGAAACTGTTGCTGCTCTTAAAGCAACTTGTGTTCCAGCTCTGTAAAACATACCTTGTGAAGGTAGAGATTCCATTGGCATATTCTTCCAGCCAATTTCTGCTGCTAACACTTCATCATCTTCATATTCTACAAATTTCTGTGCTTTACCAATAATAGCCGGTTTAGCTTCTTCGGTAATAGCTTGTTCTTCTTGTTGAACTAAAAGAGCCGCTTCTTTTTCAAGTAGATCTTTTACATTCTCTGTTTCTTGTGACATATATTCTATATTATTTAGATTTAGTTTATATATCACAGGTATGTAATGGTTCTTAAATTTAGGCACAAAAAAAGAGGGAACTTGCGAACCCTCTTATTATTAAGTTTAAATTTCTTAAAGAATTGTTTCTTCCCAGTAATCTGCAGTAAGTGAAAATCCTGTGATTTTGTAGATTCCATTATCCACAAAGTCAGATCCCATTGCAGGAAGCGGTGTTTTAGGAAATACCACAGGACATTTAACTTGACGGAAGATATCCCCCGCTTTGTTAAAATAATTGATGATCATTGGACCACCTGTGTAATCTTTCTTAAGTCCCATCTTACCAGTTAGCGGATCGTATATAAGGTCACACCATTTACGAAGTGCTTTATACACATAAGCTGAGTTGCTGTCATCTAAGTTAACCTCAAAATCTAATTTGATTTCAAGAACTGCGTCAGTAACCATACCACCAGCAAAAGTTCTAGTTGCTGATTTGTATGTTTGCTTTACTTGTTCTGGTAATCTGTTAGTTTCAATTCCTTCAACTTTTGTACAGTTTTCCATTACCAGTGTCCAACCAGTAACGGCTGCAGGCGGAGTTAGAAGAACCTCGAACTGTGCGTTGTACAACGGTTCGAATTTTTGCATTGCCGCCTGGGAGTTTCTATAATGTGGAAGTCCTGCCATTTTTATCTTTTATTTATTTTTGCTAATTCTATTGTTAATCCTTAGGCTGCTGTAAAACCTCCAGAAGAGATTGTTCCAGTTTTAAGTATTGTCATACGGTTAATAAATTTCTGGATTCCACGAGCAGGCTCAATAGCAACATCGATTATACCGAAGTTTTGGTCGATAATTGCTGGCGTATTATTCGTATCATCCATGATAACAGCGTAATTGTATACACCTCCAGCATTTCTTACAGTGTCAAGATAAGTCTCTACGATAGAACGAATTTCTAAACGTGTTGAAGCATCATTAAACTCAAATAAGTATTGTTGTAAGATTTCTTCAATCGCTTCTTCAATCGTAATAAGTAAATCTCTAACGTGTAAGTTATTAAATGCGGATAGCGTGCGTTGGTAAGCTGTTTGGTTTGCGAATATCATCGGACCAACATTTTTAACTGTAACGATTGGGTTAATACCTTTTGGTTCAAGATTCTCTCTATCAGAAAGTAAGTAATCGTATTCCATTCTAACAAATTTCGGATTAGAGATTACACCACGGCGTGGACCAGCAACGATTGCAAATGGTTCACCGTTAATGAATTTTCTTACGAAATTGTTTGATACGTCTGCAGCTGGCGGAACGCTGATCTCTTTGTTGTTCTCACGGATAATAACGTTAGGTGAGAATACACCAATGAATTTAGCTCCTTGACCTTCATCAGGTAACCCCCAGATATACGATGGTCCTAATGAAAGGTTACCTCCATCAGCAATATACGTAGTGTTAAGAACTGGTTTTGGATTTCCAGCAGCCGGGTCAGGCAAGTCTGTAAATCTTGGGTCAGTACTGTTTTGGAACTGAGCACATGATGGCGCATTAAGAAGAGCTAAACATTTTTGACGATTCATAGCTAATCTACTTAATACTTGTTTTGGACCCATGTTAGGCTCAAGACCACCGTTAAATGTATCAACGATATAACGGAAAGCAATTACATCTTTATCTGCAAGTGTTACTGCAAGATTTGTATTCTCAAGAACTCCGTATATTTTTTCTAATTGAGTAGGAGTACCAGGTAAGTGGTAATCAGTCAATGTAAATCCTGAAAGCCTTGTAAATTGGTAACGATCACAGAATTTTTGGATTGGCGCAAACTTAGTAATTTTTGATGTACCTGATGTAATATCAACAAGAGGAGTATCAAGAACTGTATATTCGAAGAATGGTAATCCAGTAGCTGGATCAAGTTTCTTAACCTTAGCAGTTACTCTAATAAGAATAGGATTAGCAACATTGTTGTTTACAACGTAATCACCAATTTCTAAGCTAGCAGCATTTGTTGGAGTTAATTTGAATTTTTTACCACCACCGTAAAGTCCTGGCGCTTCAATCGCAATTTGTTCACTAAGGTTTTTCGCAAGAGATGAATAGATTGCAATATCATTAGTTGCATTAGATCCATCAGTATAAACTATAGAACCATCGTATGTAAGGTTAACATCAGCAAATGTGTTATCAGCTTTGTTTAATAATGTGTTTGCTGTGTATTGCTCAACTTTTGCTCCAGATAAACCATATGCAATTTTAGTATAAGTATCTTTATCAGCGTTCCAAGAATTTGTTACATTCAAGTAATTGTATTGTGAAGAACCAGAACCATATTTAATACGGTCACCGTCAATCACAAGGCTACCTGCAATGTTTTTAGCAAGTTTGTTACCTGGATAAGATTCGTAAACAGCAAGTGATGCAATAGAATTTCCTGTAGAAGGAGCAGAACCATTGTATGTATTAGTTGGTACGTTTGTTGCTGTATTATTAACTTCAACATAAAATTGTTGACCGCCTGGTAATGTAACTTTAATAAGATCACCTGAAACAGTTGGTGCAGTATCAAAAGGATTTTCATTAGCCGTTGCAGTACCTACAATACGAACAGATTTGAAATCACCAGAAGTGTTATCAATATCATATGCAGCTAATACACCAGTTTCATCAACGATATGCCAATCATCAGAACCTGTATTAATATCAATACCTTGAGTTACATTATAAAGAGTTACTTTATTTTTGTCATCTTTAGTTTCAGTTTGACCTAAACCTGCAATTTTTGAGTAAACAGTATTTACAGAAGCAATGTAACCAAAATCATTATTACCGTTGATATCAAGATCTGGTATTAAGTTTATAGCAACAGGCTCATGTGTATCAAACATTGTTACTGTAATATCTCCAGGTTGTAAGTAAGATGCAAATTCATCAAACGGGAATCCTGCAGTACAGTATTTACTTTGATAGAATGGAGCGCCATTAGTTAAACCTGTTGTTTTAAATGTAACAGTCATGACACCACCTAGTTGTGATACAGTGTCAACTTCAAAATACTTAGCATATCCTGGAGCTTGGATTAATACGATATCATCTTGTGTAAGTGATGGGCCTGTAGAAATACCGGTTACTGTTACTGTTCCATTTGATGCAGGAGCACCTCCTAAAGATGCAGAAGGAAGGGTAAGTACATCATTTAAAGTGTAACCTTCACCACCTTGCGCAATAGTTACAACAGCAGCACCCTGGTTATTATATGTTACATTAAATATTGCACTGTAACCAGTTCCTCCAGTTGCGGCAATATTTGTGTATGTAACTGGTAAGAAACCTGTAGTTGCAATTGGAATAAGAGTAATATCATTAGCTCCTGATACTCCACCAATTAAAGCACCGTCAATAGTTAATGTATCACCTGGGCGATATTGTGATCCAACAGAAGTTAATAGAGCTGGTAAAGCAATACCATAAACATTCAGTGAACTAACAGTAACAGTTAATGTAGCACCTGTACCATTAACCGATGTTGTTGTTGTGGCAACACCAGCATATGTAGCTCCTACAATAAGTGAAACATCAATAGTTACGTTTTGACCAGATAGACCTCCAAGAAGAGTGCCATCAATAGTAATAGTATCACCAATGAAGTAACCATTACCACCCGCATTAACAGTTACACCGCCAATTGCTTGAACATTACCAGAACCGTCAGTAATTACATCCACAGTTAAACCAGTACCACCACCCGTTGTTGCAATAGCGGTAAATGTTGTAGACGGTGTATAAGCACCACCCGTTTGTCCTAATGTACCATCATCAAACTGAAAAGCAGGTCGCCCAATAGTTGGAGGAGTCCAAGTATTACCAATAGCAGTAATTGCTTGCCCTTTTGCCGTTGTTTGTGTTAGTGTAGAAATAGTTGTGATTGTATCACCAGTATTTGCTGGCTCTATTACTTCAATAGTATTTGCTAGAGTCGGAACAGTAGCAGCAACAGTTTTCATAATGTAATTTGATTCTGGACCATCTGCTAAAAGAACACCTGAATTTTCATAAGCAGCATCAACGTGAAGAGGAGTGCTTAATTGTAACTCAAGTGATGAACCAGTGTCAATGATATTGTCAATTTTAACAAAGTCATTAGGTAAAGAACTATCGTTAATAGTATCAGTACCAAAAGTTTTAATTAATGAATTTGTTGTAAGAGCAGCTGATAAAGCATCATATTGTGCAACTGTAAAAGTTGTATCAGACGGGTACGGCTTAGGAATAACTAATACGTTATTAAATAAACCTTTATCACCGCCGAAAGGATATGACTTAACATATACGATTGGTGATAATGAAACGTCAGTTACTTGAAGCGTTGGATCAAATCCAAAATTAACTGTATTTTTTAAACCTGTGAAAGTTAAAAGAGTTTTAATTGGTGTATTGTATGATAAGAAGTCAATCACGTCATCAGTTGTGTTAATTAAGCTGTTTCCAACCATGTCAACTTTATATACTGAATTATCGTAATCATCAAAAGCTTCTTTATTCAAGTTACAGAATACTCCTGTTAATGCAACTGCTGAATTAAGGATAACATCAATAGATTGGTTAGAACCGTTGTTATCAATAAAGTCAGGTATGATAGTTCCTGTAAAAGATCCAGTCATTGTTACACCGTCAAGGCTTAAGAACTCAAAGAAGTTGCTTGATTTGATACCTCTTAAGTCAAAGTATTTAGAATACGTTGGATCTTGAGAAAGTAATTGTAAATTTGTCCAGTCTCCTTTCACAACATAAACGTCAACGAAATAATCTGAAAGATAATCGTTAGGTTGGATGTATGAAGGAACGTTTCCTCTTCCATAGTAATCATCAGCTGTTATATTGTATAACGATGCATTGTCTGATTTACGAACGATGATTGATTGTACTTCTTGTCCAAGATTAACGAAGTTAAACAAACGGCCACGGTTGGCAGGCTTGCTGTCTACTGTTGCTTGTAAGTATGCTTCATCTGGGAACCAGAAGCGTTCTTTGTTGTAAAAAGATGAAAGAAGCGCTCTTGTTAAGTTACCGTTTGATTCGTTTGCTGCAATAGCAAAAGAACGATAGTCAACAGCGTCTCCACCTTCGTTTACCGGGATGTTATTCAACGGTAGAAGATTTAATCCGAATACCGGTGCTGTCTGTAAACAAGTTTCGATTGCTCTGTGGAAAAAAGAACCTCTTTTCTCAAGGAAGGAGTCAACTTCACCAAATACTTTACGAGATGTTGCTACATCACGTAAAAATACTGGAGCGTTAAACGGTCCTTTACGAGAGAAACCTACTACAAGACGGATAGTCTGTGTAGTCACAACGATTCTTTCTGATGCGTCAAACTCTATTGTGTAGACACCAGATGCCTTAAATCTATTAAGATCAAGTGTGATTTTGGCCATTCTGCTTATTAGTTATTTTTCTTTGATTGTTATTATTATTCAATCCGTAGTATATATCTTAGTAAAACTATCAATTTTTAAAAGATATTACCGCATTCTGTAGTTGTGCGACATTGCGTCTTTTGGTAAAACATAAGGTGTTGGAGATTCAAAAGACTTAATAGTTTTAAACGCGGATAAGAAATCGTCTTCACCTTTATTATTTTGAGACATTGCCTTTTCTACAGCTAGTTTATATATTTCAGATGTATTATCATATTTATCCTCAACCATCTCAAAATAATCTGTAGTATCAAATAGAGATACAAGATTAACGCAAGTCATTGCTACATCATCATGAGCAAGTTGAGATTCATATCTTCCTGACGATGAAATACCGAAAGAACTTAATTCATCAAAGGTTCTCTTTTCATTTATTGTGATTTTCTTAGATTTAACTAGGTTGCGTAATTCACGACAGAATGTTTCACGGTTATCTTTTAACATTTTAACACCCATCTTTAAACTAGTGTTTGCCATTGAATGTCTTGTGTATAAAAATATCTCCGGAAAAAACTCTGTATTTTTAGATAACTTTTCAAATATGATGTTACCTTTAAAGTTAATCTCTAATACTATTTTACAATTTTCAGGTTCAAATAATTCAAACACTAATAGTTCTAAGACTTTTGCAAGTTCCTCAACAGATTGCATATTAGAACGGAACACACCTACTTGATTAAGTCTAAAGAAACTTGTTTCATCATCCCAGTCTCGTGTTTTTCTAACAGATGCAATAGATTGCGGAACTAGATTAAAAATGTTAATCACTGAAAAGTCACGACCTACACCATCACCTACGTCAACTGCAAACACATATTTGTCTTTTCCATTCCAAGCATCACCTGGATCAAAAGCCGGTAACCATTTTAAGTTATTATTATAGTCAGGATAATCCAAGAAAGGATCTGTCTCTTTACAAACAAACTCTTTAGAAACTCTTTTCATTAACATTAATGTATGGCTATCAAAAAGTAATCTTGATGACGCTAAGAATTGATTACCGTATTCCTGATTAAATAATTCCTCAGAACCAAGGTTACCAATTTCTCGAGCTTTCCAATCTTCATCACGGCCAGGTACTTGCCACCAATCAACTCGAATTGGGAAGTAACTATTTTTCCTTTCAATCGCACCTTGATAAATTTCATAAAATAAGTTCATGCCATTTGGCGTAGAACATATAATAATTCTTGAAATTTGAGATGATGCAAGTGTAGGGTAAATAGAACGATAGAATGGTAATAAGAAGTTTGAATGAATGTGCGCAAACTCATCGGCAAATAATAAGTGAATGGTAAAACCGATAGCTGCTGTTTTTGTTGTTGCTTGTGAGAATAGACGGCAACCATTATCAAACCTCATACCTGTTACACCACCTGCAGTAATACCAGGTTTCATAAAGAATGGCAAATTCTTAAGAACAGTTTTAATCTTATCAACAATTTCAGAAGTAGTAGCTAATTTATTTGCAACTACCATGATATTTCTATCAGAGTGAAAACATAAATACCATGCAATGAAAATCGATGATGTTACAGTTTTACCAATCTGACGAGATGCAAGCATTACCACAAAACGATTATCCTGGAATGCCGCAAGCATATCTTCCTGATATGGTCTTAAACTAATTTGACGAATACCTTCATCCGTCATAGAGTAACAGTACTTGTTACCAAAGTAAACTACGTCATTAGCACATCTTGCTAATTCCTCAAGCTCTTCTCTTGTATATTCATATACAAGTTCAGGCGCTTTCATATCAATCTTGCCGTCAAAAAATGGTGAATAATCCGCAGTTAAACCGCGTTCAATTCTATCAACCTCTTCAGCAATTTTCTTGCTATTCCAAATCTTACCTCTATTCGACATTTGTTATGTTGTTGTCATTTGGTGTTGATCCTGCTCTACGCTCTGGTATTGCATCGCGAAGAGTTTCAATAAGAGCTTTACCACCTCTCATTTGATAAGTTCCTGGTGTTGTTTCAATTTCAGCGTCTTGGTCAATTAATAGTGGTTCATCACTCATCTTAACTCTATAATCTTCTTTCAGATTCTTGTAGTTATTTTCCATGATTACCATGAATTGCGCAAGATGCTTAACAATTTCCATTTTAGATCTTTGCAGTGAAGCAAGAACCTCAAATGTACGTGGGTGTAAATTACCTCCGTCAATTTCTTCAAGTAATTTAATGATTGCATGTTCTGCGGTTTTCATTTGGAAAAGCAAATTTGAAACTGTGATTTTATCAACCACACTTTTTTGCTTTACATACGGAATACTTGAAATGATTTCAGGGTTTAAATAAAACTCTGCGATAGAATTAACAATCGTTTCGGAATTGCTATCAGAATATGTTTTTACTCTTTCGTAATCCATAAAGTTACCTTCACGTGCAGGTAACATACTCTTTGCGTCTTCAATACTTAATTGAATATCTTCAATTCCCGAGGATAACATTTTTTCCAGTTCATCGCGAAGTTCCATTTCTCGCTTTTTGTCTTCTGGTATTTTTCTCATATTACTTAGTTTTGCCAATCCACGGAAGTCTTAAACGTGGTATTGCGTTGTCAATGATAATTCCAAATTGTGCATCTTGAACAATAGTTTCATTTAATATGATAGACTGTTTATCTAAATCCGTTTCCGTTTTATCATATAAACGTAAATTAGTTAATGCAAGATTACTTCCAACTAACTTATACTTAGAATTTAAACTTCTATCTATTGCATCAAATGGCATGCTTGTATTACTGTATATATTCTCAAGATCTGTTGTAAGTTCAGGCTGTGGAGTTTCTTCGTTCCACTTTCTAACCCAAAGGTCAATCGTTAACTGTCTATAAAAGTTTGACATATTTACAAATATTGCATACCAATAATTTTCTACAAGATTTGCATTAAGAATGTTAAGGTATTCTTTTTGTGAATCTTTAAAAATTATGTATCGGCTTGCATAAATTGAAATTTTCCAACCTGCTCCATTTGAATATCCGTTAAATAAAATTTGTTCATTAGTTGCTTCTGCAATGTAACCAGTGTTAGAAAATGAAGATGCCCAATTTGAGTAATAAGTACTTAAGTACTGAATGATTTCATTTTTAACATTAAGCGTGTATACATAACCCGCAGTTACTGCAGTCACTGACGCAATTTCACCATAAAGTGCTAATCCGTTGTAGTGGCTTATTTTTATGTAAGAACCAACTGCATAATTTCTTTTAGCCGCAATCGTATACGTTAAAGGAGTTGTCAGTGGTCCAGCAGATCCTAATGTAAGATAACCTTTAACATTATCTTTAGGAAATGGTATAGTAAGTTTTAGTTCTTTAAACCACATGCATAATGATCTATCAACGGTAGCTGGGAAATCCACATTAGCGCGATATTCAACGGCAGTTGGTTGAACTGTTAAATTGGAATCATAAAGAGATCGTAGATCATATTGTGATTCTGAAAGTATGTTTGTATAATTTGGTAATTTCAATTGTGATATGATAAGTTTATCATTAATCTGTAAACGAGTTGGATCATAATCAACAGAACCAATCTTCGGATCAAATTGTTGAGGATCTGTTATCTGAATTGCTTCAAGTCTAACTTCTTCTCCAAATCTTTCTTCACTATCCCAAGTAAGTTCGTCAAATTGCTCACGTAAATCTTGTGGCTCATAACGGTTAGCTTTAGGTGCATATTTTTTCAACGATATCTTCCAATAGATTTCCTTTTGCATTAAATCTTTGTAAAGATATGAAGTGTCTATTTCATATATCCTATTTGTTAATGAAAAGTATATGATGTCTCGTTTTTGAGGCCCTGTTCCTATACCAAAGATTTCTTCGTAGTAATCTTTAACGATTTGAATTTCAAACGGCATCTCAAAGTCAAGACCCATCGGATTAAACAGAATCTTATTATCAGGAAACTCATTCTTAGGTACAATAACTTTAATACACTTAGGATCATCAACATCGTATAAAGTCCATTCATGTAATGTTACATCTTTACCAATTGCCATCGGAACAGCTCTTGCATATAAAACATCATGCCCAAATAATTGATTAATACCGTATGATAGTTGTTTGTATAATGCAACTGCAGGATTAACTGCATAGGGTTTAAAAGTAAAGTTAGCAATCTTTGTTAAGTTACTAATGTTTCCTCTTTCAGAAACTGTAAACATTGGAACGAATCCTAAGTAAGGATCTTTAGCATCGGCTGATTGAATACAGTTAACTTCTATACTATTAATTGTAGCAGGTCCGCCACTAATTAATGTTATACGGAAATCAACGAATAATGTATCGTCAGGATTTAAGATTATGGATTGTAAGTTTTGTGTAGTCAGTTCTATCCAAGATGCACGAACTCTGTTTGATACGCCCCAACGAAATTCTTTTTTAAGTACAGCCACTCCAGTGATGTCATCGCACCAGCCTGTAAGTTGTGTAACGTAATGAAAGGGCTTATCCTGAGTGATTTTTACAAAGTCTCCGGGATTAGATAAAATTGCCAGCATCCTGAATGTATTTTATGTATATATTCATGGATGCTGGCAAGTATTATTGTGTTATGAGTGCTTCATACTGTTTTACTTCTGAAATGAATTCTTCACCAAGAATTTTTACCGAAGTGTCAAAATCACGGCGGGACATTTGAAACTTATCACAATACCATTTTACAGTTTCATCTGTAAACTCTGCTTTTGCTTTTTTGTCCTCTTTAACCTTTTTTGTTTTGACGTACATCCACGAAGGCGTGCGGCTATACATTTTACTCCAGTTATCCTGCCAATATGAAACAGTCTGCCCTGGGTTAATTCTTAAATGATTAAAGTAAGCTGCTTGCACCGGAAACTTAATTGATGCAAAACGATTAATCATAAAGAAATGCTTTGCTCGTTCATGCATAGGAATCTTTTTAAATTCCTGTTGTTTGAACATTGTATTAATAAATTCGAATAAATCCATTGAGTAGATGTTTATTAGATGACCCTAGAGGCATTGTTATTTATTGATTATATTTGCTACTGTTAGGATAGTTTTAATCTTTTAGAATTACATTCCAAAATCTTTGAAGATATCAGCCTCAACCACAATCTTAGGTCCATTCACATAGTTGGTTCCAGATAGTAAATGAGTCATATCATAATTAGCTGCAGGCAACGAATCATTTTTATGTTTCTCAAATGAGATCTTGAAATTATCTTGTATGTCTTGTGGAATAACTCTGCCGTCAAGATAAACTAGAGTTATGTTACGCTCAAGACGAGATTTAATAACATCCGCGGCAACAGTCTGTTTACAAGTTGAAGCAATTCCGTTAGCAACTTCCATAGCTCTTTCAGGTAAATGATAGATGTCATCAATGAATTTAGTACGGTTTACGATTTCATAAATACGTTCTGCTTTGGCCGGGGTAACTCTAAATGTTTTACCTTTTGCGTCCCATGTCCAAACAGGTGGCACTGCATCACCAGCGTCTCCAGTAATTACTTTACAGAAAATCATAAATGCTGGATCTATTTCTTCAACAGGAATAGCGTGCATAGCATCTGCAATTAAATCCTTATTACTTCCCATATAAGTAGAAGCATCGAATAAATCATAGCTTTCGGTTTTAAGCCATTCCTTAAATCCAATAGGAGCAACGATCTTACGATTTTTAGAATTTGGATTAAAGCATACGACAAAGTTTTTCTCGTTCATGCGAACACATTGTGTTAAGTCACCGTCACCGGTAATGATAACACTGTCTTGTCCTTGTTGAAATAAATGATTTGCCCATAAATACATAAGATCATCGCCTTCGGCGCGATCTTCACGAGAAACGATAAATCCTTTTTTGGTTAGGATCTCACCAAACTCATTCATCATTTTATAAAACTGGTCCCAGTTAATTTTAGATTCATCCTTGGTACGAGTACCTTTATATGCGCCGTCTTCAATCAGAACCTCCTTTCTCCAGGATCTTGCGTCAATTGTAAAGATTATTTTGTCAGGACTTCCGAAGTTACGGATAGCGTGTGACATGTCAGTTGCGATTTTACGCATGAACATATCTTGATCTTTTTTATCATCAAGTAGCCTTTTGCCATTTGAATAACCACCGAAGATAAACAGTGTTTTGTAGAATAAGTAATTCCCGTCAAATATTAGATTCATATAAATATATGTTGTTTATTATTATATGGTAAAATTAACCAATAGTTTTCACATATGCAAATTTTTGTCCAATTATTTTTGCATTATTTTAATTGTTTTATTCTTGACCTTAACGCAGCAACCGCAGTTTCAAAATCATTAAATAATGGAACGTTAAATCTATGACAAACTATTTCAACATTACCTTTTCTCCAGAATCCGTCCGGACAGCAAACTATTAGTCTATTACTATTAGCATGTAATCCTAATTCCAATAAAGTAATTGGTGATTTAGATTCTGGTAAGATGTTCATAAAGATTATATCAGCTTCTTCCAATTTGTCCATTTCCCAATTTACTTGACCATTAAACTCTGGATTAGTAGCTCTTTGTTCCCATGAAGAATCCCATTCATCTCTTCGAGGATTAAAGAATGTTACTTCACAATCATCGAGTTTATTCTGTACCTCTGTCTGCCAATCAACAGACGAACCCATATCTATGGAACCAGCTAAAAAAATCCCAGGGTAATTGTCCTGGGATTGATTAGAGCTAGTAGGTTTAATTACTTGCATTAGTCAATTCCATTATTTTAGCTCTGATTGCAGTCAAAGTAGTTTGGTTATAGAAGTTTCCGTTTTCATATATTGTTTGTAATACTCCCGTGTTCTCTTCTTCAGCAGAACATTGTGTTTTTACAGTGTATACACCGTTTTCTTCAATCACAGCACATTTACCTTTTAATGATTTTTTAGTACCATCATCAGTTATTGGTTCTTTATAGATGTCAATCCCTTTTCCGTTATTCTCAAACCAAGCACCTTTTGCAGCGTACCCAAAAGTATCACGTGTAGTGAATTGGTATGTAAATGAACCTACACCTAAAACAATATTAGTTGAAGCAAATCCTTTAGCTTCTAATCTTGTATAGATTTCAATTTGACGGTCAAGTGTAATTGAATCTCCATAGATTGCTCCAATATGTGGGTCTAATACTTTGTAACCTTGAGCATTAATAGTACCGCCAAAGATATCCCAAAGTAATTCAATTACTCCTTTTTCAGCGGAATCCACGTTTTCATCGTATGGATTTTGTTCAGCATTCCAGCTTTTACCACAGATGATATCTACTGGGTCACCAGAGTCAGGACGAATTACAAGTTTACCATCACGTGACATGATTTGATCTTTGTTTGCTGGTAAATACTCAGTAATTAATTTCCATAGGTCAAAGGTATCCGCTACGATAGAAAGGATTCCTTTATCAAATTCTGTTAACCAATCGGATATCATTTGTTGCTCACCTACGGTAAAAATTTTGGTAGTTGAGACAGAGTGCTCAGAAGCATTTACTGAAGCTATGCAAACTTCATCCTCAGATTCATCATAGAAATAACGGGCAGCTGGAATGACCACGATTGAGTCAGAACCCATAAAAGAAAAGGCGTGTCCAAGACCAGAAGATAAACTATCCCAAGGAGATAATCCACGAGCTGAGAAATCATGGCATAAGTAAGGAATTAACCAAGCATTTTCAGGGTCAGTTTTAGTTACCCATTTTACAAGGTTTCTTTTATACTGTAATGCAATAGTTGCAGAAGTAGCTGGTTTCCAAGCTAAAGATGAGATAATAGTTTCAAGATATAATGTTAACCAAGCAAAGCCAGGTACAGTGTTAATGAAAGTCATATGAGGAATATTTGCATCGGTCTCAATTCCTTCAGGTAAGGCTTTGATTTTAATAGGCAAGTATCCTAAATCGTGTAGTGCTTCAAAGTGCGAAGCATCGTATGGCATACCTAAGTATTTTGCCATGTCAGTTCCAAATTTGGTTGCAGTTTCTCGTGGCATGCTAAAGAAATTCTCTTGCCATTCAGCATGTAACCAACGAACAGTTAATTGATGACCAATGGAAAGAATTTTGTCAATTCCTTTTGGTGCATGTTTTGTACTTCTTGGGATCCAAGTTCCGTATAAGAAATCCGTGCCTGGGGCAAGCATTCTTTTATGACCAACTTTATATCCGTCAGAATAATAAGGAGCAGGTGCTCTAAAAGTCTTTTGTAATTTAGATAACATAATTTATATTTGTTTTAAATTAATAGTTAAAATTAACCAAAATAAAGATACTAAGCAAATATTTTGGTGCGAAGTTATTAACAATTATAAAAGTTCTTGTTTAACTATTGTAATTGCTTGGCCTAAAAGATTAAGACCTTTCCAACACATTGGATACTCAACATTAGGATCGTCTTCAGCCATTCCTATACCCCAGATATTATCAAGTGGTGATGCCTCAACCATGATTCTTTTACCTGTAAGCATTAATGCAGCTTTAAGATCAGGATTTTGTTTAAACTTAAAATAGTTTCCTTTGATTACAATGCTTAGGCAAACTTTATCCCAAACACTTTTGTCAAAGTTTTTAATCATACGGCCATATTTCTTTTGCTCTCTTGGATTAGATTCTTCCATGATAAGTTTAGCAATTTCCGTATCACCAAATGTTAAGGCTTTTTGGTGCATCATGTATTGTTCACATGAATTGTAAGTGATACCGTCAATAGTCATATTTGCTTTATGCCATTGAGAGTAAATACCACTCCAGAAGAATACGTATTTATTTGTGGTTTTCATTATTGTGGTAAGATTACGATTGTTACTTTACAATCAATTAATTCTGTTTGAATAATTTTTTTGATTCTTTCCCAATCGCCACCAGCAAGACCAGCGCCAATTTTAGGAAGACCTATATGAAGTCCTTTAAACTCAACATTTAGTTTTCTCATTACGATTGTGATTGCTTCATAATCCACGGGTTTGGAAACGCCGTCTATATGATTCTTGCCATAACGATATTGTGTATAGGCATTCACAACAGTTAATTCAGGATCATTGTTAATGTTAGAATCCAATTTGCGATTCCATAGACCACCTTTAGATATTACAAAGGTTTCATAGTCAATGCAACCTAATTTGTTTATGCTTGGACCTTTAAGTTCTAAGTTAAATTTATCACAGCCAAAAGCTTGAGCCATATGTGGAGCAATACCAGCTGCCATAGTTGAATGACAATTACAGCCATGAACAATTACATTAAAAGCACCTTCTTTAGCTAAGGCTATAAGATCACCGGTAACTTCAGAATATCTTGCTTTTAGTTTTGCTTCTTCTAATACATTAGTGATTGGCGATTCTTGGCATGGATCTATTTTACATTCACCATTACAAGGACCGTGTTCACAATACCAACAGTGGAGTCCAATACCTATAGCCATTAGAATACGTTATAAACGTTAAGTTTATGTAATTCATTATCGTTTTGGATTGAAAACTCTGAATCATTTTCAGGACGGATTGAATTAGTTGTGTAAATTGCATCAAACAATTTGTTTAGTTCCTTTAGACCGCTTGAAAAGATACCGTGTGTGATTACTAATGTTATAGTATCATTAAATATTTCTTGTGGTCGGATTTCACGAATTGCTTTTGCTAATTCAATAAAGGTTCTACCGCCATCACAAATATCATCAACAATAACAAAGTTTTGTGGACCTGCTCCGTAATTACTTTGTGGTATTTCAGTATGAGTAATCTTACCGGTTTTAACATCACGGTGCTTATTTGCCACAATAATTTTATCAATACTGAATGTTTCAGCCACATGATAAATTTTCTTTAATGCACCAGCATCAGGAGAAACAAGATGTAAGGTTTCTCGAGCGCCGTTTTTATTATCAATCTTGGTTAAAGCAAACTTAACTAACCCTGTGTTATCAGTTTTCTTGAAGTTATTTAAACATGCTTCAAGAACATCGGAATGAGGATCCAATACATGCACCTCTGAAAAATTCTGAGAGTTAATGATTGGGCAAATAACAGTCTTAAGGTAATTTGTAGAACCTATTAAGAATTTTCTATCAGATCTTGCACCTAAGAAATACGGAACATACAGACTAACAGATTTTGCACCAAGTTCAAGTAATGCTTGGTTTGCACAAATGATTAATTCCAAATCACGAAATGAGTTTAATCTTGATTTGATTTGAACTGATTTGATTTTGTTATTAAAAGAATACCCACTTGGCTCAATCGTAATAGATTGTTGACCGTCAGGAAAGCTTGAGATTTTAAATCCAATTTCGGATTTTGTAGAATCTGCTAAATTAAGTATGTTCATATTATTTTTATTTAGATAGTTAAAATTAACCAATTGTTTTCACAATGGCAAACTTTAATCTAATAAGTTATTAACAACTATTATTCAGCTATTACATAATTCCATTTTTGCATTAGCTCTTCAACTCTTGAGTCAAGCTGTTTACGTAAGATTGCTAATTCATTAACCATTGGAAGCGGTCCTTGCCAAACTCGTTCTCTTTGTAAATCACCTTCTCTGTCTATAAAATAGATATACATTCTCGGTCCAATTTTTGCAATGTCAAATTTCTTTGGACTTAATGCTGGATATTTTTCAGCAATAAATTTCTTAAGGTCTTTTGCCGTGTTCATTATCTTCAATTTTGATTACGTCTTCACCATCTTTATATTTAGCACGAACTTCGGCTAAAAAGAATTTACCTTGAGATTCCGCGGCGCAAAATTCTCTATATGTTTCAGGCATGAACTTGCAGTATTTGTATTTCTTGTCATTATTAAACGTAACTGTAAACTCATATTTTAAAGCATCATATGTAGTTTCTTTTAATAAAGATGATGTCCACTGTTTAGTTTCAGGAACGTATTCACGAGCATAGTCTCTCATGATTTGGTCTAATGAAACATGTTCATCAGAGCTAATTGGTAATTCGCTTTTCATAATTAAGAATTTAAAATGATTTGAGTTTCAAATACTGCTGCAAGCATTGTAATGCAAGGATCAATCACGTGTACTCGTTGTGCTTGATAGTGAGCAATCTTAATTAAGATTTGCGGTACCTTTGCAAATTTGGTAGGATGATTATCTCTTATGTAATCTGGAAGCTCTTGACCTAATGCATGAAGAACATCATCAACTTTACTACTATAATTTGTCATTAAGAATTTGTAATTCTCTTGAGAATTTGGAGCACCAAGCACAAGATCAAATACATCACGATATGAATAGTTTAATTTACGAACATCTTCAGGCTGGATTTCTTTTACACCTTGAACATGGAAAGTTTGAATTTTATTTACAATAGAACGCATGTCAGGAAAATTCCTTTTCACAAATTCAATTACTGCTTCTTTACTAATAGTAATTCCACAAGCTGTAAAGATTTGGTATGATCTTTTAATAAACTCAACCATTACTTCTTTTTCTTCTTCTTTACTTAAAAAGTCAAAAGGAATACAAGTAAACCTAGATTGAACTGGGTCTGGTACTTTATTAATGTAGTTACAAGTTCCGATGAATCTTGCGTTATTAGCAAATTTCTCAATCGTTGCTCTAAGAGCTTTGTAAAATTGATCACTTGCTCCGTCCATCTCGTCAAGAATAACCACTTTAAATTTTTCAGCGCCATCAAGAAGACTAATGGTAGAACACCATGTAGATATCTTATCACGGATTACATCAACTGAACTTTCGTCAGATACGTTAATGTAAAGTGTTGGATAGTTTTTTGCTAACACTTTTGCTAAAGAGGTTTTACCTAAACCGGCTGAACCATAGAACAAGTAGTTCTGATGTAATTCGCCGTTACCTAATGATTGTCTGATTCTTTTTGGTAGAATCATTTGGTCCAAATTCTGTGGACGATATTTTTCTGTAAATAGTTTGCTCATGTAATTTATATACTTAATGGTATACCTTAGTTTTTAATTTCTTAATATTGTTTTCTTAATAATTCAATTACATCCCAAGCATCTTCAACTGCATTGTGTGTAACTATTTCTGGTAATCCTGCTCTGCTTTTACATTCCGATAAGTTAGGCAAAGAATTGTCTTTAGCCCAATCAACAAAAAGAACCGCAGGATCTATTACTCGTTGTTGGATACGAATAAGTTTTTTCCAATTAGGAAGTCTTTCAAGGAATAGCTTATCAAATGTTCCGAAGTTTTTACCAGCCACTGTTACAATGACGGGTTTAGTTCTTAAGTTAACTACAGGAACCAAATGTCCTTCAATCCATTTAACTTGTTGACCTATGTTAATCTCTGTTGTTTTTTCACTGCTGATACCATTTATGTATAAGAATTGATAAATTGCTTCAGCAACTTCCTCCTCCTTCATAAATTGCATGCCAGTGAAATGAACCATATCATTTTTCTCATCTTGGTCTACAGCAGTCTGATAGCTGTTAATCGTTTCAATTAAATCAGCGTTCATATTAATTGCGTACGGAGATCCAGAGATTCTATCTCTTAAGATTGCTATGTGTAATTTTGGAATTTCATCAAATGGCAGTTTCTTTGATGTATCTTCTAAGATAATACCTACTGATAAGACTTGGTCATTTTCAGGGTCAATACCGGTCGTCTCGATATCTATACTTAAATATTTCATATATGTGTAGTTTTAAATTATATGCAAATATAAACAAAAAGTTCCGTAGTATTGCTACTACAGAACCAAATGTTTTTAACAAATTTATGTGTTAGAATCCGCCAGCTCCGCCATCTTGGCCTGCTTGAATTTCTTGTTGTTTCTTCATATATTCAAGATCCTCAATTTCTTGTTTCTTGTTAAGACGGTTATTTTCAGCAATATCAGAAGGATCCAATTTAAGATATTTCTCAACAACAAATTGTGCATTGAAGTAAGGTACATCAACATCCATTCCCGAAGCATCTTTACGTTTAACCATGATACCCATCATTGAAGTTACAAATTCAATACGTTTGGACATGATCTCCATTGTTTTCATTTCCTCAAAGACATTGTCCGCGTTAAATTTTAAAGCAAGGGTAGATTTGAATAATTCGTCTTCAGCAAGTTCTGGGTAAAGAAGACCCATTTGAATAAACAAAGGTTTAAGTAAAACTTCTTGAAAGATTGAACGTAAACGATTAATGAATTTTGCAAAACGGATTTCATCACGGTTAGTACTGTCTGCAGAGAAATTAACTGTTCCTCCACCTTCACCTTGGTCAAAACGTGAGAATGGTATTTTAGAATCTTCTTGAAGTTTAATCTTAAAATATTTAACGATATCGTTATTACTAAGATCATAACCTTCACCACCAATAACTGAGATATCAGGTTGCTCACCATTTTTAGATGGGAACAAGTAGTTTTTGTAAAACTGCATTGACGGTTGTCCGTTTACTGCAAGTTCTCCAGATTCATAGTTAAGAGAAATATCTTCTTTGTAGATTGACATCATCTCTGCTAGAGATTCTTTTGCTTTTTGCGGAGATTTTGTGCCAATAGGAACTACCATCTTCATACGGAACGATGAGTTCATAATGTTCCAAATAATTCTAGAGTTCTCCATGATACGTAAAAGGTTAAAAGAACGTACCAATCTTTCTACATAAGATACACGAGAAGTAAAGTTACCTTTAGCATACGATATGTAAATAATCTGTGAGTCAAGAAGAACCCTTTTCATTGAAGGAATATCTTCGTACTGAACCCAAATCTTTTTATAGTTCCCGTCTCCGGATTTTTCAACACCAGGACGTAATGATGTAGGGTCTAATTCTTTAAAACCTACAATGTTTTTACCGTCTGGGTCAAAGATAATCTCAAAGGCAAGGAAACCGTCAATTAAAAATTGTCTAAAGTAACCCCAACCATCATGCCCTTCATTAAAATGGAAGTGAGAGTAAATCTTTTTAAACTCTGTATTAATTTCACCGCAGATTTCATCAACTGTATCTGGTGAAAGAATTTCTTTAACTTTTGAAACATCAGGTTTTACAAAATAATTACCTTCATCATAAACGATTGCTTCATCAGATAATGTATCAAGAATAAACTCAATCTCACCGTTCATTGCAAATTTACGAAGATATTCTCTACGAGATTTGTAATCTTTGTCAAAGAAAGCAATAAACTTTTTTGAACCTACATCGGATAATGCAAGTGAGTATAAGAATTCTTCAGGAAGATAACCTTGATTTCCAAATTCTGCTTCAGTTACACCGACTGCTCTAGACTGTCGGATAACCATGTCTTCATACCTCATTCCAAGGTTTGCAAGGTTTTTCAGACTCTTAGATAACTGTCCGAAAATTGGATTGACTCCTGTTCTATCGATAAAACCTGCCATATATGTTTAGTTGTTTAGTTTATATATTCTTTAACTTCCACCGGGCTTTTTGAATTTCTTCTGAGCTTGTAAAGCGCGGTTTGCATCTTTATTTCGTCTTTCACTATTTTGTAAAAGTTCAATTCTGTTTTTTAGGTATAGCGCATAAATTCCACCTATTGGTAATCCCATCATTTCTTTAGGTACAAAGTAAGGAATCATTTCAAAATCTTCCACCTCAATTAAAACAGGATTCATTATTCTTTTAATTTCGTAATTTCTAACGGCAAAAGATAAACCTATTTTTGCATTCTTGTCAAAATTAAGTGACATAAAATACCAATTTGTGACTAAGTTATTTATTTGCATCATAGATACTAATCTATCCTCATCACTCATTTCATCTGCCTTCTTGTATGCGTCTCCAAAGATTCGGAAAGCGGTATCTATAAACTTAGCTTTAACACTCTCTGGAAGGAAATTAAGGTTCACTCCTTGAACTATGCGTTTACCTGTAGATTTTGAAACATATTCACCTATGATATAAACCATTGGACGTTTATCGTAAAAATCCAACACGTCAGCACCTTCAGGCATATACTGGTAAGTGTAAACTCGCCCAGGCATAAAGAATTTTAATCCTTTTGCTTTAAAACGTTCTGTTTGCTCAATAATCCAATAATTTTGAAACGGATTCTCGATATACTTGTCATTAAAGTATTCGTAAGTAGTTTTTCTTAATTCTGCTTTATTTGGATTCCTGTCATACCTATCAAAAAAATCTGTCATCGCGTTACTTTAAATAGGAAATCTTCTGTTACAATAATAAATTTATAACCTATAGATTCAGCATGTGCTTTAGCAGCTGAAAATTTTGCAGTATTAATGATAAATGTTTTAGCTGCATAGTTAAAGTTCTTTAACTTTTGCATTGTTTGGATTCCTTCAAACACTGGTTTCTTTAAAGATTCTTCAGGTTTAACTTCTACTAGATAATCGATTTCTTGACCGTCTTTAATACCTCTCATGTAAAAGTCAATGTAATAGTCATGTTCCTTTCCATCTATAGGACTTATGTACTTGATAGGAAATGGCTCTGATGACCACTTCAAGACATTTGTTGAATCATCACAATACCTACAAAACTTATATTCCCAGGACGAGCGATAGATGATCTTTGTGGGATCACCTATATACTTGTCTGGGTTATTAAGAGTGTAATAGCCTTGGCGGAATTTGCTTTTGGCCGTAGGCTTGTTTGATTTTATATCAGATGCCATAGAAATTTTCGTTGTTGATAGAAACTTGGTCAAGCGAACTTAATGGGTGAATCTTTCTCCAACCTTTTGCGAAACCGTTCTTTAACATTTGCGTGTAATAAGCAAAAGGATATTTCGATTTCTCTGGATTATAACTTTTCCAGTAACGGATTACATCCATCATTGCAAAAGCAATACAATCTTTTCTGTCTTCTTCATCTTTATATCGAAATTTTTTCGACATTTCTTTTGCCATCCTTTGGAATATTTCGATAGCTCTTGGAGTTAATTCTCCTTTTTCTAATGATAACAGAACTTCTTTTTTAAGTTCTTCGGGTTCTACGTAATTTGCCATTTATTATTTGTTGATTATAACAGATGCACCGTCATTGGTTTCGTCTTCGAGTGCTTTTACGTAAGAGGATAATTCAGCAATACATTTATCAAGTGATTCATGTGAAAGAGATGAATTATCTTTCACAAATAATTGTAATTCTTCAAGTGATGAAACGATTTCATTTATACGTTCGGTTAATCTATCGATAACAGCTCCAACCTTATCAGGAGTATTTTCTCCGGTTTTAGGGTTTGAGTTTACATCCATTTCAGAATTATATACACCAGTTTCAAAAAGTTCTGTAGGTTCTACCAAGTTCTTCTTGATTTTAAGACGAGTGTCACCATGTATTACTTCAACTTCTTCATCATCACCTTTACTTGTAAAGTCAAGAGCCTTAATCATAATCTCTGTGTCAGGAGCTAATCCTGAGTTAACAGCGTCTTGACGAATTTTGCCCTTTACATACTCTTTGGCCTCTCGAACTCCAACCGATCCGCCGTCTTGCTGAGTAATCAGCTCGAGGTCATTTCCCGGTTTAGCTTGAGAGGCCTTTTTAGTTACTTCTATTTCAGTAGGATTTACAATTTTTGTAGATCCGTCTTCAAATTCTATAGTAAGAGTGCGATCAGCTTGGTTAGTACCCGTTACTCTTGCTTTTTTTTTAAATGTTCAACTTCATCGTTTACATTTGCACCAACACCTTCAGAGATTGTTGTAAAATCTCTTAGTTCTTGTTGCACATTAGCATATGATTCTTTAAGTGTAGAGATTTCATCGTTAATTGCTTCATAAATGTTTGTCATTTCTTCAGACTCACGAACAGCAGGATTTGCTATTGCATCAATCTTGGCTTTACGTTCTTCAAGATAGTTAATTGCCTCAAGGATTTCTGCTTTCTTAGCCTCAAGTTCTTTAATTTGTTTTTCGTCTACGTTAAGTAAGTCAGCGAAAGTGTTTCCTAAGTCATAGTTCATAAACTCTAATACTTCATTACGAGATTGTGTTCCGTTACAGTCAGCAACGAAAACATTCTCTGACATTAAAGTATTAATTTTGTTCATATGTATTTTGTCACCAGTGCGGAAGATATCTACACGACGGTGAGGATTTGAGTTTGAGAAGATTGATTTTACAAAATCAAGTTCGAAGATAGAATCCCAGTTTTCAACAATTTTATAAACAGAAGCTAAAACTTCTCTTTCTTCAATTCTGAAGATTCCAGAGTTTAAGTAAATTTTTTCAAAATCAGAATTAGTAACTGCTTTACCGTTTACTTTTACAGATGGTGCACCGTTTTCTTCAATAATTTCTACTTTCTTATCACGAGAAAATATTTTAACTCCGCTTTCAGATACTTCAACATTTGATTGAATAAGATAGTTTGCTAACCATTCAAAGTTTTCAGGAAGTAATCCTTTATCAGTATCAGAAATAACATTTACAGATTCACCTTCTTTAACAAAGATTTTTCCAAATACTGCAAAATATTCTTTACCTTCATTAACATATACTGGAGAGTAAACATTTTTGAAGTATGCATCGCTGCTGTTTGCTTTAATTTGGAAACCGTTAGCAGATTCAGCAACTATATTGTATAATTGTTTGATTCCTGGGTCAAAAGACAACTTGTTAAGAGCTTCCATCAGTTTAGCTCTATTAGTAGCAGTTCTTTGATTAAGGTAAGCATCGATTGGTTTTTCTAAACCAGCCATAAGATATCCAGAACTTGTAGCTTTTGCTTCAGCAACTGCTTTGTAAATTTTAATATCTTCTGCGTATTTAGAGGTATTTTCTTTAAGAATGTTTAATTGCTCCTTAACAACTGGAGACCATTCAAATTGTGATAGTGCTTCAACAGCCATATCAGCCGCAATCCATTCAGGAACTTCCTGAAGACGGCGTAAGTTTTCTATAATGTAACGAACAGAAACGTGTTTAGACAAATCGTCTTCCATTACTGCCGTGATTGCATTACGAACCCCAAGGTTATTCATTCCTGTTAAACGGTTCTCAACATTGATGAACTCCTGCACAACCGGTTCATCCACAGATGCAATAGCTTCTATTAATGAATTAGCAATAGTTTCTTCAATAAAACTTCTTTGGCTATACGGAGAAGTTGCTGAAATGCTTCCGCTAAACTTGTTAATTGCTTCTGAACATGCTTCACGAACTTCTGATATTTGTGTAGCGCCAAGAAGAGCTTCTACTCTTTTCTTAAGATTTGACATTTTCTATTGATATTTTTAATCTATACTATATATTCGCCATCATTAATACATTTTTATCATTGTATTTCAAAGATGGCAGTTTGCGGATCAAGTGTATAGTCCCCGTCATTAACGAGAAGTGTACAGTTTTGATCCAGCACAATCCAATTATTTATCGCGTCATGCGATAGGATTTTTGTACCATTTGCTGTACCTGGTCCTTGTATAAAACTATCAAAGTTTACACCAAGAGAAACAAGTTCAGCAACGGTTGGATTTAAGTTTGTTACTTTAGTTGGGTTAGGACCTAAAGGGTCGGTATCACCTGTAAATGTTGCAGCAGTTAAACAAATTTGAGATTGGACAGGATTCACCTGATTTTCAATTTTTAGTTCAATGTAATTAACAGGGGTTGGAATAAATCCAGAGCCGGGACTATGAATTGTAAATCCTATTACACGCCCACAACTTACATTTGCAGAAATTTGTGGCGCAATAAAAGGTGGTGCCCCTGGCGGTGGTTGAATAAGTGGAGAAACATTAATCATTGCTTGATTTGAATAGCCATAACCTCCATCAAAAATGATTATTCTTTCAACTTCACCATTTGCATTTATGATAGCGCGAGTTTTAGCGCCTTTACCACTGCTATCAGATACATAGGATCTAATAGGATCTTGTTTAACTAGAGTTTGCGTATTACTAAAAAATGGAATACTCCAATCAAAAGCACCATCATTTTCTGATGAATCTGCAATCATTGTCCAATCATCTTGTCCTGTAAATCTATAATAGATATTAACTCTTAAAATTGCTCCTGAATTTGTCCAACGAATAGGAAGAGAACTACCTGATAAGTATGTGCCATTTGCAGTAGGACTTGTGTATTCAAAAATAACTTGAGTTTCTTCATTTATGATTCCTATATCCATTCCTGGTCCACCTGCTGATGTAATACGATTCCAATTGTTTCTTTCAGTAGTTGGGTCAATTACTGGCATGTAAGTTTCAACTGCAAGCTGAAACTTGAGTTCAATTTTACTTTCAGTTTGATATGTAAATTCAAAAGTTTTTTCTAATCCGTAATCTTCGGGAAACCCTACTTGGCACGGAACTCTAAAACCTTTATAACTTACAGAATAAACTTGAGTCTTATAAAAGGTTTCAATGATTGACTGTTGAATCTTAAACGCATCAAGATTGGTATCAGCTTCTATAACAACATCAAATTGCATTGCTAATGGAATTGAGTTTAAGAAAGCATTATATGTTTGTAATTGTCCGTCTATTTCTTTTGCATAACTACCACGAACAAAACGGTGGGTCATTGCTGATGTATTAATTGTATTTGATGTTAAAGTAACAATACCTCTTGGTATTACATCATAGTTACCATCCGCATGTTTAGGGTGCACACAATCACTCCATTCTAAAAAGAAATCTTGTAAGAATCGCTCATCACCAGTCATGCTGTAAAAGAACGGAACGGTAACTCGGTCAAATGTGTTATCACCTAATACATTATCATATTGTACAACAGTGTTTAGGAGATTAACAAGACCAACTATTACAGCTCTTGAGTGTACGTTATCTGTATTATACTTGTGAAGAAATTGTCCCATACTTTATATATCATCCAATTTTTTCAACCAATAAGTGGGAAAAACCATTGTTCTTTTGAATTTCTAAGCGATAATCAAAAATCTCGGTTGGTAATTGACTATGATTAATAACAAATATGTTTAAGTTTAATTCCCTACAAGTTTTATGAAGTACTTTTAAGATATGATAAATTCCATCAGAATCAATAGATGAAAAGATTTCATCAAGAAAAGTAAGGTTAAGCCCAGCAAAACGAATCTTCATTAAACGGATTAACGCAATTAGTGTAGCAAAATCAATTTTCTTTCTTTCACCTGTACTTAGCTGTTCTGGAGAAATCTTAAATCCTAAATGTTGTATGTCAACATCAAATTCTTCATTAAAGGTTACACGATAATCCATGTTAAGATCAGCCATTACTTTTCGAATTTCAGCATTTAATAATGGAACAATTCTTTTTAGAGCAGATAGTTTTACGCCCCTGTCTCCAAAGATATCTTCAACGATTTTAAAGAAGTTACCTTTCTTTTCTTCTTCACTCTTTTTAACTAAAGCAGATTGTTTCTTTTCACCAGTATCTTTAATAAGTTTTTCTAAAGATTGTGTTTGCGCATCATCAACATTACCATTACTTAATTTTGCTAATTCATTACGTAATGTAGAAATCTGAACTTCAGCGGCTGTCTTTTTGCCATTCACTTCAGAATACATTGTACGAATTTTAGTTTTCTTTTCAGTTAATTCATCTTGCTTGGTTTTAATCTCTGCCATCAGTTGTTTAGTAGCATCATTCTTTTCAAGAAAATCCTGTAACATACTTTTGTGATGATCATCGGTTAAATCAGTTTCACAAGTAGGACATTTACCGCTTTCAAATAAATGGATCTTTTGTGTACAAATTCTTTCATCAGTACGGTGTTCGTCCATTTTACTTGATAGAGTATTTAAAACATTCTGTACTTCTTTTTCTTTTGTGGAGATTTCTAATAATCTATCCGCTGCTTTTTTAATGAACTCTTGGAATTGTAAAATTTTGGTTTGAAGTTCCGAACGCCTTTCTTCACCTACTGTAATAAGTTTTTCATTTAAACTAGTAAGTTCCGCGTTGGTATCTTGTATACTTCTTTCCAGTACGGCGATTTCCGTGGAAACGTTATCAAGATAGTCTTTAAGCATCTTCAATTTCATTTTAACTTTCCAACGGATACGCCCGATGATTTCCAATCCAAATAGACGGTCAATGATTTGACGTTTATCGTTTACACCCATACTGATGAAACTCTTAAAGTCATTAATTGACAATGAAATCATATTATTAAAAACATAAAAGGGGATTCCTAAGATTTCTTCCTCTATGTATTCTTGTACATTTTTCTTTCCAGCTTGGTCATATTCAACTCCATTAATTGAGAGTTTAAAAATTCCAGGTTTAAGTCCACGTTCAATCGTAGCAATAGTTCCAGGTGTTTTCTCAATTACAATCTTAACTTTCATATTTCCGTTAAACCGATTGGGAAGATCACCCATCTTTTTATTATCAACTCTACCGTATAATCCAAATTTGATTACATCAGATATTGTTGACTTTCCTGCCCCGTTACTTCCAACTATAAGATAGAAGTTTCCTTGGTTTTCATCAAACACAATTTCTTGTGGTTTATTTCCGTAACTTCCAAAATTACTCCAGGTTATACTTTTAATCTTCATATGAACGCTTTTCTTCAAGTTCTTTAAGAGTCTCTTGATAAAGTCTCGAACTTACATTTTTTAATGATTGTTTGATATTTTCTGAATACGGTAAAGATTCAATATGTTTATCTATAAGTCTAGATAAGTTAATCTCTTCATATGCGTCAATGATCTCTCCGTCCTCTGTGGTAACATCATCATCACCTGAGGTTATGATAGGGTTAATTTTACGGTACCCTGTGAACTTGTCAGCAAATATACCAAAAGGAAACTTTAAGGACCACTGAGGTGTTACCATTACATCTACATAATTGTTCTCAAATAGTTTTTGAAGTTTTCCGATAGGCTGCTCTAAAACCCAATCCAATTTAAACTTAACAAATTTTGGTGAATGATTATTTTGGAAACTAACTTCTTCATCAGATTCCAAATCAAGTCTCCAAATAGATTTGGTATTTCCACTATCAGAACGAGTTAATTCATAAGGGCACCCAAGCATTCTTACGTTTTTGTATTTCTGTGCATAATGTATATGTCCAGAATAAACTCGATGAAAGTGCGCAAAGCGGTCAGGATCACTACCTTCTTCAATTTTTACAAATTTATTGAAAGACATTCCTTTAATGTCAGTGTGACAAAACATAATCTCTGCATGATATGCAGGATCTGTTACAATTTCAGCAAATTCTTCAGGGCTATCAACCCACGGCATGAATAGTGCTTTACGAGGTCCAAGTTGAACTACTGTAGGTTTTTCATAAATATGAATATCTGACATGTGCTTGAATACTTTTAACGAATTAATTTCATTAGAGTACTTCATGAATATGTCATGATTACCGATGATCATATAAACGGGCATGATTTTTGTAATCTCCTCAAAGATTGCCATACCTTTGTTTAAAACATACAGATTAATTGACTGTCTTGAGTCGAATACGTCGCCGCAATGTATAAGAACATCTCCGGGTTGGTATTCTCGTTTTAGAGTAGGGATAAAATGATTCATGAAGTAATCTTCAATCGTATCCATCCACTCTCGAGAATTTGTTCTAACTCCTAAGTGTGTATCGGATATTAGCCAGATTCTTTTTGCGTCGATTTTTAGCATACTAAAATAATCTCTTAATGTTTTTCTTTTTAAAGATATTGTATTTTACATCCAATTCTTTAAGTAACGCTTCTTTGTATACCGGAGCAAGTTCTTCATATAGTAAATCATATGATATGCTCATAAATTCTGCAATGGCAACGAATTTTTCTACAGGCGGTATCCCTTTAGAATTTCTTAAGTTGTCATCAAAGTAATAATAGATTTTGGCAACATCTCCTCGAACAACTTTTTTGTTCTTTGAGTATTCTTCATAAAAGTCAGATGTTTGGAATATCTCGTACAAGTCTTCTTGTAAACGATTATCTGTGTATTCTTCAAATGTATCACGGGGGATGTATTTGTCATGAACCTTAATTGCCCCAAAGGTTTCATACTCTATGTCGCCCGTGTTATAACGATTGTTAAAAATTTTATCTTCTTTCATTATTCAGATGTCATTTGGGAGTCAGGATCTTGAGTAATTCTCATAAGATCATAACTAATTAAAAATTTCTGACGAGCATTTTTGTACCCATCATTACGATTTGCAATTAACTTAAGAATGTATTCTCGATTGGCATGCATGATTTCATCTTGTATGATACCAAACATTGCATCAACCGTATGTCCTAATGCTGCAGATTCTGAAATGTTATTTGCACTTAAGTCAGTACTTCCAAAGCCTGAACGGTTAATTTGAGTTGCTGTAACGATTGCCCAGTTATTCCTCATTGCCATAGCTCGAAGATCTTCAGCAATTTGCTTAATCTTCATGTATGTATTCTCTGAGTTAGGATTTCTCCAGTTCTTCAAGATATTAATATAGTCAAGTACAATTACTTTAAACTTAATACCTTTAATTTCCTCCATCTTGATTAAGTATCTTTCTATGTCAGGTACACCTGCAGATGAAGTAGGAAATTCTTTTACATAAAGTTTACCTGGAACCTGCAGACTTTCATAACCCATGTTAGCAATCTTTTGCTTCATTAAGGTTTTATCTTCAGCAAGATTATCATATTCCTTCATGTTAATTCCTAACAAGTTGGCACCAAGACGTTTAATAAGTTTACGGTCACGCATCTCTAAAGATAGAACCGCTGTGTTATACCCAAGTTTAACTGAGTTTGCCGCAACGTTTGCTAACCAGATTGACTTACCAATCTTCATTTCACCAATAAAACAAAATAGTGCTTTAGAATACCATCCGCCACCAAGAACAAGATCCATCATAGGTATTCCTGAGCTAAAAGTATCTGTGGCAGGCTGTAAGTGAGATTCAGGATTAAAGAAGTCCAAACCTTCATCAAAATTAAACTGAATGTTATTTCTTTCAGTAATAATGTTTTTGGCATTTTGAACTACATCTTTAACATTCTCTGTTGTAACTTTTGTAGTCTTAAGATAATTTAATAGGTCGTATACGGAAAGGTCAAGATTCTTATATTCAATCCAAGATTCAGCAGTTTCTTTTAGCCATTCTTCCTCGTATTCTTTAAGATTAACTTCATAAAGATAATCTATCTTTTTGCTGTCAAGTTCATCAGACAGACCTTTCATTTTGATTAATTCATTAATCTGTTGGCGGGTCGGTACATCTGTATACTTTTCAGAAAATTCTTGTACGATTTCGTATATCTTACGAATGTCTGCAGTATCGAAAAATCTTGACTTAACGATATCCAGAAGCTCTCTTCTCTCTATGAGATAATGAAAGAATATTTTTTCTAAGTGTGTTGCTACCATATTAAGTTATATACTCGACTGTATAAATAGTTTACATCCACGGGTTTCTAATTAGCCTGTAATAGCCTTTAGACCTTTCTGTTCGAGTTTTTTGTAAAAGTAATTCATCAGGTGGTAAAGTATCATCTGCAATAGAATCCAAGAAATCTCTAAATTCCTTAAGTGTTCCAATACAAGATTTCATTTGCCCCCAAATGTTTTCAGCTACAAACTCGCGGTCAAGCCAAGTGCCATCTTCGTCCCCCTCTTCTAATGCACGTATCATTACATACACACGATCCGTATGAGAAGGAAACCCTGGAACTTCATTGTAGATTTCCAGGGCATACTTAACTTCTAGTTTGTTTTGATTAATCCTCATCACTGTTGTCATCAATAATGTCGTCCATTTCAAGTTCTTCCAATTCTGACAAGTCAGCAATATTTGGAAGCATGAACATTTTCTTGATTACCTTTTCATCAAGTTCTCTAAGTACTTCTTCAGTAATTACTTTTGAAGTAAATAGTTCTGAAGGTTTTAATTCCGCACCTAAGTGGCGAACTACAATAGTTCTTGCAGTTTCTTTTGGTTCAAGATAAAGAACTCGAGTATTTCCGTTTTCATCAGTGTGCTCAAAACGAGTAGGTCCGATAATTGCCTCAGCAGGTTTACCAGCCACGTGTTTATCAAAACCTTTTTGGTCCATAAGTTTTCCTTTTTGGATTCCGCAGTTTTCCCAGTTAATAAAAGATTCTAATCCAACGTATGGATTCATACCTTTATAAAAACTGATGTGGAACTTAACAGGAATAGGACGAGCAAAACGATTCTTTGCAGCTTTTGATGTTACAATGATACCTGTCTTTTGTACACCTGCGGCAGCAGCCTCATCACCGCCTTCTTTAAGACCAGCTTTAGAAAGTTGTAAAATTACTGAAGCATTATAGATTGCTCCGCCTCCACCAGAAATAGTTTGTCCTGGTATGAATGAACCGATACTTGCGTATGTGTGATTAGTAAAGATAAACGGAATTTTCATTTCAGCAAGATCCGTTGTAATTACACGGAATAAAGAACGAAGTTCTTGTTGCTTTGTCATATCCTTTTTTTCACTTCCGCTCATTGCGTCGGTTCTTTCTTTGTTGGTAGCAAGGTTACCTAAAGAGTCAAGTACAAGCATGATCTTAGGAAGTTCAGTTCCTTTATCTTTTGCTTTTTTCAATGTATCACATAAGTTAGCAACAAAGTGACGTACCTCTTGTGGAGTACTTACTGGTTGATAACGGAATTTCTCAGGATCTACTCCAAAGTTACGAATGATATCTTCATCAACCGCAGCCTCAGAATCCATGTATATAATGTTGTAGCCCATTTTCTGAGCCTCACGACAAGCATTAAGTGTTAAGAAGGTTTTCCCAGTACCAGATTCACCTGCCACACAGATAGATCTTGAATTAGGATAACCGCCAAACAGACTGCCACTAAGCTGAGCATTAAGTAAGTAATTTCCAGTCCCAATCCATTCATCAATTTTTGAGAATGTGTTAATTGTGATAATAGAACCTTTATCATTTACTTTAGTAAGCGCCGTGTCCAGATCTGTAAAAGAGAGTTGTTTAGCCATTTTTAGAATTTTATTTTTAGAATAGTTGTGTTCTTACAATTAGCTCCGTAGAAATTGGAGGTAAACCTATTGCACTAATGAAACGATTAAGTGGGTCAATGATGTTCTTTGCAAATTGTGTATCATAATCTACAGGTGGCGCAAATTCAATAGGATGGTTTCCAGGTAAATAAGCAAATACATTTTCACCAACACCGTGGTCGGTCTTTGCATAATAGTATCTAACTTTGTCACCAGATTTGATTAATTGATATTTGTTTTTCCACTTACTGTTATTTAACATGTAATTATGAAAACCTGCAGCCCTGACGTGCATAGGACAATGATTATTCAGAATAAGTTTCTTACGGTCGTCAGCAACTCCTTTTTCGTAATCCGTAATACCCGAAGACATAGAAATGTTTTCAATATTATCTAAGATAAATCCATCTTTTTCTTTTTTCAGCAAGTCAGCAAGTGCTCGCATATTAAGTTTGGTTTTTTCTTTAAAGATAATCTTTAAAAGCTCTTTCAGTTTGTTACGAGCAAATAGTGGAGTAGACGATTGCACGATCTCAACACCTACCGCTTTGATTTTTTCTAAAGGTTCATAATTAATACCTTCGCCCTGACCATCTTTCCAAGCAATATCCATACAGTACTTTTTCTTTTTCAAAAGAATAACTGAATATGAAATAGTTTCCATTTCAAGATCTTGTATGTTTTCGGTTCCTGTTTGTGCGGCATAAGTTGCATATGATTTCTCAATGTAACCTTTAATCCTGTGTTTGTAAATTCCTTTTAATAAATCACGGGGGTCACCTGCCCAATCACAACCTTTAACAACTTCTTGAAACGTGATGTAACAAGAGTCAGTATCACCGTAGATTGAAACGTCTTGAGTAACTTTATCCGCTCGAGTAATGCCAAGGATATTATGCAATTCTTTATCACGGTGCCAAAAATCCAAAAAGTATCTGTTGAATATCTTGGTAGCAATTCCGCGGACCTCCTGGCCTTGCAGTGTAATAGCCTCAGCAACTCTAACGTTATACCCTACGAAATACGGTGATGCAGTAGCACCATAAACCGAGTTAATGAAAATCTTGATTGCCTGCTCCTCATTCTTTTTCAAATTCATGAGATTGGTCAGACGATTAATCTCTGCCGTGATCTCCTCCTTTGAAGCATTCGTCGGGTCGATCTTGCAGTATTTCATTAGTCAGCTTTTCCGATAATCATTTTAGTTTCAGTTTCAATAGAATGGAAGATTAATCTATCTTCATTCATATACACCATTGTGTCTTCTTTATCCAAGTAAGCAAATTGAGATTTGTAAACTGAAATAGTCAAGTTAGCAGCAGTATCATCAATGTTTAACAAGTTTAAGTTAAATGATTTCCCTGATGCTTTAACTACTCCATTTTTAACAGAAAGTGTTAAAAGTTTTTGGTCTGGGTCAAGTGACACAAGAGAGTTAATTCTTGCC